TGAGGCTGGCTCGCGCGTGGGGATTAGCCCCCAGGGGTTGGGAGTAGGGGGCTTGAGGGTTGGTCCTTGGGTTCTGGGGGTGGGGGCTTTGGGGCTGGGGGATGGGGGTTGACACCCCTAGGTGGGGGTGGGAGAGTGGAGGGAGTGTAAGTAGGGGCCCTGGAGGAAACCCGATGACCAAGATCCCCACGATCGAAGCGATGAACCGCCGGCACCGACGTAGGCACCTCATTCTTCTTGGGCTGCTTCTCGTCCAGATAGCTGGGTGCATCGCCTACGGCATCTGGTACCTGAGCCAGCTCTAAGAACAACAACCTGGAGGAGAGCCACCATGTGCATGTCGCCCCACGAGATGACCTCGGCCCGGATCGAGGAAATCATCCAGGGTCTCGACGAGGACCTCGCCAACCCCAACTACACCGGACCGAGGTGGGAAGACAACCGCCGCTACTGGGAGGGCCGCCGCGAGCAGTACGCCAAGCTGCTCAAGGAGCGCGCTGAGGCCGGCACCTACGACACCGCCGGAGTCGTCGACCAGCACGCCCGCGCCTACCGGTAACGAAGGAGGGGAGGGGAATGGCAAAGCGCGAGAAGGTCGACTACTCCCAGGTCATCCGGGAGATCGAACACCACCTGCAGCACGGAACCGGACCCCACCCCTACCAGTCCTACTGCGAAGCCGCTGAGGCGCATGAATCCGGCGACGCTTGGCGCGCACTGCGCGACATCGGGGAAGCCATGGACCGAGCCACGAAGGGACAGAGCTAAAAATGGCGGCCAAAGATTCCTACCTGCGGGAACTGCAGGAACACCTCGAAGCGATGCCCCTGCCCGTGGTGCAGCCGGCCCCCGCATCCCTGGAGTCCGCCCCTCGTAGCAGCAGTAAGGAGACCGACATGACCGAGAACCAGGTCCTGCTCCACAGCAACACCGACGAAATCGAAGGCCTGCTCCTCGGTCGCACCGTCACCGTCGTCGGCGACAACACCCTCACCCTCGACGACGGCACCCAGCTCACCCTCGTCGGCAACGAAGGCTGCGGCGGCTGCAACAACGGCCGGTACGACCTGACCGCGCTCAATGGCGTCGACAACGTCATCACCCGCGCCGCATTCTTCGAGGCCCCCAATGACACCAATGGCCTGTACCAGATCTTCGTTTACGCCGCTCACGACATGATCAACCTCGTCACCTTTGAAGGCGGCGACGGCAACGGCTTCTACGGCACTGGCTACCACATCCGCGTCACCCACCCCCAGTAATCACAACTCCCCCAGGAGAAGCCATGACCATTGCCCCTCCGAAGAAGCCACGAACTCCTTCGAGGCTGACCGTCACCGGAATGGTGGCGCTGCTGCTCGTCGTCCTCGCCGCCGTTTCGTTCCTTTTCGGGATCTGGACCAAGGACGACCGCTGGATCCAGACCGGCTCCCTCTTCGTCATCCCCGGCTCTGTCCTCAGCACCATCTGGGGCATCTGCCGTTCCTGACTAGCCCCTTCTACCCCAAACCAAATTCCCCCTGGAGGAAGCCATGATCCGTGCCACTATTCTTGCCGGCCGCGCCCAAAACGGCTACGACTGGCTGAAGGAAATCGGCCCCTACTTCGGCCTCGACCACCGCCGGCTGCACCTGCGCCCCGAACTCATCGACGTCTGGGACGGCGACTGGTGCCCGCTGTCTCACAGCGACACCGAGGGTCCTGTCGATGGCTCCCGGAACAACCACTTCTACGGCATCTGCCAGCGCCTGAAGAACGGCCGCGAAGTCCCCGGCACCGGCAAGGTCCTGTCTATCGAGGACATCGACACCTTCGCCATCAACAACGGCTTCGGCTTTGGCTATGAACCTGGCAACGGCCGGTGGCGCTATTGCGTCTACGACTTCATCACCCGCGCCGGCAGCCAGCGGGACTACGACGCTCTCACCCAGGCGTGGCGGGACCTCATCACCGCCGAGAGACTGAAGGCCACCGTCCTGGCCGACGACGTCACCATCCCGGCCAGCGCCCAGGGCTACTGATGGAAGGCCAGCAGGACGAGCGCCGGCTCGTCGAACTGGACAACCGGCGACGGGTAGCCCTGGGAAAGGTCGCCCGCCCCCAGGACACCAGGTACTTCGCCACCTTGGAGGCCGACGGCGTCATCATCCTCACTCCAGCCGTAGTTGTTCCCCTGGTTCCACTCCCGCCTCCTCGGCAGGAATCATGAACCACGGCACCTGGATCCGGGGGACACACCCGAACTGCCTCCGGTCAGGTGAATGGGCCATCATCGTCGGCGTCTGCATGTTCACGCCAACCCTCCTGGACCCACCGCAGCCGTGCTTCGAGGTCATCTTCCCCGACGGCGTCCAGGACCACTGGGTCATCTACGACAATGACGAGCCCTACGAGTTCAGCATGGACCGGCCAGAGGTCGCAGCGTGAAACAGGTCCACATCATCATGGGCGAGGCGACCGTGGATGTTTTCCACATCGCCGGCTGCAAGGAATGCGAACCGATCCTGCCGATCCCGTTCAACAACGCCGTCGACCGGAACGTGTGGGCGGCGCTGCACATTGCCGCCACCGGCCACACCGTCACCGTCGTCACCGAAATCCGCATCAATACGAAGGAGGGCAGCCCCGATGCCATCACGCAAAAAGACCCGGGAACCTGATGTCTGCCCCTGCGGCCAGACGACAACCGACGAGAACTGGCGCATCCACCACGACCACTGGATCGAGTCCGTCGCCCGCCAGTACGTAGCCGAGGGTCGACCCATGAGTACGGTCGGCACAGCATTCCGCCCGGCAATGCAACGACTCCGCGCGCAGGGCATCGGGGTTACGCACGCCACCAAGGGGGGGACCGTACTCACACCTGACGTGGTGGCAGCGCTCGCCGACGAGGCAGAAGCAGGGTACGACATCAACAAACTGGTCCCTCGCCCCCAGGGGGAGCAGCACACCCTGGAGCAGCGCACCACTGCCGAACTGCTCGGCCGCATCGAACAGCTCCGCAAGCTGCTCGACGTCGAACCCAAGGCGGGGGAATTGTTCAGCACCATCAATGAACGGCTCTTCCGGATCACTCAGGAACTGGCAAAAGTCCACGCCGAGTTGACTCGTCGGGCTGGAGTTCTCCTCCAGCTCCTGGAGGTGGACCTGTCATGACCTGGGACCTTGTCTTCGTAGCCATTCGGATCACAGCCACCGTGTGGGCCTGGTCTGGGTTCTTCATCTGGATCTTCAGGATGTGGGGCCGCTACCCGCGCCTTCTCCAGATCTCAAGGACGATCTGGGCCGAGCTTCGACCGTTCTACCTGCCCATGGTGTGCTGCCTCATCGCCAAGCACGTCATGGAGGGAGTGATGCTCGACTACTCCCTCTCCCACGCCTTCCAGTTGCTGAACTGGTTCGCGTTCAAGGACATCGACAACGACGACCGGTGGAAGCGTCGGAAGAAGAAGCTCACCGAGAAGGTCAAGGAGCGCGCCGGCCGCCTGGTCGTTGTGCCCGCGGGACAGGAGTCGTAGCCATGGCCAACAAAACCTTTGAACCGCCGTCGGGCCTCGACCTTGGGCCGGTCAAGGAACGCTACGACTTTTCCCAGAAGGAAGACAAAAGGTGGCCCGGGACGGTGGCGCATGTAATTCGTGCCAGTGTCGCAGACGTTCCAGCCCTCGTCGCCGAAATCGAGGCGCTACGAGAGCAGGAACGGCACCTGCGGGTCGACATGGGTGCCCTCAAGGGCGACCTGGAGGAGGCCAAGGCCGAGCTGGAGGAACACTGGACCTGGGCCGATTCCCTGGCCGCCGCGCTCGACGTGCCCGCCGACCTGGACCCGTTCTTCGGGATCGACAGAGTCGCCCGGCAGTTTAGTCAACACCTGGCACACATCGACCAGACGATTGCTGACATCGAAAAGCAACTGGCCTCTTATGTCAGCAAGAATAAAGTCAACAATTAATTTCCTAGCCAAATGGGAGAAATCGAAATGGCACGAACCGAAAGGTTTTGTCACGACTGCGGGGGTGCCGGCAGCTATTCGAACCGTTGCGGTAACTGCAATGGTTCCGGTCGCACAGTCGACCGGCGATGCGAAGTTTGCTCCGGGTCAGGTACCGCCACCCGGAAGTGCAACACCTGCGGCGGCAGCGGCAGGCTCTAGCCATGACTGAGTCCCAGTTCCCGGTCGAGGCGTGGAAGGAGGTTCATTCCACGGTTCCGCCGTACCCCTTGGGGCTGTCGGATGACGTGGTCCGCATCCTCGCAGACCTGGCCATCCACATCCGTGAAGCCGGCGCCCAGCTCTCTACCGGACTCGATCCCAAGAACCTGAACCTGCTGGTCGCTCTCATGCCACTGAGTCTCATCTCCGGGGGGCTCAAGCGCCTGGAATCTGTTGTCGAAACTGCGTTTACGGGGGTGTCGCCGCATGTTGATCCTTAACCCCGAAAAGGCGCTCGACTCCCTGGTCGAAGAGATGGACGAGGAGGAATACGAGGAGTATCAAGCCTTTTGGGATCAGATAGGCCCCTGGCGGACCGCCTTGAACCTGGTTACCCGCAGCAGTCTCTTCGCCGTCATGTGCTTCTACGTCTTCGACTACTTGCCCGGACTCATGGCCTCCTTCCTTGTGGGCGGCGTCGCCCTCAGTGCATACGCCGTGCTCATGATCTGGGTCTACGTCTTCTGCTTCAAGCTCTACCTCAAAGTGTTCTTTCGTATCGATCAGTCTTAGGAGAAGAACATGGACGCCGTCGACTGGAAGGTCGGGTTCCACCGGGCACTGGTCGACGCCATCATCCGTGAAGGAAGCCCGCACGACCCAACCCGCGACGGATTCGACGGATTCTACGGCTCGACCTTGCCTAACAATTGGGTCGAGATCGGCCCCCGGGTCGCCGCAGTGGGCATCGACTACGCCAACACCCCCAAGCCCGAAGAAGGGGTTTGGACAGAATTCGGCGGCACCTTCGGCGGGAATGAAACTGTATACGGCATGGACCTGGAGCTGTTTCTGCTCGACGGCACCCGCGTCTGGTACCGCTACCGGGGCTCCGCAGCCGACTTGATCCTGGCCGTGGTGAGGGACTAGCCGAATGACGCACACGATTCGCTGGGAAGGCCGCATCGCCATCGTCGGTGAACCAACTGTGGATGGTCGGACCATCTACGACGGACTGCTCGCCCAGATCCGAACGCCGGTGTACTGGCTGAACCCCAGCCGCTTGTCTCACGATCAGCGCGAGAACCTCGGCACCCTCGACTGGGTCTGGGGAGCCGGCGGAGGCGGCCTCTACGGCAACGGACCCGTTTTTGGCCGCTTGTCTCTGAACCTGGACGTGCTGCCTCGCCCCTACGAGACTCTGTGGCCAGAAATCGATCTGGCCCCAAGTCCACATGAGGCCAGCTGGACCTACCGAACCATCACCGCGATCTGTCTCGGCACCCAGCCGGCGTGGGACAACCTCGACCCCGTCATCGTCGTAAAGGGAAGGTAATCATATGGAGATTCAGCATCTGCACGACAATCGCTGGGTATCTCTGCGCCGCATCGTGGCGCCGGAGCACAACATCAACGGCCACGTCTACTCCCACGAGACCAGATGCCAGGGTCACATCGTTGCGATCCTGCCCTACCGGGAGACGCCCGACGGCCGCGAATATCTGCTGCGCCGGGAATTCACGCCGTGCTGGGACATTCACGGGCTTTCTCAGGGTCACATCACGCCCACCCTGTCTGCCCTCACCGGCGGCTGGGAGGGGGACGACCCCCTCGACGATGTAATTCGCGAGCTTCACGAAGAGGCTGGATACGTTCTTCCGTCCCCTTACGACGACGTGAGGTCCCTCGGTTCCTGCCGAGCGTCCAAGTCCAGCGACACCCTGTACTGGCTCTACACCGTCGACCTGACCGACGTCCCCCGCGGCGAGGCCATCCCTTACGACCCGGACGACCTGGTCAACATCAACGCCACCTGCGAATGGGTCACCGAGACCGACGTCCGCGACTGCCAGGACGCCCAGGTGGCCGTCATGTTCCTGCGACTGCCCCAGTAATTACCCAACACTCCTGGAGGAGCATCACCATGAACTTTCTCATCGCCACACAGAAGGTCGAAAAAGGCTTGGCGTGGCTGAAGGAATCCGGCCCGGCGCACGGGTTCGACTACACCCGCATCGACCCGCGAACTGTCCACGTCATGGACCCGATCTACTGCCCTTTGGCTCAAGCCGGCGGGACCAGCTACGGGGGTGCCCTTCGGCGGATCTTCACCTCTCCGGGTCAACGGTCCAGGTTCATCTATCTTGGTGACTGGTCACAGGAACACGGTTTCGATGTCAGCAATGAGCACGGCTGGCAACAGGAAGACGTCTTCCTCAGCCACGCCTGGCAGCAGGCCTTGCGCGCTGACGACGCTGACCTGCTGACCATCACTACCGAGGATGGTCGCCTGCTGTACGGCGTACTGCGGGCAGCGGCATGATCGGCGAATTCTTCCGGACATTGGGGCTTGTCGTCATAGTCATTGCCATGGTCATCGGCTGGGTTGTTGCCCTCAACTTTTTCTTCAACGTTCTGGTCTCTCTGCTGGAGCAGCAGCGTCGCTGGGCGGCGGCCTTTTGGAGTGGTGGCGCACTCCTGGTCCTTGCCATTTTCCTGTCCGCCGTAGCCACCTTCTTCCCGAACTAAAACTTTCAACAAACCCTGGAGAAGCCATGAAGAAACTGTTCCTCGCACTGTTCGCCTTCGTCGCAGCGCTCAGCGCCACGGCCTGCCGTGAAGGTGAGATTGACACGGTCCACACCGAGATTACATTTACTATCAACGCCTACCACCAGCTCACCCTGGACCCAGTCGTGCCCCTCATCGACATCACCGCCGACATTCCCGGCTTCGCATCCCGCACCATCAGCGACAACGTCCCGGCACCAGCCCGGTTCACCATCAACAGCGCCCAGTACCCCTCTGCCTCGAAGCAGGTCTACGTCGTAGCCCAACTGGTCGAGCCGAACCCGGACGTGGTTCTCAAGTGCACCTGGACCGCCGAAACGCCCGGTGGCACACGGCTGAGTCGTGATTCATCCGGCGGCGAAGGCGAAAGCTACGCCGGTGGCGCCGTCGAATGCTCCTACAAGGCATAGGAGACACATCATGAATGTCGGCATCGTCATTGCCATTGGCTTAATGCAGGCTGTGTTCTCGATCTTCTCGGCGCTTTTGGGCTATCTCCTGGGGCGCATCTACACCCGGGACATTAAGCGACCAGCCCCTCCAACCCCTCCGCCGAAATGCCTGTGTGGCCACGTATATGGCGCCCACGAGAACGGCGGCTACAAGTGCAAGGTCGACGTCTTCAACAAGTACGACGACAAGATCGGCGCTTGCGCCTGCCGGCTGTACGTCGGCCCCGACCCGCTGACGTCAGGGCTCTGGCACCCGCCCATCATCAAAGACGACGACAAGGGAAAGAAGTGACATGGGCATCCTGCTGACCCGCACCGTCCTCCTTATCCTTGCCACTGTGCTGGGGCTGGCCGCCTTTCTTTTGGCCAGCGCCATCCCTGTGCGCGAGGAGTGGAAGAACTGCAGCATCATCGCGACGGGCATGAGCTTCTTCTTCGCGCTCTTCTTCGGCTTCGTCCGGTACATCGACGACTACGGCTGGTGGATGCTGCCGTTCATCGTGTTCCTCTGCGCCGGCATCAAAGGCTTCTACCGCATGGACGACATCAAACGTCTCATCAGACTCGATCAATCGTTTGCGTCACTGGCTGCCGCCTCGACCCCCATCACTGGAGCCCCCATGACCGGTAAGCAGGAAACCAAGGCAGTCGAGGCCGGCGGCACCGAAGCCGAGATGGCCGACTATTGGCCCGACGAATTCGAGCACGAAGTCGCCGAAGAGGAACGTCGGTTCCTCGACGACTTCTTCATCGCCGACGAAGCCGACCTGGGCCCCCACCACATCGACCTGGAAGGCCTCGACGAGTACGTGTTCACCTCCCGGCACGCCTACCTGGTACACGACCGCGGCGACGATGAGCCCGTCTGCGACGTCATGACCATTACTCCAGGCATGAGCGTCGCTGACCTCGTTGAGGCCTCCACCAAGCACCTGTGCACCCAGAAGGTGGGTCAAGCGTGAGTAAGGGCCCAGACGATCCGCTTATCCTCATCGGCACCAAGCCGCTGATTGTTCATCGACTTCCTCCCGAAGAAGTGGAAGCAATGCGTCGAGCAATGAACGGCGAAGGAGAGGATATGCAACGCGAGGTGAACGACGAGACCATCGAACTGCGCTACGAGGTGGGCAACGGCACCGACGGCACCCTCGTCCGCGCCGCCCTTGTCACTAAAACAGCTTCAGGAGTTAGGGTTTTCCGCGGAAAATGGGTCGACAGCACTGCCGATGCCCTGAGGACTTTGATTCAGGAGTTGGGCGAATCCCTCATCGTTCGCCAGACCCAAGGCAGCCTCGACCAGGCGGCGGAGCTGCGTCGCATCAGAGAAGAGAGCCGGGCACTGCGGGTCAAGGTCGCCGACCAGAAAGCCAAGCTCCTGCGCATTGACGCTGCCCTCGGCACCCTGATCGAGGCCGTTGGAGAGCCAGAAAACTAGAAGGGTACGGACATGGGGCAGACGCCCGAGAAGAGGATCTACCTGGAGTACCGGGCGAGGCGGCACGGCGAATTCGTCCACGACTACGGAATCGGCGCCCTGCGCCTGAGTCTGGCTCGGAAGTGGAAGCGCTCCTGTCAGGAAATCAGGGCAATCATCGCCCGCAAAGGCGAACCAAAGGAGGAGACATGACCGCGCAGCCATCACCGTGCCCCGTCTGCCGGGAGTTCGGCGGCTTCCACATTCAAGCCATTCACAGCGCCCACGAGGTACCCCGACACCTGGTGTGGACGGCCGGCGAGGAACCACTATGGAAGGTGCTGCACGAGCAGCAGCTGGCCCAGTGGCAGACCGTCCAGGACCAGGCCGCCGCATGAAAAACTTCATCCCCCGCCGCATCCTCACTCGCAGTCCCGAGCAGGGACCCGCCTACAAAAGTGACAACGGCTGGGTCTGGATCAGCTGGGGCGGCGACATGTTCACCTTCATGATCAGTCTTGGCCGCTTCTCGTTCAGCATCGACACTCGGCAATAGGCGTGGTGGGGTTGGGCTTCACAGGGCGCGGCTTCATGTGGCTAGGCAGGGCTGGGCAGGTGAGGTAGGGCTCGGAGTGGTTAGTAATGGCACGGCTCGGCATGGCAGGTGGGGCGAGTTGAGGCGTGGCGTGATGCGGCACGACATGGCAGGTGAGGTGAGGCTGGACGAGGCGGGGTGCGGCCCGGCAGGCACGGTCTGGTCAGGAGGGGTCAGGTGGGGCTTGGCAAGGCTCGGTCCGGCAGGAATGGTAAGGCTGGGCTTGGCGCGATGTGGCATGGCAGGCAGGGCGAGGTGTGGCGAGGCTTGCTTGATGTGGTGAGGCAGGCGGGATGTGGCTAGGCACGGTCAGGCGTGTAATGGTCCGGAGCGGTAGGGCAGGTGGGGCACGGCGCCGAGGGGTTAGGAGGGGCTGGGTCGGGCATGGCAGGCGAGGCGGGGTGTGGCTAGGAGAGGCATGGCAGGTAGGGCCCGGCTCGATCCGGTGCGGTTCGGTACGGCAGGTGAGGTGTGTTGTGGCTAGGCCCGGTGCGGCAAGCAATGGTAGGGCAAGGCAGGCGCGGCACGGCACGTTTCGTTTGGGTAAGGCACCGTCCGGCGAGGCAGGGCAGGCGTGGCAAGTCCCGGCTCTTTCGGGTAAGGCGGGGTTCGGCAGGCATCGCGGGGCGTGGCGTGGCCAGGTTCGGGGAGTTGGGGTTTGGTCCGGCAGGGCAGGCTCGGTTTGGCGGGGTACGTGAAGGCAGGGCATGGCTTGGCAGGCGTGGTTCGTCGTGGCACGGCGCGGTTTGGCAGGCTAGGCGGGGTGGGGCAGGTGAGGTGTGGCTTGGCTCGGTGAGACCCGGCCCGGGAAGGCTTGGCACGTCTAGGCAGGCGAGTCAGGAAAGGTACAGCCTCTCCTCGGAGAGGAAGGCATGGTGCGGCACGGCATGGGAAACGTCCTAAGTAGACACTCCTGGAGGAGTAACCCATGGCAACGGCAGCAAAGACAACCAACATCATCGAGATCCCTCGCATCGACGCGGAGACGCTCATCGTCCCCATCGTGGGGACGTCGCCGCTGATCATCCACCGCTTCTCCGAGAAGGCGAAGAAGCAGATGCTCGACGCGATGCAGGGGCGCAAGACCCCCAAGCAGCCGAAGGACCCCGACGCCGAGTACGAGGCGGCGTTCTACCGCACCAACGATGGCGCGTACGGGCTTCCGGTTATCGCCTTCAAGGCATCGACCATCGGCGGCGCACGGTTCTTCGCCGGAGTCACGATGACCCTGCTCCGGCAGGTGCTGTTCTTCCGCGGTGAGGTCGGCGTGGATGGGCAGCAGCTCGCCATCATCGAAGGCGAGCCCAAGAAGCGCGAAGACGTCGTGCGCGTCGGCAACGGCGGCACCGACCTGCGTTACCGCCCCGAATTCTCGGAGTGGAAGACCGAGCTGCGGGTCACCTACGTGACCTCACAGCTGACGCAGGCCTCCGTCTTGTCCCTCATCGACGCCGGAGGCATGGGCGTCGGCGTCGGGGAGTGGCGGCCGGAGAAGAAGGGCGACATGGGCACCTACATGATCGACCCGGAGCGTGACATCGAGGTCCTCACCAACAAGGACGTCCAGAAGTAGAACACGGCAGTAGAAGGAGTTCCATGAGTCTGCGGGATCACCTGCAGGCCATCTACGACGAGCGCGGGGAACTGACTCCCGCGCTTGTTGTGGATGTTGCCCGCGACAACCGTCACCCACTCCACACAAGGTTCGAGTGGAACAACACCATCGCGGCGGAAAAGTACCGCCGTGTCCAAGCGCACGACCTGATCAGGTCCGTGCGGGTGAACTACACCAGCCCCAAGACGGGGAACCCCATCTCCATTCGCGCCTTCCATGCAGTGAAAAAGGACGATGGGACGAGGAAGTACGCCTACGAGCCGGCCGCGGTCGTTATCCAGGATCCAATGATCATGCGCCTACTTAGGGCAGAGATGCGACGTGACTGGGAGGCCTTGAAGCGTCGCTACGAGAACTTCGAGGAATTCTGGGATCTCGTTGAGAGTGAAGTTCGGGTCGGTGTCCTGATTGAAGCCTGAAGGACATGGCAGGTGCGGCTCGGCTATCTAGGCATGGTGCGGCAAGGCAAGGCAGGCATGGCAGGGAAATACCGGTTGTGGCAAGGCATCGTAGGGCGCGGCAGGCGTGGTTCGTCATGGCATGGCATGGTGCGGTTGGGTGAGGCAGGTGTGGCGCGTTGTGACAAGGCTCGGTGGGGTGAAACGAGGCGCGGCTAGGCAGGCTAGGGGGGGGCGGGGCTCGGCGAGGTATGGCTAGGCAGGCGTGGCGGGGTTCGGCACGGCAGCATATGGCCAGGTTCGGCAGGCGCGGTGAGGTGGCGGTAGGACCCGGTAGGGCTGGGTACGTCGAGGCAAGGTTCGGCAGGCATGGCGAGGTTGGGCACGGTGAGGGGCGTTACGGCTGGGCAGGCATGGCGAGACATGGCGCGGTGAGGTTAGGTGCGGCAGCCCCGGTGCGGTGTGGTGAGGAAAGGCTCGGCGGGGCATGGTGTGGCAGGCGTGGCTGGGGTAGGGCTTGGCTGGGTTTAACAAGACGGGGTCCGGCTCGGTTTGGTGGGGTTAGGTTTCACAAGGCGTGGCAGGCGAGGCGAGGGCTAGTTCTGGCATGGCGCGGCAAGTCAAGGTACGGCGGGGCAGGCGCGGTGGGTATCGGCTAGGCGAGTTCGGGTCCGACTAGGTGTGGTAGGGCAGGCATGGCACGGCGTGACAAGGCGGGGTCCACAACGACAAGGTGTGGCTGGGTGCGGCGGGGCAGGCGAGTTTCGGATGGGCTTGGCGAGGTTCGACATGGCATGACGTGGCAGGCAGGGCAAGATCCGGCAAGGTTGGTTACGGCCCGGCGTGGCATGGCAGGCGAGGTAGGACTCGGCGGGGAATGGTGGGGTACGGCAGGTTCGGCGTGACAGGGCTCGGCGTCCTTTGGCATGGCAAGGTGCGGCCCGGCAGGCACGGTCAGGCGTGGAATGGTTCGGCTTGGCAGGGCAGGCGTGGCGGGGTCCACAACGACAAGGTGTGGCTAGGTAGGTAAGGCGGGGCTAGGCAAGGCACGGCAGGCGAGGTGTGTTTTGGTCAGGCACGGTGAGGCGGGGCAGGTGAGGCGGGGCTGGGTCTGTTGAAGCTTGGTACGGCAGGGCAGGCACGGTGAGGCCATAGTGGGGATGGCATGGCTCGGCACGGTCCGGTAGGCGCGGTGCGGCAGGCAGGGCAACGTTCGGCTAGGTGGGGCTTGGCTTGGCAGGCATACATGAGTCTAAGTACATCGATGCGTTGATTTGAAAATCGCCTCCCAGAAAATTTGGAAATAGGGGGTCTAACAATGACTCACCGCCCCAGAAAAGAAGACCAGTGGTACACCTCCGATCGAGTCTGGACGAACAGCCGCCACGACTGGGATCCGCACTGGCGCCACAAGTTCGGCTGGCCACAGTTCGGCGCCGACGAGTGGGGACGCATGGTCGTCACCGTCGGCCTCAGCTGGATCGGGTACCTCTCCTGGGCGTACCGGACCTGCTGGAAGCAGTGCTGTCACACCATGCGCCAGCAGACCTACGACCTGGAGGCTGAGCGCTGGCTCAAGCACCAGGAGAAGATCGCCAACGGCCAGTGCACCTGTCTCAATGAGACGATCTGGAGGTTCAATTTTTGGCACAGTTCGGAGGAGACGCTCGACGAGCCGACGAAGATACCGAAGACTGTGCCGCTGCACCTGACCCCCACGCAGCGTTGCCCCTGCGGTCACCTCTTCAGTCAGCACAGCGAGGACGGCGACTGCCAGGCACACGGAAATAACACCCCCACCACCCCCTAGCGTAGTTGGGGCTCGACGAGGGAAGATCTACCCAACCCCTCTACAAGATAGGACTAGGTGGTCATGGTTTGTCCGAAATGCAGGGAACAGTTACATGATGACTGCCGCGGTGGCACCTGGTGCGACTGCCAACACAAGATCAACAACCCCATCCAGATCATCATGCTCGCCAGCGACAGCCCCTCCGTCTCCGCGCCTGTCGTCTTCATGGTCGACGACGACTCGGTTTCTCTGGATGGTCCGAAGCGAGCCCGCAGGGTTGTCGCCGGCCGCCGAGCCGCCGGGAGGCCAAAGCCGTGAGCCCGCGCGCCTGGTTCTACCTGCGCACCGGCAAGAAGAAGCACCTCATCATCTTGGCCGACAAAAACCTACCCGGCGAGCCCATGGAATCGGCCGTCTGCGGCTGCCAGGTCCTGGCCGCACTCCCGCCCCGAGCGAAGTGGCATTCAGATCCCGAGGGCCTCGCTGAACGCGAGCCATGCAAGCAGTGCACAGCAATCCTGGAGAGAGAAACACATGTTTGAGGAAGACCAGTCTGGCGACCTGCTCCTGGGACCAACCAGCCGTCACAGCTTCGACCCTGACGACCCAGGTGGCGCCGGCAGCGCTTCAGCCGGCGTCGAGATCGGTGGCTTCATCATCGAGCTGGTTCCTGCGCCCGCCGAAGACCCTGAGACGAAAGCTCAGGTGAAGACCCTGCGGGAGATGCTGTACGCCTCCGAGCCGTGGAGCAGACTGACCCCCGGCGTGGACCCGCCGCCGGGCATGCCGCAGCTGCTGGAGAAGCGCATCAACCGTGTCCTCGGTGTAGTGGCTGACTGGATGCTCGCCATCGTTGAAGAGAGCCGCGACGACGACGAGATCCTGGTGGTGCTGTTGGAGTTGGCCGAGAAGGTTCGCCGACAGATCGAGTGGCCGGAACGAGACGCGCACGCAGCCGGATGGCATGAACGCAACACACCCCGTGGAGGCAACTTGGCCCGTGAAATTGAGGAACTGGTCCGGTGATCGACCGTGACGCTGAGTACCAGTCGATGGTCCGTCGGGTCGAGCAGGCGCAGAAAGCCATCAGCGCTTTCTCTTCTGGCCGCAGTCGGCTGGCCGGCACCGCCAGAGCACTCAGCACTGTGCTGGACGAGGCACATGAGCGCATGAACCTGGCGTGGGCCGTGCTTACAGACCAACGGTTTGAGGTAGCCCAGCACTACACCTATCGGGCCCAGAAGGCAGCCGAGCTGGGCATCTGCTACGCCAGCATCATCGGCGCCTACGACCACCTCTGCCAAGCCGGGATCATCGGCCGCAGCGAGCAAACAGAACTCACCTTGGACGACATGGTGAAGAAGGTGAAGGAGCAGGAACGTGTCGACAACAAACGCCGCCGGGCCAGTCGTTGAAGTCGGGGATGCCGTCTGGGTCAATGGCGACGTAGGCATTGACGGCGAAGGACACCGGCGCGGCTGATGACCCAGGAACAGCTCCGGTGGCCACACTCTCCCGAGTTCGGCCCCATCCCTGCCTTCGTTGAAGGCACCTACGGGGGCAGCCCCTGGCTCACCCACGTCACCTCCGCGGTTGACTGGCTAGGTCAGCGGTTCACCGTCGGCGGCAAAGTCCTGTACTGCATCGGCGCCGGCCGCGGCCAGGTCATGGCCATCGGTGAAGTCCGCCTCATTCGTGCCCGGGAAACCTACAACTACACCTGGGTAGAGGCGACTCGTACGAGGTCCGATACCCCTACCGGCTGGGAAATTGAGGTCCAGGTCCTCACCGAGAAAACGTCTGGCGCCTGGTCCAATAAGAAGCGAACCAAACCAGCCTGGGTGAATGCGATAAACGTGACAGCTTTACCGGTGATGGCACCATGAACGTACTCGATAGCCTCAGCGCTATCAACCCCGTCGACTACGTTGATGCGTTCAAGGTCCTGGGACTGGTACTGATGGCCCTTGGCGTTGGACTATTGATCTTCGTAGGCGTGTTCGTTTTCAGGAAGTCGGAGTGTGACTGTGGCGATTGAAGTTCGCCTGGAGGATATCCAGGCAACGCTGTCCAAGTGGGCCCGCGATGAGATTGGCCAGAAGGACCGCATCCGGGTCCTGGAAGCCAAGGCTGAAGAGCTGGACCGGGCCAATCGAAGCGCCGTCCGGCAGATTCAAGACTCTTTCGGCCTGGATCGTAATGAGGCAATGACTCTGCGGGTGGTCATCGAAGAGGCCCTTCTGGCCAGCCAGGCTGCTAGTGCTGAACTGGTTCGCACCATGGCCGGGCAGCGCGACCAGATTGACCTGCAGATCGCCAAGCTCATCGGCCTGGAGAGCGAGATCAGGGAATCCATCGAGACTCTGGTAACCGAACTGGAGCTGCCGAGCAACCCGCACCGCACGCTGCGCAATGCGGTGCACGAGGTCAGTGGCATGGTGGCCGAAGCCAAGAAGATTATTCAAGAAAACCTGTGACAAGGAGGAATTCATGAACGAACAAACCGACCTGGAGTGGCGCAAGTCTAGCGACAGTGCCACCAGCTCGGAATGCGTCCAAGTTGCACTCGATGGCACCGATCGACTGGTGCGTGATTCGAAGGACCCAAATGGCCCACTTCTGCGTTTCACGTCCGCGGAATGGAAGGCGTGGTTGGTCGGCGTGAAGGCCGGCGAGTTCGACTAAAACCCGGAAATGGGGGACGCAATGGAGGTGGAGTTCATCCGGCCCAATGTCTGCACCCACTGTGGACGCCAGATGGGCGACTATGAGGGCGGCTTCGGGGAACATAATTTGCTACCCCTATGCCACCCGAATGTTGCCGGCCGACCTGACTGCTACCACCTCGTAACGGTCTATGACCATCCGGTCAGTGACTGCGCCCGGTGCCAGCGGGACCCATACGAACCGCCAACGCCCATTGAACAACACGACGCAATGTTGGCCACCTTGCGCAAGCTAGAGGCCATGATCCAGGACGTCAGTCCATGAGAATTTTCCGCAATGTACGGATCGAGTGGGACACCCGGTGGCGTGACCGGGTGTTTCGCTCGGCATTTCTGCTGCGATGTCGCTGGTTCAATCGGCATACCGACGTGCTGTACTCCGTGGGCCACAATCCAGGCAAAGAATGTCGGGACTGCAAGCGGCACGGAACGCTCACGCCGGAAGACATTGAAGAACTGAAGCAGAACTGGCCCACAATCCTGCGTTTCCCGGGAGGTGAAGACGATGAAGTGGCCATGGAGTCGCCGCCGAAATGAAGGTCCAGAGCCGGTTGTTCCGCCCCTGGTGGATGCGTCGCACTTCCGTACCCGTGACCTGGACCTGGAAGAACAGATCATCGCCACCTCCAACGTGATGGCTGTTCGCGACGCCATCAACGTCTTCCTGGTCATAGTCAAAGACCACCGTGAAGACGGACATGACTGTCCCCCCTACTGTGTACCCGGCCAGCTGGCCTACTTCCTTCAGGTGATGGACGAAAACGACCTGCGCATGATGCTCACTGTCCTTCTCAAAGACATGATCGAGAACTGGCTGCGACAGTCGGAGGCTGAAGGAGCAGAAGGGTGACCCGCTACCAGCCGCGGATGAAGCCGTTCTGGTTCTGGTTCTGCGGCGCGGTGATGTACACCTTGAACTGGGTCCCCGGGTACAGCCGCTACTACATCCTTGAGCCGTACGAGGGGGAACTGGACGATATTGCGTGGATCAAGAGGCCATCCTGGCAGTGGGAGTGGCATGCCCAGTGGGGGTTCCGGCTTCTTGCCCACATGGACATTCTGGGGGACTACGCCGATGAGGTTGCTTACCGCGAGGAACAGCGCGCCGTAGCTGGGGGCAGTGCTGTATCGGCGCCGCCACACGAACATCGGTGGGAGCGCGAGGACAGGCAGGGCCAGTGCGACTGCGGCCAGTGTCATCTGGAAGATCCACGAGGACTCAGTTGCACTGGCTGCGACCTTCAGCTACTGCCCGAGTACGACGGGTTCGACCTGCTGTATGAGGCCGCGCCATGGTGATGTGACGACGAGGAGGACTAGGGAAAACCGCAGGTCAGGATCGTGACCCGGACGTCCCCCTAAGCTACGATCTTCGCATCCGCCAAGAGCGTTAGCGCACCACCAGGAGGTCCACCACATGATCAAAGACCAACTCGTCGAAGACACACTGAGGCCACCGGACGAGTGGGTCGACACACCAGCCCAAGCCCAGCTACGGGCGTGCCTGACCACTATCCTCACCGGCCACGACGAAGTGCAAACCATCGTTATTGCGGGCGAAGTTATTGCCCTGATGCGAGATCAGTTAATGGGCGGAACTGCCACCATTCGTCGCTCTGCTGCCAGGGCTGCCAGGCAGAACGGCATGATGCCCCAAGACATTGCCCGGGAGACCGGCCAGACGGCCGCCACCGTGGCCAGGCTACTCACCGAAAGTCGACCCTACTAGTTCACCAGCTCCTGGAGAGAGAACCATCATGAAGGTCAGACTGACGGCGACCGGCACACGTCCACTGCTCATGCACAACGTGCGCCTTGCTTCACCGCTCGACCCCTTCGCCAAGGAGATGTCGCGCCTCAACAAGGCCAAGCCGTCGAGCAAGCGCACTGACGAGGATCGGTTGGAGATTGCGCGCGTGGAGTGGGAGGGCGGCCTGTACTTCGAGGAAGGCATCGGCCCGTACATCCCGGCCAGCTGGATCTTCAAGAACCTTCTCGAAGCTGCTCGATCGGGCCGGCGCGGCAAGAAGATCGAGGGCGGCATCGTCATCGTCGAACTTGTCCATCCGCTGCTATACAAAGGCCCACGCACCATTGAAGGGCTCTGGGGTGACAGTGGGGCCAGTGAGTTTGTTGACTTCCGCTCCGCCCGTGTCGGCCAGGCGAAGATTGACCGCTGCCGGCCCATGTTCAAGAACTGGTCGATGGAATCTGACATCGTGCTCGACCCTGGCGTCATTGATGCCGACGAACTGACCGATATTGCCGTTATCGGTGGAAAGCTTTATGGATTTGGCGACTACAGGCAGCAGTATGGGCGCTTTGATGCTGCCGTAGAAGTCGTCTAGCTTTTTGGTTGGGTTCCGCATGGTGTGGTTTGGTGCGGTCAGGCTAGGCGTGGTCAGGCATTGTCCGGTGGGGCATGGCTGGGTTTGGTAGGGAGTCGGGGGGCACAAGCTTCTATGGCCTGGCTGGGCGCGGTTCGGTCCGGTGAGGTTGGGTACCGTAAGGCTTCTGTGGTTCGGTACGGTCAGGCCCGGCTTGGTGGGGTTGGGCTGGGTAGGGGCCTCGGGCTTGGCTTGGTTCGGTTGGGTCAGGTCGGGCAAGGCTAGGTTGGGCTAGGTTCGGTTAGGTGGGGAGGCCAAAAGATGTTCCAAAGCAAGGAAACTCGGCCCCAGTGGCAGGTCATCTTTGACCACCTGCGGACCATGCAGATTGACGACGTGGTCTCAGACGAGACCCTGCACAACCTGTTGCCCGGTACTCCGAAGGCCTCTGTCCGTGGGGCCTTTTACTATGCCGCAGGTCGCATGCTTACGGAGCATCTGCGAGCCTTCGACCGAGTTCGCAAGGTTGGCTATCGGATGGTGGAGTCACGGGAGCAGGAGCGACTGGGGCTGAATCAGCAGGCAAAGTCTCGGCGAAGCACGCGTCGAGCTAAGCGACTTGTTACCTTCGTGGACCAGACTCGCCTCGACTCGGCCGAACGTCGCCGGCTTAGCGCCATCGAGCTTCATCTTGCCCGACAGGAAGAGATGATGAACCAGCTCACTCGGCGACAGTTAAAGACCGAGCGTCAGGTTGTTCGGCTGGACAAGCGCCAGGCTCTCACGGAGAAGGATGCCTTGGTCAAAGATGATCGCCTCGATCGCCTTGTCGAGATGCTCCGACGTCACGGCATCGAGGAGTAAAACTCGGTGGGGTCAGGTTCGGTCGGGTTAGGTCCGGCGTGGCACGGCAGGGCATGGTCTGGTTAGGGATTTCAGGAAGGGGTGCGACGATGGAACTTCCTGTAAGAATTTTGACCACCGGCTGGAGGGACTGGCCCGAGGCCGACAAGGACATCGTCTGGCAGAAACTCGACGAATTTGTAGTAGCTTGCCAACTTCCAGCTGAGTTCGTTCTGGTCCACGGCCAGTGTGAGTACGGCGGTGCCGATCTCTGGTCCGAGCAGTGGGCCATCGCCCACGGCTTCAAGGTTGAACCTCACCCAGCCCGCAAGGTAAACGGCCGCATCCTGGGGCCCGAGCGCAACGCCAAGATGGTCAACCTGGGGGCCGCGGTCTGTCTCGGGTTCCCGGGGCCCGGGTCTCGGGGGACGATCAACTGCATGAATCTGGCCCGCCGGGCCGGCATCGAGGTGCGGAGCACGCCCTGGCGGCCGAGGTGCCTTGACCAGCAACTTTCTTTGATCAACCCTTGACGTACCCCTACCCTCCCCTGATACTGGGAGGTAGGGCGGCGCCGGCCGTATGACACACAAGGTCGCGGCCGGCGCCTGCATCATTTTCTACGACAGGAGACGCGCATGGAGGCACAGAGATCGAACTCGTACGAGCAGCTGCAGAAGGTGTTCGAGGGGTATGAACCTGATCACCCGGTCACCACCCACATGGTGATCGGCGGCCTCCACGTGTCCGGCGACAGCGTCCAGCGCGAGCTGGACAACCTCAAGATCGCCGCCGACTCCTTCCAGGTGCTCGTCACAACCACGCACGACGAGGTCGAAAACGAGGCCTTAGTCGCGCTCGCCGGCCCCGCTGGCCAGTTGGCCAAGGTCGCCGTCACCATGGCCATGACGACGGTGGGGACCGCTGCCGGTGCCCGTTGATCCACAGACGTATGCACGGTTTCTGCTCGCTGAACAGAGGGCGAAAGAACTTGGCATGTCCCTTATCGAGGTACTCGACCGGGCACAACTCCTCCTGACCCCGGAGCGTCGCCACTACCTGCAGGTCCAAGCTGCCGAAGACGTTGTTCGGCGCCTGGACCGGCAGAGTCCTAACAAGTTGATGGCCCACTACCACAATCGCGTGGACGGGACACCTGCCGAGATGTTCTCAGCCCTCCAGCTCTGGTTCGAGGCGGTGGTCCGCAACTACGCCAACAAGACGCTGGAGGACCTATGAGATCAGTTCTGGATCCCGCCACAGCAACCACGGCCGACGTCCTGGAGATCGCCGCCGAGCACATCCGTGCCGGCTGGACCCAGGGTCGGCCGTTTGAATTTGTGGACGGGAAGGTCTACTGCTGCGCCAACGGAGCCATCTGGCTCGCCGCCGGCATGGAGGCCGTGGAGCGTGAACCTGAGGATGGCGCCATCACCCTTGGTTGGACCACCCTCAAGGGCAACCTCTGGGCGAGCGCCTGTAAGGCTCTGTCGACCTACGTGGGAGAAAATTCGGACTGCTGGAACGACTCCATCGGACAGACCCAGGACCGTGTTGCTGACACGATGCTTCGGCTGGCGAAGGAGCTGCGCCCGCAAGAGCCATCGTGAGTACCTTCAGCGTCTGGTCCTGCGAATACTGCGACAAGCTGTGCTACCGCAGCAGAAGCGACGCGAAAAAGGCCGCGGCTACCGTCGACCGCAAGTGTCGACCCTACCGATGTCCCGTGGACGATGAACTGTGGCACTTCGGCCATCTGCCCACGGCTGTTCGCATGGGCGACTTCGACCGTCGCACTCTTCGAAGAATGAGAGGCCAGAACCCATGATGATCGACAAAGAACTACTCCAGGAGCTTAGCTGCCAGTCGGCTGGCGACGAGATGGACGGTTGGGTTGTCCTATCCAACGAAGTCGACGGTACCTGGAGATGGGGCACCGAGCACACCCTGATCCTCCGGGCGATCGGATCCGAAGAAATCTACGGCTACTACTACCGCCACTCCAGCGGCGACGGCGACTACAGCTCCTTCGACGACGAAGGCGAGGAGGTGGAGCTGATGCTCATGCAGGCAGTACAGAAGACTGCCTACGAGCCAGTGAAGTAGCAGTAAAGGAGGACTCCAATGTGGACTGTTATGGGCATTGCCTTCATCGTTTTTGTAGCCACTGTTATTGGAATGGACGTGCGTCGGAACCCACAGTCATACCGTGACCTAGGTCTGTTCTTCGGAGACGTGTACTGGACCATCTACTTCTGGCTGAAGATGTGGCCGGCAGCCGTAGTCAAGGCTCATAGGTACGAGCCGCGGCACGCCAGCTCGCGCCTACCTGGCGACAAGCTCATGTTCACCGCTGCTGCCCGCCAGCGTTTCATGAGCGCTTGGCATGGCTGATGTGGCAGAAAACTGGCGACCTTGCCTGCGACACCTGCGGTCAGGAGTTCAATCACCCCGGCCCCCGTGTTGTGGTAGCCAACGCCGCCCGCGCGAAGAACTGGCACCTGTTCCACGGGAAAAGCCTGACTGGCAAACCACTGGACGTACACCTGTGCCCCATCTGCGTTGGGACCAGCCGCTCGGCGATCAAGACGCAGGCAAAGTCGCTGGACGAAGACGTTCCACTGTTCTGAAAGGCTGTAGGTGCGCAACGTTCACGAGATCCAGACCACCGGGCGGCCGGGCAGGGCCTTCTCCAGCGGCTCCTCCTGGGACATGTGGTCCTACCGCTGGTGCGAGAACTGTCGCAACGACATCAACGAAGACTGTCCGATCATCTTGGCGGCCATGTTCGGTGACACCACACCCCAGGAGTGGGTCGAGATCGGTCTACAGAACTACGAATGCACTGAATTTCAACCACGAGAGGAAGAGCAAGAGTGATCGACGAAGTACCGGTTCCCGACGAAGAAGTCGTTGCCCTCGATGCCCACGTGTCTAAGCTGAAGAAACTGGCCGAGTGCTCAGACAACATCAAGTTCTGGCAGAAGGAGTACGCCAAGGCGCAGGACGCACTCAGTGAGGTTATGGGCGACGCGACCATAGGCACCGTCGATGGGGTGAAGGTTCTTACCTACCGGTACGAGGACCGGTTCCGCGGTTCAGACTTCAAGAAGAAGTTCCCTGACACATGGCGGACCTTCGTGCGTCCAGTAACCGAGGAGAAGTTCGATCTGGCCCTGTTCAGGGCATCGCGACCTGAACAGTACGAAGAATTTCGTGTCCGGACGATGCGGAATGAGTACACAGTTTAGAGATGGCCCCGATAAACCCAGACCGAATTTGTTTTTGCGGGTGCGAAGGAAGAGTGCGAACCGTCAGCGTTAGATACCTTCCTTTCCATCGAACCAAGGAGGTCCGGTTCTGGGAGAAGGTTGATGCGACTGGGGATTGTTGGATCTGGAATGGGGCCCGTGGGCCTCATGGGCATGGCAGATTTTCCGTTGGCCCAAGGGGATCGAAAAAGGACTGGGCGGCCCATCGATGGGCCTAAGAGCATTTGATCGGGCCAATCGAAGAGGGGCTAGTACTTGATCATTTGTGCCGGAACCCGCCGTGTGTTAACCCGGACCACCTGGATCCAGTGTCGCAGGGGGAGAATCTTAGACGTGCCTACCCTCACGCTTATTGCAACTGGGTCGAAAAGGTTACGCATTGCCCCCAGGGTCATCCGTACAGCAAGACGAACACCTACCGTCCTGGCGGAGGGAATAGACGAGCTTGCAAGACATGTTCCCGCGAATCCCGCCGTAGGTCCATTGCCGCCGATCCTGAGAAATGGCGGACCTATCAGAGGGAGTGGTATCGCAAAAACAGAGTCAAGGGCAGCTAAGGTCCCGACATGGTCAACAGGTCGAAGCAGAAGGGCACCAGCACCGAAACGCTGGTTGTTAACTACCTCCGCGAAAACGGATGGCCGCACTGTGAGCGCCGGGCCCTGTCTGGGAATCTCGACAAGGGTGACATTGCTGGGATGCCAGGGATAGCGGTTGAGGTGAAGTACGGCAACGGCACCCTGAAGATCGGCCCGTGGCTCACGGAGACAGGCATTGAACGACTGAACGCAGGAGCCGACCATGGCGTCTTGGTCGTGAAGCCGTTCGGCATGGGCGAGAAGAGCGTCGGCTCCTTCTATGCGGTGATGGTGGCCCACGACTTCGATGCCTTGGTGGCCAAGGCCGCCGCAGCCGTAACGCCCATGTTCGTCGTCAATGGACAACCTGGACCCTATGGCGCTCGGACATTGGCCCTGGAGTTTTCGGGCTCGATCCGTACCTTGAACCTGGCCCCAAGAGAAGTCTTCGCCCTGGCCTTAAAGCCGCCCGGCACGAAGGATGCCCCCGAGCGCTGGTATCGAGTAATGACCCTGCACCACATGACGCGGCTCCTGCGAGCCGCTGGATATGGAGATCCGGAAAGTGTCGAAGCCGTTTCATGACGACATTGGCTCCCCCAGCGGTGGAGAGCTACAGACTCAAGCCTGGCTGGACCAGGTAAAGGCCACCATCCGAGACAGCGGCTGGGCCATGCAGGCCGTCTTCTCTACCCTCACCAGCTGGCAGAAGTTCGACTACGTCTACACCATTGGGTTGATGGAACGGAACTGCACCGCGGAGCTGATGATTGCCGGCCTGCCCTACCGGCAAGGCGCCGAGATCATCAACCAGATCGCCGGCCACATGCTCAACCACCTGCAGCTCATCCCACCAGCCGAATGGCCGATGGCCAACGGGTTCATTCTCAAGTCCAAGATTTTCGTGCCCCGCGTGGCTGGTGAACTGCATGTCGGCGTCGCTCGCGCCTACTACGGCCGAGACGTTCCGATGGCACAGTACGTGTGGCCCGACGCTGAGCATCGCTATCCCTGGGATGAAGGCTGGGACGAGACCATGGTGCAGCCAGTGGGCAACCAGTGAGCATTCCCGAGCACCGTTCCCGATTCTCCCGTGTCCTGGCGGCTGTCCGCATCGCGCTGTGGCGGGTCCGCCGCGTTCATCCAGAACGTTTCTGCCATCGCTGCGGAGGGCGCAACGTTTCCTGGTCTGCCCCCAGCCCATTGTGGAATGCCGTGATGCGTGGGGGCTCCATCGGAGGTCCCTGGAGCTGGCAGGAAATCATCTGCCCGATCTGTTTTGTTGAGCTGGCCGAACAGCAGGACGTGGGCCGCAGGTGGCGTCTTGATGCCCAGGTGGTGCTCGCCCCCCTGGAGACCACCACGCCGGACGGCTGGATTTGGGACGAGGCCACAGGTCTGTGGGGGAACAGATGACCTTCCTAGAAGACCTTCGCCGAGGCGTCGTTACGGCGGAAGAGATCGACAGCCATGTTGCCCGGTGGCATGAGGCGCCCATAGGATCCTTGGCCGCTCAGGTGGATTTGCCCGAATACTTGGAGATGACCTGGGAGCAGTACCGGCACTGGGCCGCAACAGGGGAAATCCCTCTCCCCTGACGCTTGACACTCACCCTCTTGGTTGCGCAGACTAGTCATCGCACCCCTACGTAGGGGTAAAACCAAGAGGGAGAGAACCCAACATGACCATCACCGCCCCCACCGCCCCGTACCGTCCCGTCGCCCCCAATGCCCGCGACGCCGCCCCGTACATCCCGTGGCTCATCGACCGGGCCGTGCGGCTCGGTCGCGACAACGGCTACGCCAACCTCGTCGACGTCGGCCTGGAGATGCTGCTGCGCGACCTCGGCGTCCGGACGCCGGTCGGCGGCTTCGTCGACTCCGACGGCCGCAACGCCAAGGGCGTGCGCGGCGGCTACGACCCGGCGACCGGCCTCGACGCCGACGGCTACAACCGCCAGGGCTTCGACAAGGACGGCTTCAACAAGGACGGCGTCAACGCCGCCGGCCAGACCCGCGAGGAGGTCATCGAGACCATGGTTGAGGGCTGGGACGGGGAGACCGCCGCCGTCGTCCTGAACCTGCTCGCCGACCGCCTGGCGGCCCTGGCGGACGCGGCCTGACCGTCGCGCAAGCGACCTGACACCCAGGGAGGCACGGCATGGCAGGCTTGGCAGACGTCACAAACGGGGACCCGCGCTCCTGGGAAAAGGCCCGGGAGCTGGGGAAGCAACTCGCACTCCCCACCGGACCCTACGAGGCGCGGGTCCCCACCGCCGACGAGATGAATGCGGTACTGCCCTACATCATGGACCGCATGGCGCGATTCGCTAGGGAGAAGTACTTCTGCGAGAACGCCGAAATCACCTTCGCTCACATCCTCGGCATCAACGCGCCCCGGTACGGCTTCCCCGACTCGTCCGGCTACAACGCCAAGAGTGGCCGCAACATCGAGGGCTTCAACCGGGACGGCTACGACCCCAACGGCTTCAACAAGGACGGCCTCGACCGTTACGGCTTCAACCGTGACGGCTACGACAAGAACGGCTACAACCGCGACGGTTTCGACAAGTACGGCTTCAACGCCGCCGGCCGCGACTACTACGGCAACACCCGGGAGCAGCTCGTCACCAAGGAAGTGACCGGCTGGTCCGACGAGTTCGCCGCCGCCATCGCCGCCCACCTCGCGCAGCTCGAAGCGGCCAAGGAGCCGCCCGCGGAGGTCATGGAAGCTGTCGCTGAGGCGCCGACCAAGAAGACCGCCCGACAGACACCACCCAAGAAGACGGCGGCCGGAGCCAAGAAGGGCACCGTCAAGAAGGCGGTGCCGGCCAAGGCCGGTGGCACGGCCGCTGCTGCTGCGTAGCTCGGACCGTTGGTTCGGCACGCAGCGCCACGACCCAACAACCCACAACCCCAGGAGAAGGACCACGCGCATGACCACCGAAACCAACCCGCTGCTCGCATTCATGAACGCGAACCCGGAGCACACCTACGACGCCCCCAAGCCCACCGACGAGCAGCTCGCCGCCGTGCTGCCCTGGCTGTTCGACCGGACCATCAGCTGGGCCCACAGCAACCAGCACTGCGACACCGTCAACTACGCCCTCACCCAGATCATCACCGGCACGCGGCCCACCGGCTACGAGAAGTACTACAATGCCGCCGGCTTCGACATCAACGGCCGCAACGTCGAGGGCTACAACACGCAGGGCTTCAACCGCCACGGCTACAACAAGGACGGGTACGACCGCAGCGGGTACAACCGCGAGGGGTACAACGCGGAGGGCTACAACTACCGCGGCTTCAACAAGGACGGGTTCAACAAGGACGGCCTCAACCGCGCCGGCCAGACCCGCGCCGAGGCCGCCGCCGCAACGGTCGAAGGCTGGACCGAGGAGCACCTGAAGCTCGTTATGGTCAAGCTCGCCGCCCGCCAGGAAGCCGCCGCCGCCAAGGCCGCCGAGACGGCGGAGACCCCCACCACCGCCGACACCACCATCGAGGAACCGGCTCCGGCCGCCGCCTGACCGTCTTCGCTACCCGATCCTTGTCGCCCTGGAGGGGGACACGCACATGAACACGCTTCTGTGGGCCGGCCTCGCCGCCAACGCCCTCATCAACCTCCGCATCGCGGTCCTTCACGTTCAGGAAGGCACGGATCGGGTAGCAGCCGGCGTCGACAAAACCGAAGACACCGTCCACTGGGGGCCAGGTGGTCAAGGCGTCCCCACCGTCATCATGTGGACGATACTGGCACCTTTCATCACCACCTTCGCCGTTACCAAGTTCCTGCTCTTCCCGCGCGGCATCAAATCCAAGTTCGCCAAGGAGCAGGAGGCCAAGGCGGCTGCCGAGGCCGCCGCCAGGCAGCGTAAGGAGGACGAGGAAACCCTCCTCGTCCGCGTACGGGAGGCTGAGGAACTCATCAGTTCTTGGGCTCCGGGTGAGGTGCTGCTGGCTGAAACCCAGCCAGCACAGCTCGCTCTCGGGTGGACCTCCGCGGCCGATGCCTTTGACTCTGCAGCCGACCTCATCAAGCGCACCGCCGGCCAGCCCTGGGTCCACCCCAAGCCGCCTCAACAGCGTCGCATCAGAGCCAAGGTCAGCGCCGTAGCTGACCACCTGGAAGGGCGCTGGAACAACTACGACGACGAGGACGCGGCGTGACTCTCGTTGAGCTGATGTGGGCCTACGTCAGGGCCACTGCAGCTAAGCGCCGGCCCCCGTCGCCATCCCCAGTGACCAACCTGTGGGTCGACCTCAACGAAGCACACAAAAAGATCCACGCCCAGGAAATGGAACTGGGCGACCTGAAAGAAGCCGTCAGCTACCTGGCTGGCGTCGTCGAGAACCTGCAGGACAGGCTCTCAGAACTAGAGAAGGAGTTTCCCCATGAATGATCTGCTCCGTAAGGCGCGACAGCGCAAGACCCTCCTGTTTGTCGCCGGCCTGACGATTATGGCCATGCTGCTGACCCTCGGCGGCTGCGCCCTCTTCGACAAGAGCGTCAGCAACTTCGTCTCGCTGATGAAGGGTCGTCAGGCCACCATTCTCACTTACAACGTGTTCGGCCAGCCACTCGACCGGGTCCATGGTGCGGCCATCGACATCCAGCGCGATGGGACGTTCGACTCGGTCAACCCCGACGGCACCAGCAACGCGGACTCATCGGTGGTCAAAGTCAGCGTCGGCGGCGGTGTTATCAACCACGTTGGCTCGACGCTGCTCATGGTCGAAGACGGCCTCAGCGACATCACCGCCCAGCTGCCGCCAACCGTCGACATCGAGAACACTGAACGTGGTGTGCCGTTCTTGAACTATTTGCGGCAGAACTTCCGCAACTTCTGGGCCGGTACCAGCCGCACAATCATGGTTCGGTCGCAGAACGGCTCCCCCATCGCCATCTTCGGCGGCAACCAGGTTGAGTACTTCGCGACCAACATCCCGAAGAGCACCCTGCTGCGCATCGATGGCAAGTATCTGCTTATCTACCGCAGCGACTACACGCTCTACGACAACAAGCTGCTCGACTCCTGACCGAGCGATTGTCCGTAGTCTCAGCACATGACCTGGCAGAACGCACTGTTCGACCTGGTGGTGGTGACCCTGATGGGTCTCCTGGAGTGGGGCCGCCACCGCCTTGAACTCCGTCTCAGCGAACGAAGGAGCAGACGTGAACAGCAGGGACGATGATGATGACGACCTGCAGGTCGACCTGCAGGTTAATGCGCCCACTCCGACTCAAAGCAGCTGGCCCGGGGCATTGACCATGCTCGGTTTCTTCGGCCTGATTGGGTTCATCGTCTGGGTCTGCTGCAGTTCCGGTGGACGATTCGGGGCAGGCTGAGATGGGATTCGCGTACATAGCCCTCGTCGTTGTCGGCATCATTGTCCTGGTAATGGCCTGCTGGCCAAACTCCAAGGATTAAAGGTTCCTAAAGCTTCACATCGCAAGGAGAACGACGATGGCTGGCACCTGCAGCAACTGCAGCGGTTCTGGCCAGAAAGCCGTGAGATGTATTTGCGGCGGCAGCGGCAAAGGCCCTGACCGGAGAAGTACTTGTCCGGTCTGCAACGGCTCGGGCGTTCGTTGGGAGAGATGCCAGAGCTGTAGATAGTTCCCTCCCAGAAGTTCCAAAAATCAACCCCAACCTGGAAAGAGAGCAACCACCATGAAGTTTCTGACTAAGGTCTTGGTCGCCACGGCCGGCACTGCCGTCGCTGTTGCCGCGGTCCGCCGCTACGACCTGTTGAACAAGGGTGCGGCCCTGTTCGAGCAGGGCGTGGAGGAGGCCGCCAAGGGTGCCGAGTGGCTGACCGCCAAGGCGACCGAAGTGACCGAGCGCATCGTGGCCGAGTTCGCCGAGGGCGCCGAGGACCAGACCGAAGACAAGCCCCGAGCCACCGGCCGCCCCTCAGGTGTCCAGTTCGGCGGCTACGGCAACGACGAGACGCTGGGGACCGACCGATGAGCGGCGACATGGTTCAGCCCACGCGGCCAGAGCAGCCGGCGCCGATGTTCCCGGAGCAGCCGGTGCGGTACATGCCCCCCGACGCCATGGGGCCCGGCAGTCAGCACCAGGCCGTCCAGCTGCTGCAGCTGGGCGCGGCGGCCGGCGCCCGCGGTATGACCGAGGCGGCCGTTTCGAAGTTCCACGGCCGGGTGCAGGACATCGCCGTCGGCGTCACGCTCACCGCGTCGAAGGAACTGATGGAACTGGTCGACCAGATCGTCCAGGCCAGGCTCAACGAGGTGGCCGCCGCGATCAACGCTCTGGGGCGGTACACAATGCCGCTGGAGCCGGTACGTGGCCTGCGGGGCCTCATCATGGGCCACCAGCCGCCCGCGCCCATGCCGGGGCAGCTGATGCCCGAGTACCTGGCGCTGGAGTCTGTTCAGCGGGTCATCGTCAGCGCCATCGCGGCGGCGCGCGTCAACAGCTGACGCATGAAGGGGCGCTTGTTACCCACAACGGGGGGTGACAAGCGCCCTTCATCTGTCTAGGCTCACCCCTAGGAGGGGGTCACAATGACTGCCGGAATGAACGAGGAGCTGGTCCAGCAGCTTGACGAGCTGCGCAAGCTCCAGGGTCCCGAGCTGATCAGGTACGTGATGAACAACCCCTGGTATGTGTCAGAAGACGACACCATCGGTGGCTGGTGCATTACCCTGCTGCCCTTGTCGGCCAGCTCAGGCGTCCCCGTCGTCGCCAACTTCATTGACCTGGCCACCGCCTGCCATGCGACCAAGTTGCACAACCAGAAGCTCAACGAGCGCCGAGTCCGTCGCAGTTGGGGTCAGGGACCTCAGCCGCCGCCGCCAGACTTCGGCCACGTTGAGGACTACGACAACCCCAGCGGCGGCTGGCTGCGCTGCCACCAGGACTGCCAGCTGGAACTGGTACGTCCTGGAAAAGTCCAATGCATCTGCGACACCGAATGGGAGTAACAAAATGACAGTTCATGCCCTGTTCATCACCGATGCGTCGGGCTCGATGAACTTCCTCGCCAGCGACGTCCGCGGCGGCCACAACGCCTACCTCGACCAGGTGACGGCCAAGGTGGGCTCAGCCGGCGAAGACGTGCTGATCACTTCGACCGTCTTCAACACCACCGTCACCATCATCGACAACGCAGTTCCCGTGGCTCAGGCCACGCGCTTCGATGAGCACAACTACGTGCCCGACGGGATGACCGCTCTGCTCGACGCCGTCGGCCAGACCCTGCGGCAGTTCCTGGCCAAGACCAAACTGGAGCCCGGCGACAAGGTGTTCGTCTACATCCAGACCGACGGTCTGGAGAACTCGTCGACGGAATACAACAACGCCTCCGTCGCCGCCGTCATCAAGGAGCTGGAAGCCAAAGAGTGGGCGTTCGTCTTCTCCGGCACCGGCCCCGGCGACTGGAACGAGCAGAGCCGCAGCATGGGCCTGTCGACTTCCACCAGCAATTCCCGCAGCAGTGGCGGCACCCGGGCCGCCTACGACGGCCGCACCCGGTCAACCATTGACTACCTGGAGGCCGAAGAAGCGGAGCGCTCAACGTTTACGAGCGTCGCCGTTTCTGGCATTGTCCAGGGAACTATTGATCAGGCAGAAGCGGGTGATGCCACGGCCTAAACGGAGCACATGCCGTGAAGTAAGAATTGGAAGGAAAAGTACCGACAATGGCACCAAGACACGCAGCACCAGAGCCCTGGTATCGGCGAATTACTACACCGCGCTGGCTCATCCCAGCCCTCGCGGTCGCATGGTTCATTGCCGGTCCAGCCACCGCTGGGTACGCGGCCCGGACGTTCAGCGCACAGCCCACCGTCGAATGCGACAAGCCCGTCAGTGCCCCCGTGGCGCCCGATGGCACATTCACGGTGACGCTGACCTGCATCGGTCCACCGCCTGCCGCACCGTCCACCAGCCCGACGGTCAGCCCGTCGGCAAGCCCCACGGCTTCGCCGACTCCATCCACCAGCCCCACGGCAACGCCCACTACGCCGCCGGCAACCACGCCGCCACCCACAACTACAGCACCACCCACGACCACACCACCGGTCACCACCCCGCCGGCAACAACACCACCGGTCACCACCCCGCCGGCAACAACACCACCGGTCACCACACCCCCGGCGACTACACCCCCAGCCACCACGCCGCCAGGAACGGTGCTGACCGGCTGCTTCGACCGGCTCGCGGCCTGTGGTTACCCCACAGCCGGACCCGGCGGCTCAACTGGCGTGAAGGTGCTGACGCTGACCCCATACACGGGGCCGCAGCGAATCACCACCGCCAACACGGTGATCGACGGCAAGGCGATGGGTTGCATCACTGTCGCGGCGCCCAACGTCATCATCCGCAACAGCCGAATCATTGGGCCATGCTTCTACGGCGTGGAGATGACTGGCAACGGCAGCTTGACCATCAGTGACTCCGAGGTCAACTGCAAGGACGGTCGTGGAACCGGCATCGCCTGGGCGCGCTTCGCGGCCTCGCGGGTGTACATCCACGACTGCGAGAACGCACTGGAGATGGGCGAAGGCTCCTCCGTCATCGACTCGTACCTGTCGGCCCGCGAGGCAACCTCTGAGGGGCACGGCGACGACATCCAGTCGCAAGGCGGCAATGGGGTGCTCATCCGGCACAACACATTCGCCGGAGTCAACCCAATCACCTCCTCGATCATCACTAACCCGGACAAGAACAGCGGGTGGACGATCGAGAACAACTTCTTGTCCGCGGGCGCCTACACGCTGTACTGCAGCGAAAACGGCAAAAACTGGATCGTACGGAACAACCGTTTCTATCCAGCCAAGACAGGCAACGAGCACTCGGCCACCTACGGCTTGACGGACGAGTGCGTCGACCCCAACATCGCCTGGTCCGGAAACATCAACGACGCAAATGGCCGTACTGTGAACGCCAGCGGCGCCACGGTTTGACCAAAGCACTGGTCCCTGTCAGCTACGGCTGGCGGGGACCAGTCCCTTTTTTGGGAGTAGACATTGAGACTATTCTATGACTGTGAATTTGTTGAACGCGGCCGTGATCTACCCATCCAGCTCGTCTCCATCGGCATGATCCGGGAAGACGGGACCGAGCTGTATCGCATCAACCCCGAGTCCCTGTCCAACGTGTCCAAGCACCCCTGGCTGTCCGTCAACGTCGGACCCTATTTGCCCATCAAGGCAAGTCCCGGAATCCTTGAATGGGACGAGCAGCACCCTGAATACCAGTACGTGTCCATGAGCCTGGACAACCTCATCACCGACGTCCTGGCCTTCATCCAGGGCACCCCCAACGTCGAGCTGTGGGCTTACTACGGCGCCTACGATCACGTCGTCTTGTGTCAACTGTTTGGCTCCATGGCCGAGCTGCCGGCCGGCGTGCCAATGTTTACCCACGATGTACAGCAGCTCATCGAGGTGCGCCCGCAGGTCAAGCTGCCGGCGGAACCGTGGAAAATCCACCACGCTTTAGACGATGCTCGCTGGGCTCGTGATGCATTCAATGCAGTCACCGGCGAGGACGGCTCCTTGGCCATCACTGCCACCTTCGAGCGCCTCGACATCATTGATGCGGAAGTCACCGCATGAACGTTATCCAGATCGGCTCCCGGGTCATTGCTCTGGCCTGCGCGGAACCGGAAACCAAGACTGTTGACATCTACGGTGCCGGCATCTATGCCGGAGAGCATCCGCGGCCTGGCCATGAAGACGTTCCCGTCGAAGGCTCTGACGGCTATCTGTACTGGGCTGCCATCATCCAGCGCAGCGACGACGCCAATTCGTCGCTGCAGTGGTCCTTGGATATGCACAAGCAGAAGTTCGAGCAGGGGGAGTTTGACGAGGCCGAGTATGAGCTGCGGTGTGCTGAAGCTCGGGACCTGGACGAGCTGCAGCGTGCGGTGCCTATGTCTGAGCGAGTTGCCCAGGTTTTTAGAGCTATCGGCCAGAACCCGAGGATCGACCTTGACGAGGGTGGCAGCATCTGGGGCTTTGAGTGCTGGTGGGGCCTTGAGGATGTCGTGACCAGGAAGTACGAAGATTGGACGTGGGTTCCGCGATCCATCGAGGAGGACCGGCTCAAGTACGACCAGTCATGACATGATAGGTCGATGATTAAAGTCAAGATCGATCGACCCGCAGACAACGTCTTCTACGTCGAGGACGGCGTCACTGTCTCCACCTCAGGGGAGAACGACAGCATCCTTGAGGTCTTGGACGAAGAGGACGCCGTCATCGCCATGTTCCGAGGCTGGGTCTACGCGCTGCCCATCACCGACGAGGACTACCTCACGGAGACGGGTCAGGCGGAGGAGCTTCTGGAGGATGACGAGGAGGAGTACGAGGACGAGGCGGTGGAGACCGTAGAGTTCGAGGTCCCCGAAACGTCTTCGTTCGTCCATGCGAACCACGGATCAACGTTCGGCCTCGATGACCTGAGTCCTGAGTCGTAGAATCGGTCAGGGGTTGTTGCGGGTCTCCCTCCAGGTTTTGGTGCGCCCACCCGCATATCCTCTTCTTGTGTGCGGCTCTTGTCGACGACTCTGCAGATCCAGCTGAGTAGCGTCGCCCTTCTCTAGCCCCCACATCACCTGACTCAAGATGTCCTGGGCCAGCTGCCGGCACGCCCACTGATCACGGTGACGGATTGTCAGATTCAAGGTGATGACGCCGAGCCCTTCACCTGTGATCCCATGGCATTCGATGCGGGTGTCGCCGTCGCAGGCCCAGCCCAGGATCTTCTTGGCGCGTCCCAGGAGCTTCTCAGCGCCCTCTGTATCCCCGGGTCGCAGCACGTACTCAAAGGTGCGCGTCGAGCCGCCCATCAGGCGCCTGGCGGGTTGGGAACGTTGGAGGAGTGCGACGTAGTTGTGGTGGTTGAGTTCGGCGGCTGGGGCAGCGGCTGGGAGTCCAGAGCCCGGTTGGTGATGTCGAGGGCATCCCGTCGGTACTGGGCAATCTCTGCCATCAGCGCCTTGTTCTGTTCCAGCAGGCTAGTGTTGTTTCCATTCGTGTTTGTCTTGATCTCACGAAGTTCGGCCAGGCCCAGTGCAATCAAGATCGTGGTGATGGCCGCACTCACCCCCGCAATGTCCCGATCAAGTAGAGCCGTAGCCCCAATGACCAACATTGCGACGGAGACCATCACCGCCAAGGGCCAGGACACGTTCCGCATTCCTAGATCGTCTCAGATCTGAGATCCTTTTCAAGTTCCAGGGTGACGCAAAAAGCTCCGGTCTCCTCTATTTCAGTCGTCGATGATGTCGCGATACCTGTAGCTGTGCCACCGGTGTCCCTCGTACGGACGTTGCCGTCGGACTGGCCCGGGAGATGCATCCGGGAGCATTTCCCAGGTGATTGCGTAGTTTGTCGTGTAATCCCCATTCAGCCACGATTCAAACAGAACGATCGTTCCGCCGTCGGGACCAACAGACCCGTGTCCGAGTAGCCCGAGTGCATCGCCGGGCTTCAAGTCCATCGGGTCAATCTCCTGACACCAGCCGTCGGTATCCATGGAAACCGTCGACAGGCCACCCCACGAATTTTTCGCACCCAGCGGGATGTCCCAGCACATGCTGACATACCCCGCGGCATCCGTCCGGTAACCGTCGGGCTGATGGAACGCAGTCTTATGAAAGGGGACCGTCTTCTGCGGCCAGCCGTAGCGAGCGCGGACGAGGACCCTGGAACGTGTGATAGGCAACTTAACTCTCCAGTCGCTGGCGCAGCTCGTCTGCGACCCCATCGGCGATCTGAGCCACGCTGGGCCCTGCGTCGCCGCCGCTTCCACCGCAGTCGCAGTTGCAGGTGACCGGCAGCGACTCAATGTCTACCCCAAACGCGGGCAGCTCGCCCGCATCGATGGGGATTGGCTCGGTCTGGCCGGCGATCCGTAGGGCCGCGGCGACTAGGTCTCCACTGCTGAGGTGATAGTAGGTGGTGCCATTGGTGCTGTAGGTGCCGCCGGTTTGCCACGCCCTAATGACGTACATGTCCTTGCCTTTCTGTGGCGATCCTCCGGTGCCAGTGATGGCCCCATAAATCTGCTGCATGGTGGCAGCGTCATTGGCGTATTGGTTCCACACTCCGGCATGAAGGTGGAGTAGGTGCGAACTGTCGGAGCTGGCCGGTTGTCCCTGGAACCAGCCAACAACGTTTACTCCGTCGAAGGTGCCGAACCATTCCGCGAGGCCTGGACATTCTCCAGAACGTGCTAGCGCGTCCATGCGGTGACTGGCGTCGAAAAGCTGCTGGCCCGTGATTCCGACGTCTACTGCGCGATACCAGTTACGGTCGCCGCCCTGGTCTCGTGAATCCGTGGTGCCGTATGCGCGGTCCGTGCAGAACCTGGACAACACGTCCCAGTTGTAGCTGCGATGCCGGCCGTACAGGTGGTTGTTGTCTCCTGCGGAGCCCACTGCATTGAAACTCAGCCCATAGAACACTCGAAGCGGACCGATCAGCCCAGCGTTCATTACCGGCGGGATGAACTGAGCACCCCACACAGCCTCGGAACCCAGCTGCACATACGTAGGCATAAGGGCAGACTATCGGTGCAGAATCTTTTGTACTATGTCGCCACCCCGTGGAAGGCCAGACGTGTTCTGTCCTTGCTGACGCCACCACCACGTCTTCTCGGGGACATGCTCCATTTTCAGTCCGCGCTCACAGCACAGAGCTGCAATGCCGGCGATATGGCGCCAGTCCTCTTCGGAAAATGGGCTGTCTTCCAGGGATTCTTCGAAGCCAACTTCCTGAGCCAGCTCGGTTTTCACCATGAAGGTAATGGTGGTGTGATGTGGGTTGCAAGGGTCTAAAAGCTTGCCAAAGTGTCCGAGCGGGTCGTGAGGGGCATTGAACCAGGCGTTGACGAACACCGCGCCAGTCTCCTGGGCCCGGTTATAGAGTGTCTCCAGGTGCTTAGGTAGCAGAAGGTCGTCTGAGTCGCACCAGGCCAGCCACTCGGTTTCTACCATGCGCAGAAGCTTCTGGCGAGTGCGGCCGGCTCCAGCCCGTTCCATGTCGTTTACCAGAATGATGGTGTCTGGCTGCATGGTCTGTCGGGCAATGGAAGCCAGCGACTCCACGGCTAGGCCGTTGGAGAGACGCTCCGGGTGGCAGGCCACAAGACACGTGATACCGGGTCGAAGGTTAGACACGGTTCCTTCTCTCTCTCCTACGGGGAGGGGATCGCCAGCGGTGGTGGCGGATCATGATAGGGCTTTCCTGTTGAGCCCGTGAGCCACCCGTCGTGATGGACGCCAGTAATATCGGGGATGAATATCCCTGGCAGCGAATGCTGACGCCAGTCATTGACAAGCTTCCAGTCCACGGCGGCAATACCTGCCCACGGGTCCCAGTTGGCTATGGTCAACGCATCCTTCCAACACATGATGCCGGTTGCATCAAGGTGCCCTTCAGCGTAGGACTCGTCACCGATGACGTTCCAAAACGCGCCGTGAGCCCGGAACTCGATTCTCGACAACGACCACATCGCACTGGCTGTTTGCATGGCCCGCACGTGGGCGGACACGTGATGCGATAGCAGCTCGTCATCGTCGCCGAGAAACGACATGAATTGGCCGAGGCCCAGGAAGCTACCAAGAAACCACGGCCACGCCCCATTGTTCTGGGTGACGTGGAGACCTCGTTCGCCGGCCCGTGCGGCCGGGTTTTTCCAGATGTCGTTGATCTGAACAACCCGGGACGTACGACGCGCTCCTGTGGTCTGGTCCACTTGGTCTTCTTCGAGCTGCCACCACCGCTGGTACTTGATCTCATCGAGAAGAAGCTCCAGCTTCGGGTTCTCGTCTGTGACGATGACATGCTCGATGGGGCCTGGGTAGTTCTGACCCCACACCGACGGAATGCACCGCTCCAGCAGCACCTTCTCCCGACCCGGGAAGGTGGGCGTGATCACTGAGACCAATGGCGACTCGGGCTCAGGTTCAGCCACGAGTGCCGCCGATTTGATCAAGGTCATGCTGAACCAGCTTCTCGACGATTTGGTCGAACTTGACGGTGGCCTCCCAGCCAAGGGTCTTCTTGATGTAGCTAGGGTCACCGCGCAGCTCCAGGATGTCGGTTGGTCGCATGAAGGCCGGATCGTGCACCACATACTCGGCCGGGTTGAGGCCGACGTAGGCGAAGGCCCTGTCGACAAACTCCTGCACAGTGTGGGTTTCGCCGGTGGCGATGACGTAGTCACCGGGCTCGTGATGCGCGGCAACGAGCTGCCATGCCTGCATGTACTCCTCGCACCAACCCCAGTCACGGGAGGCGTCGGTGTTGCCCAGTCGCAACTCGTGATCGAGGCCCGCCTTGATGCGGGCCGCGGCGCGTGTGATTTTCCGGTCCACAAAATATGGATTACGGTCCAAGGAAACGTAATTATGCATAAGACATGTAGATGCGTGAATGCCGTAACTATCGCGGTAGTTGATGGTGGCCTGGTGGGCAAACGTCTTGGCAACGCCGTAAATGTTGAGACTGCCGAACGGAGTCTTCTCCGACTGCGGCTGCTCATTGACCCGGCCGTACTGCTCTGACGTCGAGGCCTGCACGAAGCGGATGTTCTTGTTGTGCACCTTGATGGCTTCGAGCATCTTCAGCGGTCCGACCGCATTGATCTCGGCCATGGCCATTGGCTGGTTCCAGCTCTGACCAGAGGAGGCCAGAGCGCCGAGGTTGTAGACGATATCGGGCTGGGCGATGGCCAGCGCCCGCTCCAGTGACGCCTGGTCCTGGAGGTCGCCGTCGAGCAGCTCGATACCAGGCAGCTGCAGCTGCAGCTGGTGCCGCTTGTTGGTCGACACCCACCGAAGCAGACCAAAAACGGTGTCCCCTTTGGCCAGACACTGTTTGGCCAAGATGCCGCCGGCCTGTCCCGAAATTCCAGTGATTAGCACGCGGGTCATAGGTCCACCAGTTCTTCCAGTGAGGGCAGGTATGGGCTGTGGTCGCTGCGCAGACAAGGCTTCACGTCTGGCCGAGTGCGGGTAGCCAGCTGAAACACGGTTTTTGCCCCGGTGCCGAGCCAGATCGTCTTGTTCTGCACGGGGCGCCCATTGATCAGGTCATTGATCATCCAGGCGATGACTGTGGTGTAGTCCCCGATCGTCCACATATCAGTGAAGGCACGGGGGTATTCGAATGGGTCTTCGCGGAACGAGGTACGGATGTTGGTGTAGCCGTACTTGTGCCGCGAAACCTCCATCTCTGCCTGCAACTTGGAAAGGATGTAGAACGAGTACGGATGGATCGCCGCCTCGGTGGAGATGTAGATGATGGGGCACTGGGCATAATCGACTAGGTTCCGGGTGCCCAGGACGTTTGTCTGCCAGCAGGTGACCATCTGGTCGACATCCTGGTCGGCACCCAGGGTGTTGGTGTAGGCCGCAGCGTGGACAATCAGGTCCGGCTCGTGTTCCTGCAGGGTCCGGTAGACCTGTTTCTGGTTCGTGATGTCCAGTTCCGCCCGCGACGGGGCATAGAAATCGTTGAGCTTGCACAGCTCCTTGCCGAGCTGCCCCGAACCTCCGGTCAGCAGGATCACTGGCTCACCAGCTTTGTCGCCTTGTAGTAGTGCGCCTGTGCAATAGCGGCATAGGCGGTGGCCATGGCGGCCAGGCCCCTCTCGGCCCGCTCCTCCGCCGCGTGCAGGTACTGGTCACCGCGGGCCACGATGGTCGCACGGCGCGGTGACGGCGCGTCCTCGCTGTAGGTCCGGAACCAGAAATCTTTGCTCGCGCGAGCCCAGTCCTCGCTGTCATCAAAGGCCATTGCTACATCATTACCGGAATCGGGATGGGGACAATCCACTGACCATCAAATCGCTCACGTCGCATTATTGCCCCTGCGTAATTCCAAACACAAAGGAGCATTGTGTCGGGCGCCCGCGAGTCCGACCGTGGGTCAATGATCGGGATACCGGTACCGGGGGTGAACCGTCCGTGCTTCATCGGCGTGGAGTCGATGAAGTACTGCACCAGCCCCGACTCGATCTCGCAGAAGTTCAGCAGCGTGGTGGACTTGGCTGAGGCGCCGTAGCCGGCCACTCGACGCCCAGCACGGCTCTGCTCCCACAGCAGATCCCGCAAACGCTGCCGGATCCGATTGGCGCGCCCCTGCATCCCGGCCAGACTGCCGGGATCAAGCATCCATTTCTCCTCCAACAACAGTGTGGTCACGCTGCTGTTGACGAGTTCATCGCCCATGCGGCCAACGTGCACTCGCAGGGAGCCGCCTTGAGGAGTTGTCTGCTGGACGTCCACAGCCTTGAGTCCATGCCGCTCAAGTGCGCAGCTGAGAGAAGAAAGAGAGAAGAAAGATCGGTGCTCGTGGTAGACGTGGTCGATCATGTTGCCGGTAATCAGGTCGGCCGCGTACTGGAACTCGACTATGAGCCGGCCCTGGGGGCTCATCACCATGGCCAGGCCCGTGACGAAATCGTCCAGGTCGGCTACATGGGCGATGACATTGTTGGCCACCACAAGATCCGCCCAGCCGTACTCGTTGAGCACCTGCTGGGCCGCCTCCCGTCCAAAGCCCTTCACGATGACGTCGAGGCCTGACTGTCGAGCCTTTGTGGTCGGCCCAACAGCCGGATCCACGCACAAAGTCCGGCAACCAGCCTCAGCGAAGCGGGACAGCATGGACCCGTCGTTGCAGGCGATCTCCAGGACGAGGCCCTTGGTCAGGTCTCGATAGCGCCACAGAAGGTCATCGGCATACTGCTGCTGCTGCTGGACGGCCACCCAGGACGATCCGGTGTAGAAGCCGTAGTCACCGCCCCACAGCTCTTGGTCGTCCACGATCTCGGTGAGCTGGAGCAGCGAGCACTGCGCACAGGTCACCAGTCCCAGTGGATACCGAGTCTGTTCCATGGCCTCGGACGCAGAGTGGGGGAAGTCGTCAGCCAGCGGCGAGGTGCCCAGGTCCAGGACCTGGATCAGGTCTGCAGAGTGGCAGCTGCCGCATGTTTCACGCTGCATGACCATCCCTTTCCATGATCGCCTGCTTGATGTAGAGGGCGGCATCGACCAGTTCTTCGTACAGATCCCGAAGAGCGTCGCGGCCGTTGCCGGCCTGAAGGTGGGTGCCGTACTTCGTCTGTCGGCGGGCGCACAGCTCTTCAATGTCGGCGATAAGTAGGTCCTTCACTAAGGGACCCTGGGTCGCGATGGGTGGTGGCTGTGAATCGCCGGCCATGTCACGCCTCTCGGTAGACGGTTTCCCAGCGATGAATCTGGCGACTGATGGTGTACTCAGACGCCTTGGACATGGCTGCTTCGCTCATTCTCGAACGAAGATCGTCCTTGGACAAGGTCAACAGGTGTGTCGACAATTCTGAGACGTGGTCGTACAGGAATCCGTTGACCCCATCCTCGATGAACTCGGGATACTGTCCGATCCGAGGAGCCACGGCCGGGACGCCTTTGCCGGCATACTCCAACACCTTGATCCATGACTTGCATTGGTTCTGGACGTTGTCCTCCAACAACGCCACCCCAATGTCGAAGTCAAGGTTGTTCCAGTAGGTATGCATGTCCGTGAACCCAGAGACTGTCCGATTCACCATGCCAAAGGTCGGATCTCCGCCAATCATGTGGAACCGAGCCCGAGGCTCAGCTTCCGCGTAGATGCGGAACTGGCCAGCCGCACCCCCGAAGTCCTGGCTGTGGAACGGGCTGCCAGCCCAACCGACCGTGATGTACGGCGATGGGAACTCGATGCGGGCGATCCAGGACTCGTGCAGACAGTTCGGCAGCACCACGATGTTCTTGTTCAGGTGTGCAAGGCGCTCCGCCAGCTTCGGAGTCGACACCGTCACGACCTGTGCGGCCGAGATATTGGCCGCAGTGTCATCCACAATCGGAGAGAAGATCTGGTACGGCACCGTGTTGCCGGGGTCGATCTCCAGCAGATTGTCGTCGATGTCGTAGACCGCAGTCAGGCCAGGAGCGTCGCACATCTCCAGCCATGCTGTATTGCGGCCGGCGATCCGCTGGCCAACGACGATGTCCCCTGGGAGCCAGTTGTTGAACGGAGGCTCCCAGACAACCTCAAACTCGTCCGGATGCAGTGCCATCAACGGCAGCCGAAGCCGGTACCACCAACATCCAGCGCTATCGGTGGCGATGACGAAGATCCGCCGCTTCTTCTTGATCACGACTCCTGCTCCAGCTCGGCAATGGCGTCCTGGAAGGCGCTGGCTCGGATAGAGTGCCGTAGTCTGTCCTGTGTCCGGGTTGCTCGACGCTGCCGATGGGTCTCCCGGTCGGCCGCGGAGTACAGCCACCGAATTAGGACCCTCCTCTGGTCGGCCGTCATGCCCGGGAATGGCAGGTGGTCCATGGTCGAAATCATGGCAGGTGCTTCCAGGTTCTTCTGTGTCGTGCCGCGTAAATTGTGTGTGCCGATACCCCCATCTCCTTCGCAAGGATTGGTCCGGAGATTGAGGTGGTTCTAATACGCGCCACGTCGGCTGCGGTTAGTCTGTAGGACACGGGCTCACCTCGCTGGGCAAGCTTTCGGTTGCCATGCCGATCACCACTGCTGTCCGTACCGTGGATTCGCCGGTCGGCATAATTTTCGGCTTGCGTGCCGTAAGTCAGATTCTCCAGCCGAGCGTTGCGCTTATTACCGTCAAGATGTCGAACCTCCATCCCTTCAGGGGCCGGCCCAAGGAAGGCTAGTGCGACCAGTCGATGAAGCCCGCACTGAAAATTGCGCCCTAGCTTTATCCACAGGTAGTCATTTACGATCGTTGGGGTCATGAAGCGAGGTTCCGGGATTGGGTGACCCTGACGGTTTCGATAACTTCTAATGCGTCCATGGTCGGAAACCTCATATCCGGTGCGGCCGGGTACTGGCAGCCAACGCTCTTCTTTGACTACCAAGGGAGGCGACCGTATTTAGCGGCAAATGTTTCCCGATCTCGACCAGCCTGTTCAGCAAGATCTGGCCTGATGTTCGTGTAATGATTTGGTTGAACGTTGGGAACTGGAGGGCCACTGATCAGGACAGTTCCACGCTCGCGGCGACATTGAATGTCAAAGTCGGAGTCCGCCCACCACCAGTGCATCGATTCATCGGCCCGGACGGGGCTGCTGCCGTCGATGATGAACGCCCAGCTGCACATCCGGTTCATGATGTCGCTGTCCATGTCCCGTTTGACGATGGGGGCGTGCGGTCGACCCCATGGGTTGGTTGATCCGGCGGTGACGTCGTGTTCCCGCATGGCTTGCGTTACTGCGGTGAACCAGCCCTCCGGAACGATCGCATCGTCGCAGAGCAGGGCCACGTCGTAGGGGCGGTCCTTGTACCAGTAGTTGTAGAAGTCCAGCCCCATGTTCCAGAACTGCGCCAGGTTCGGCGGCTGGTCTGGCACGTACATGAGACCCACGTCTTCTGGCACCGTGAGCTTAGGGTTGGAGGCGTTGTCCATCACCATGAGCGTGTCGACCTGTGGCCTGATTGCTGCAACGGTCTGGTCGAGAAGCTCCTGGCGATTGTGGGCCATGATGAAGGCTGCGCGCCCACGTGGCTCAGATTCCATGCTGCTGTACTCCAGATAGGTCGATGGCCGGGCCGCGCTCGACGTGCCAGGTGCCGGCTTCAAATACGAGTGCAGTGAGGCGGCTTTCGTTGTCGTCCTGCCAGGCGTCGACCGCTGTTACCTTGACGTGGAGACGGGCGGCTGCAGCAGCCACAGCCTCATGCCCCCATTTCCCCACCCACCACAGAGGGACAATCACCTCTAGCTCTTCGGTGTGGCGCTGGAGCCGTTCCCTGTAGCCAGCGGTCAGGTTCTCCAACGTGACCGCCGGATCAGTCTCCGTATTCATCGGCTGCCGCTCCGAACGCTCCGCCGAGAATGCCGTAAGCATCGTCTGGGTCCAGGCCATGCTTGTCGACCAGCAGCTCGAACAGCGTGACGAATGTGTCACCGTTGTCGGGATGCCACCAGCCGCCGTCGACTCCCATGCGGGGATCGTCGTCTGGGTCTTCGCGGAAACCTCGTTCGATGGCCGAAAGCGCCTGCTCCCGATTCAGCTTGCTCACTTCCCACCGTGCCGCTGAATGTTGAGAGCCCGCTCCCAGGCTTCCCATAGCCGCCAGGCGTTCTTCTCTATCGTCTGGTCCCGCATATACTCGCGTCCCCTCTCACCCAGGTCTTGACGAAGAGGGGCGTCATCCATCAGCTGCTTGACAGCCTTGTACCAATCTTTACGGCTATCGACGAGGAGGCCTGAACCCGACTCTTTGTGGAAGCGACGGTACTCGGCGCGTGGGGAACCAACCCACGGCACGCCGACAGAGGCGGCCTCAATAAGCTTGAGTCGAGACTTTCCGGTGTTGAACGAGGTCGCTGCCAGCGGGGCGATAGAGACCTGTAGTCGGGCAATCTCCGAGGCCCAGTTCACCAGCTGCACGACGCCAGTGTGCTCGGGTTGCCCCTTCAGTCGAAGGGCGCCTTTGGCCTGGGTGACTGGACCAATGACGCGGAACTCGTAGCCATCGTTGATAAGTTCCTGAACCGCCCCGCCAGTCACCTGCAAGTCGTTCGGGTGGCTGTCCGTCGTCCCGGCCCAGCCGAACACCTTATCCTGATCGACTTTGATCCGGAGGTAACGCTCGGGCACGTAGTTGTCGATGACCTGCCCGCGGCCGTGGCGGGCGTAGACCCCCATGAGCTGCTGTGTGGAGACAGTTACCATCGTGGCGGCCTTGCACGCCTGCTCGACGTTTTTCCACGAGTGAGGCGTCCTCGGATTTTTGGGGTGGTAGTTGACGAAGGCTTTGTTGTCAGGGTGGATGCAGCTGAGGTCATCGTCCATATCGATAACCATGGCCACGCCTTTGGCTCGGAGGATCTCAATGACCTTGGCGTGCCAGTTATGGCTTAGGCGCTGCATGACCAAGACGTCGGCGTCGTTGGGGATTTTGACGTCGATAATTTCGGCGTCAGCCTGAGAGAGCCCAGTGCCCCGGAAGTGAACCTCTAGGCCGGTGTCCTTCCCGTCGTTCATCTCCTTGTTCTTTGGGTACTGGATTTCGATGTTGTACCCAAGGTTCTGCAGGTACTCAGCCGACCAGATGAGCCTATAGAAAACCGCAGCCAGCGGTGTCTGCCGGCATCACGCACACCTTCACTGTTGACCTTCACCCGCATCCATCACGGACTCCTTTACCTCGGTCAGGCGTTCAAATTTGCCCCAGCTTTCTATCGCCGGTCACATTAACAGGGTGACCGGCGCAACACTTCAAGGATGTACGCGACACTCCGTCACCCTCGACTGAAGGCATCTCGAACTTTCGAAGGACCTGACGGCGTTATGCGGGCGTCATTACCTGGAGCAATGTGTGACCCTGCATCCCTAGCTTGGGCGACGGCAACAGCCTGGGACGCTGTGATGTAGTCCCGATACTGCTGTACGGGAGGGCATGGCCATACATTGCGGCATCGACCACATATCAGAGTCAGCTCGATCGGGCGAGTTGGATCTAGCACATCGCTGACTGGGGGTATTTCTGTCGGTGTGTGGGTTGAGTTGATCAGCCTCGCAACCAGTGGGTCTGTGAAGTTGTATGACATGCCTCGTGCCTCCTTGTTGACCAGGGGTCAGTCCGTTGGCCAAAATTCTTCGATGCAGCAAGACCAGAAATCCCCGCTATCAACCTTGAGGTCACCGCCACCGCCGCCGGCTGTGGCCCACGCTCCGACCCATATCATCGTTCCGGCGGGGATGCCTACAGCCGATGCCACTCCACTGATAGGGGTATGTGAGTTGGTCGCGCCGTTGGTACCGAAATGCTTGGCCAAGAACACTTGGTTTCCGGCTGCTGTGGTAACGGCGAATAGGGCATTGACCGGAGATCCCGTGTAGTATGTCTGAGCCCAGGCAAATCTTAGGCTGGTGCCGTCGTACTTCTTGGTCAAGGCCAACGAAGGCGATCCGGGCTGATCGACATATACCGCTGAAGTGGTGGAGCCGGCGGTGAGGCTGTCGAAGTTGACACAGTTGGCACCGAGGCGTAGGTCTTCTACAACGACCTTGCCGGAAATGAAGTTTCCCGACGGGGGAGTGATGATGACGTAGACGCGGTCGCCGGATCGTATTTCAAGACCACTCATATTGGTGAGGCCAATAGGAACGGTGTCGCCGTCCATAATTCCGGTGATGGCGTCGGGGCCCGAGTTAACTATTGTGCTAATTCTAATAGTCCAGGTAAGCCCCAATGCTTTTGCATTGTCAATAAGCTGCTTGGCTCCGGCGGAAATAATGTTTGCTATCGTCGTTTGATCATTGAAAATGGACTCCATCAGTGGTACGACCTTCTTAGCGTGTGCGACATGGGCTGCCCCTCGGACAGCGTCATCTGCCAGGAAAGCTCCAACCATTGTTCGCCTCGCCACTTAATTACGTTATAGCTGTCGTGGCGAGGGTCTGGTGCTGTTGTTAGCGTGGTTGTCTCTACGATGGTTTGACGTTCGGCCAAATTCCGAGCAATTGCCTGACATTGTGGGATGTTCAGCACCTGCATATCAACAACGCTTGGAATGTAGAATCCACGGTTCTCGAACGAGTTCGGTGCATTGACGGGAACGTCCGCAATACCGAAGACTGCGGCGCCAGGCTCTCCAGGGGCATTCGAGATAACAACGAAGCGATTTGGGGCGTTAAGTACGTCAGATTGTTGCAGAATACTGGACCGCATCACCTGGTTGCCTGCGTCCCAATCGAAATCAGGGATAGCCAAAGCTGGGTTGAATGCCCGGATGAATTGGAAAATTCCTTGATTATCAAACCATGGGCTGAAATAGTCCGTAACTAGGGCAGCTGCCTCGATGATGGAACCGCGCATCGTCCCGGCCGACCAGGACTGATTAACTACGAACTCAGATGACTCGATTTCAACACGGACATTGAAATCCTCTAGGAGGATGTTCAATACCCTACTAAGAGAAGCGCCGCGGTTGGCAATGCCCGTTCCAATGACAACATTTGGAACACCAGCTGTGGCCGTTAGTGACAGATTTGAGGCGTCAAATCCTTTGGTTATCTGTTGGTCGATTATGTACATCTCGTCATTCAATACAACGTTTGACAATTCACCACTAGTGAAGATCTGATTCGACTGCTGAGTGAAGACGAACACCCCGAGCTGATATTCGGCGCCGTTTGGGAACACCATGTACGGGATGATCCGATCCTGGATCACATTGATGTCGCGAGTGTCCTCGGCACCTAGGCTCAAGTTGAGCTGCCGCTTGATTGTCCGAGTAGTGTCGTGAGAGATTGTCGGACTGGATCGGATCGGATGAACTTCACCCATAAATTGGCCAGTGACGCTGTTCATTCGGACGAAGCGGTAGGTGCACTGCCGCTGCCCGACCCAAGGAGCCAGGTCGAGCAGCGGATCGTACGGGAAGTTCGTTAAGGCCATGTCGGGTCCACCGGTGATGGCGTGTCAGTGACTTCCACGATCTGAACAGTGGCCATATAAAGCTGTCGGCGATTCTGCACCACGCCCGAGGGAACGTTGATGCTGGCGAACCAGCGGTTGCCGTCTTCGTCGCGGACGCAGATGTAGGACACGTCCGCCCAGGCCATGTCGCTCAGCGCCTTGAATCCGGGCAATGTGGCCGGGTCGATGGCTGCGGCCTGGACGAGGAGTGTTCGACCGAACTGGTCGCCGCCACGCTCTCTTGGCCTGAACGCAGTGAAGAAATCGCGGTCATACATCGGCTGCAGCTGCGTGAATCCGGCCTCGGCGAAGGCGAAGTCTTCGTTTACCTGGCCCTCCCATGCGTTGGAGTAAGCCAAGTTAGAATAGCCGCTTTGATGTTCGTTCGTTGTGAAGATCATGACATGGGCCTGGCTCAGGCATGAGCCAGAGACTCCTGGCGAGGCCAGACTGATACTGACGGTATTCGACCAGTCGCTTGGGAAGTCATAGTGGTCCAGGGTTCGGATGCGGTAGTTGCTGATCATGCCGGTGCGGGCTTCGTAGTCATTGAAGCCAGTGACAGCTGGATTTGTGGCCAACATGATTGTTTGCCAGTCGGTGATCTCGTCTGAGCGCTGCAGCTCGTAGGAGCCGAACCAGAACTGCGGCGGCGTAATCCGAAGGTCGTCGAACAGAACCGACAAGCCGAGACTGTTGGTGGTGACCGACGCTGCGATCCCGGCCCCGTTCCCGGTCGTCAAGGAGGTGTCGGTGAACTCCAGCAACCACATTGTTGGTTCATCGACGTGATCACTCCACACCTTCGCCTTCAGGAATGGTCCCGATCCCATGAATCGAATATTGACCATGTTCCCATAGTCAAAACTCGGTGCAGCCGGTGACAATGAATCCAAGATTGTAGTAACGCCAGCCACGACTTTTCGCACTGATACGGACGTAATACTTCCGGCGATAGTTGTGATAGTGGCGTCATAGAAGTTGTTGGAGTCGGTAAAGCGACCAACGACTCCCACCCGGGCGGAGCTAGAGGCATTCAGAATTCCATTGAGAGAGAACTTCACCGTTACGTCGAAGTTAGGGCCAATGGGCAATGTGCCAATAGCCTGTACGGCAGTAGTGTCAGGCGTAAACACCGCTTGGGTTCCGTTTACGGCATACTGCGTGGCGGCCCCTGTGGTCGAGTATGTGCCTCCCGACGAGGACGTCCCAAGGCTATTACTCACAGTTCGAGTGAAGTCATCCCACGCAGATCCAGTGTTTACTGGAGGGCTCCAGAACAGTCGATTGTAGAGAATATCTGTTGGTATTCCACAGGGATCGATACCGCAGTTCTGCCCAATTCCCGTAATTGCTTGGCTCGCAGTGATGACGCCGAAGCCGGTGATTGGCGGAATGTACTGCGAGAAGATGATGACTGCATCGGAAGCGTTGTCGAAGGTTGTACCTGAGACGTACGGCCCCCACTGCGGAAGCCAGTCCTCGTTGATGGCTGCGCCGGACACGGGGTAGCCATAAGTGCCAAGGTATAGCCGCTGGGGGGTAGGAACCTGGGCGAAAGGCAGCCAGAAGTTGGTGTTGACGTCCTGCACGATTCCTGAGACGGCGGGGGCAGTTGCACCAAGCACCTCCCAGCGGTTGCCGGCGGTTTCGTTGGTGGCCGACCAGCGCCAGGTGGGGACCGAGCCGGTACCCATGGTCGGAGGGGTGGGGAATCGGAGCGTGATCTCCTTCCAGCCATCGGTGATTTCCGGGAGGGCGTCAAATTCCGTTGGCGTGATCTGAACCGCGAAGGCGGACCCGGATACGGTGGGACTCGCACTGTCCAAGCGCAGTGGAATAGTTGTTTTGCCGAACCGGCGGGCGTAGTACCTTACCCACGGCCACTGGCGAGCCGCCCCCACGAAGCGGTCGTCGACCTCCTGGCTGGCGGTGTTGGTGGAGTAGACCTGCGCCGCGGACTGCTGACCATAGACGTGGCTGTATTCGATCAGTGCGCCCGTGGACGTGTGCATCGTCAGCTGAGGAATTAGGTCTGTCGACTGGCTCGTGAACTCGGAGCCAATCGTATTCTCGTTCAGCGGGAACGGTAGGTTGATTTGTACGCCCGGGTGCGAGGGCAGCTCGTATAGCTGTCGAACTTCGTTCAATTGGGCCACGGTGCGATATAGATTGGCGTAGTAGTTGTCGCCAAGGTTCGATTCAGAGATAGTGACCGTGTAGTCACCATTGGGCAGAATTGGACCAGTGGCTGCAGTTAATGGGTTACGAACAGTGATGGAATTGGCGCCCAGTACAAAAGGATCACGTGAGGGCCGATTAGGAATATCGTCATTGAATATTTTCGAGCCCATGGCGACCCGGGACTCTTCGCAATAAAACACTTCCAGAGCACAATATTCGAACTGGAACTGTGGTCCCAGTGCAGCCGAAACCCCAGACTCCCCGAATCTGACACGAAGTCTATTTACTGCCCCGGCCTCAAATCGTGCCAATTCAGAAAAGGTCCAAGGCATGATTTGATTAATGCCGGCGCTTGTCCCGCTTCCAACCCCAAAGAAACGGTTAGCATCGCCCATGTGCATGCGCACAGTTTCTTTTGTTGACTCCGGGGTCCGATTAGTGATCAGGTCCGGCAGACGCATCGTGTCATAAGAGAGAGGGGTGTAGCCAAAGTCTGTTGCCACATCTACGCGAACACTCTGGAAAGATTCCTCGATGCTGAAACCTTGATTTAGTACATTGATACCCGCGAGTAGGTCAACGCCGAGGATACGCTTACCATTCAGTAGCGGTGCATAACTATTGACAGCGAAAAATGTTGACAAACCCCATTCTTCGGGGTTGGCCTGCCCCATGGTCCAGAACAAAAAGTAGTTGTCGCCATTGGCAAACAAATTCTGGGCAGTGGTTAGACCAGGAAAAGTCTGAATGATTGCCGACCCTGTGACCTCGGCATAGTTACATGGAATAATGACCGAACGTACAGGACCTGAGGCCGCTTCCTGTCCGTTCGGATAAATGCTGGCCGTGTAGACCATATTGCTGCCGAATTCATTCGGCCACTGCTTCAGGTAGAAGTGAACATTGTCAACAGTTGTGGAGGTTGGTAGCCGGAAGCTGTAACCACGTTCGATTGTGTTCGCGAACGGGTTGAGGACCAAGTCCTCATCGCGGATCGGCACCCATTCCTGGCCGATGTTCTGTGGGTTGCGGGGGTTGTAAATTCCCATCAGATCCCCGATCCGAGGCTTCGAACAGCCAGACGTGTATTGCGTTGAGCAAGGGTGGTGGCGAGACTGTTGCCGGCAGCCGCCCCAATGCCGCCGGCTTGGGCGTTGGTCGGGGTGGCGCCGTAGAAGTTCATCTGTACGGCACCGGTCCCCAGAAGAACATTCGAGGTAGCCACGGCCGAGGCGCTCTGCAAGGCTGGGGCTTCCATTTCCATACCGGTGGCGATGCGCTGGACGATGGTGGCACCAGCGATCATCGGGTCACCTTCACCGGACAGCGGCCCCTCCTTGGCGGGAGAGTGCGGCAGGAAGCTCAAGACACCGTTGTTCATGAGCCAGGAGAAGGCACTCTTCAGTGGTCCGATCATGGCGAGGGCGCCGTTGATCAGGCCTTGAATCAGGTTAACTCCTGCATTCCATAGCACGCCGCCGAGGTTGCCGACAGCGTCGGCAATATTTCCGCCGAGGCCGCCGAAGAAGTTACGCACCCTTTCGATGGTGTTATTGAAAGAGTCGATGATGTTGTCCCGGATACTGGTGAAGTAGTTGGACACGTCGTCCCGGAATCCAGTCAAGACAGCAATCGCGCTGTCCCGGAACGAGGCAAAACCGTGGGTGATGTTTTCGATGAACGTATTCCAGGCCCACTCGACCTTGGCCCAAAACTCGTCCCATTTGTCACCGAGACTTGAGAGGAATCCTCCGATTCCATGGAATAGGTCGACAACCGCCATACGAAGACCTTCGATGGCGACGAGGATGACACTGATCGTAAGAAGCGAGCCAATCAGAATCTGACTCAACACAACGGCAATGCTCATCAGAGCACGTAGGGCGCCTTCACCTAGAGGCGATTTAAAGAAATCTGTCAACATTTTGAGCTGCTCTGTAAGGGCGGCAATGAAGCCACCATTCTCTTCGCCAGCAGCATTCAAAGAGTGGACGAAGGCCATGATGAGTTCGCCGGCCTGAGTCAGCAGGTCCCAAACGTCGCTCAGGTCTCCCTTGACCTCATCCAGCCACTTGAGGAACACCGTGTTGTGAGCCAGGTCATCTAGCCAGACACCTAGGTCAAAAATGGCCTGATTGAAAACCTGGCCGAACCAGTTCACGAAAGGCGTAACTGCCGTACCAAATTCAGAGAGTCCGGTCAGCAGTTGGACAATCGCTGGCCCGAGCTGCCTCAACCAGTCGATGGTGGAGGGAACAACCGTATTCAGGAACTGGATGAACACTGGGTCGTTGAAGAACCGCAGCACTGTCGTTGCCAGACTGCCCAATGTCTCAGCCAGGGGGCCGACTTGGCTGTTAAGGGTCTTGATCAAGGCAGTGTCAGGACCGATGATCTCGCCCAGGTCGGTCAGTCCGCTGAAAAATCCTTGCTGTGCCTCATTCTTCAGATTTTTGAAGACATCTCGCAGGGGCAACAATTCTCGGACAAAAGTCGCTGCCGCAGGCGCAAGCCCCTTCAATGCCTTGTCTAGCTCTTCGGCATCTTTGGCAGCAAACGCGTTCTTGATGGCGTCGCCCATGCCCTGGAAAGCCAGAAGCAGAACTCCTGCCTGCAAGCCAAGGGCGAAGAGAATATTTGGGACCGGAACCAGCAGGGAGGTGAGCGCAGCGACGGCCTCAATAGCCGCACCCACAGCTTCGACAATGAGACCGATTACGGGGATCAGGAACGCGATGAGGGGGGACTTGCCGGAAACGTTGAAGCCGGCACCGATGGCGCTTCCAAGGGCCTCGCCGACCTTGTTAAAGCCACCGGAGGAGCCGCTGTCCTTGATTACCTTCTCAAGGTCTTTGGCGACGTACGACACCCAGGTGGATGTGGCGTTTCCGTTGCGGTCGAATCGCAATGTGGCTCGGGAGATCTCGAAGCCTTCGCGTTCGATGCCGGCGGAGATGCCCCGGGCAACGTCTCGGCCTGTATTCTTAGTACTTTTCTTTAGGTGTTCGTCGAGGGTCTCGCCCCACTTGTCACCCGTGTCCGCCATCTTGGCGTCGCCCTCATCGCTGGCATCATCCAGGATGTTGGCAACGTCTTTGGGAGCTTTGTCGCCGCGGAAACGTACATCGGCCCAGGCAACGCCAACAGCATCGGCTGCACCCAACGGCCCGCTCACGACAACATCACCCCTCAAAGCTCATGTGATGTGCGCAGGCAGGGCAAGCGGCACTGCGCACCAGTTTAACGATCACTGCATAGAAAGGAAGGCGCCACGGTCCATTTCCATCGAATCGATTGGAGCTGGCTGTTCGGTGGCCAACTCAGCAGGGACTGCCTCCAGCTTCAAGATGAACATGGCCGTCTCCTTCGGCTCCATGCTTTCCAGGGTGACGACCAGAAGAACGTCCAGGAAGGCGGCGATGGAGACGCGCTCCAGGTCGACGCGCTCCAGCAGTTTGGGCCCCAAGATATGCCACGAACTCCGGGCAATGTTGATCTGCCGAAGGGCTACCCACCACGGCCGAGCACACACCATGGCAACCAGCTCAAGGCATGTTTCGTATAGGTCTTCGACCGTCACTTTTTCGGTGTAGAGAAGTTCTTCACCACCGTCGAAAAGGTCCAAGATCATGCCGTCGATGTCGGGAGCTGGCTGCATCAGATACGCGAGCCAGTCCGCCGCCGCCATGGCGGGGATCGTGAATTCTACGGCCCCAAGAAGCACCGTCGCCGGCCATGGCTTCAGCGACCACACTGGGTCGACATTCAGCTTGGGCGTGGGTGCAGGCCTCGTTTGTGCCGTCGACAGTTCCGTGGGCAATCCGCCGGAGCTGGGACGGTTACCGCTTGGCCGGCGTCCGGCCACGACGCACCCGAGCTGGCTTCTCAACGCCGTCGTCGTCGGTGTTGAATGCAGTCACAAAGGTGATCAACTCACGGAGATCTAGCTCGCCTTTCACCATGAGGTCCTGCATGTACATCTGGTCGTCCTCGGAGATGACGACCGACTCCAGAATGGAGAACATCCGGTCGATTCCATCGAGCTTGCGGGTGTTGCTGATGTCGTCGCGCTGCAGAATCTTGGCCTCTCTGGCCAGGAGCATTATCTGCGTGTCGAGGAGCTTTCTGACGATGACCGTACGTCCGTGCACATTAACGGGCTGCGTCTCTCGTCCAGGATCAGGAGTGGTCATGCGCCCGATACTAGATGTCGCGAACGATAACCCGCAGGTTGTACCGTGCCGCCACGCTTAGAAGGGCCCTGGCAAGGTAGTGCTTTCCGGGCTGCCCCGGATGCGACCGACCAATAGTCCCGGGAACGCCAGGGATCTGGTTGAAGTACGCAGTCCGTCCACGCCACTGGAACTTCAATGCCGGCCGGGACACTTTCCCGAAACGATAGACGGTGACACCCTTCGGGAAGATGGGGTGTATCTTGGCGCCCTTCTCTACAATTTTGGCGTAGGACAGTCGGCTGCCAACTGATCCCGAGGCACTCCACCCCACCACACGCGGCCCCGAGCGGTAGATGCTTTCAGCCAGGCGCCCATTACTGTACGGGCCCCTGCTTGCATTCGCCTTCGCCTCATCCTGCATCGCCCTCAGTGCCTTTTCGGCCTGCCGACGAGCAATGAACATGGTCTGCGCCCGCAGCCGCACCTGGTAGACCTGGTACTCACCCATCAGCAGGCACAGTCGTAATTGGGGAACTGGGCGGTCAGGGTCATGGACCGCTCGACGCACCCGCCCTGCGGGTTGCCCTGCGTCTGGCGCTCGATCACTAACGACATACCGAAGAACAGATTGTCGTTGTTCACCACGAAGTCGCGCATGCAGCAGGCCACCTGGCGCAGCGTCTTGGCGTCGATGATGTTCTGTCGGGCTGCCGCATTCCAGTCAGTGCAGCTGGGCGGCAGGAACTGGTTCCCGGTGGGGGCACATCGGATAATTCCCACCTTAAACGCCTGGGCCCAAGTCGGTGGCGCACAGTGGGCGGCTGCCTGCCGAACAATATCCTGCTCCGGGAACGAGTCTGAGGAAGGGTAGGTGTCACCAAGGGCGACATAGGCGATACCTTCGCAGCACTGATCTTCCAGGATGCCGGCGTCGTGAGCAATCTCGGTACCCACCCGGAAACAACAATGGGCTGGCGCCCCCTCGGCCGCCTGCGAGTAGGTGCACAGACATTCGAGGAGTTTGTCCATGAGAACCTCAGCAAGATCTGGGGCGGGTTCAGTCACGTCCGCTTCCTCACGGGAAAGTAATCTGGCGAGGTTCCATTAGCTCCGGGGAGTAGAAACGCGTACGGCCTTTGAGGCCGTACGGATTGAGAGCCAAAATGACCTGGTCAACTTCCCAGAGTCCTGTTAGCCCGTTCCGGAGCAGTTCGGCGACATCGACCATCGATATGGTTACGCCCTGGCGACTGATCGAAGAGACTCGTGACGGCAGCCGGCACACCAACCCGAGGCAGGCCTTGGCGTACTCGCAGGCGAGCGATGCATAGGCCTGAGCAAGGGCGTCAGGGACTGGCAGTCCGCGCAGGTAGGTCACCTCGAAGGCGTCGGCGTCACCCGGCGGCTTGTTCTGGTCGGCACACTGGGGCCAACATTTTGAGGTGTCGACACGGACCAGCCACTGCTGATCCAGCACGAAAATTTCGCTGCCACCGGTGACGATCAGACTCTCGCCACCAATCCGCACAGAAGTGATGGAATACACAGGGCCTGGGAGGTATACCTGGCAGTCAGGGGAGCAGGTGCAGCAGCCTCCGGGTCCGTTATTGCCGCAATAACAATTGAACCATTGGCCGTTACTGATATATGGGATCCAGGCGCCCATGCCGTCGTAGTACCAGCCCCCACCATCACAGTTCTCGCAGAACTTGCCGCAAGGCCGGACGGTCAGTTCGCATAGCCCGAACTGGCGGCCGGTGGCAGCCCACAGAATCATCCTCGCGTAATCCGTGGCTTGCGTCTGCAGCGACTCGCTGTACGTGTCCCAGTCCTCGCAGCACAACTGGAGTCCGACGTCGGGCCACGTACATGTCATCCCAGGCAGATTGGCGGGAATGCTCCCAGCTGGAATAGGCATTTTACGGCAGCACCTCCCCGAACGGAGCAGCGTTAGAGGTGCCAAGAGAAGCCGACAGGACTGAATTCGGAAGATCGGCCTGACCAGCCACGACTGCCGTTAGGCGTGGGCTAGTTGTCAAAGCGACGTTCATCGCGGAACTCAGGCTGAAGCCAATGAGGGTTGGAGTGGCGACGCCAGTAACGACCAGTACCGCCAGGGCGTACCGCTGGCCGAGGATCGCGTTGTAGCTGGCCGACAACGCCTTCGAATAGCGGGTGCTTGCAGACGCAAACAAGGTCGTGTCGTTGGCTGTGCTAGCGACGAGGGTTAGATCCCCGTTACCAGCAACGGAGTAGATACCCATGCGACACAGCGTCGGTGTTGCCGCAGCAGCAGTGCTGCCCGTAGCCACAGCAAGAGTAGAAATCGTCTCGGCTCGTGGTGCAGTGAAGAAGGACAACCGCATCTGTTGGCTCGTAACGCTGACAGTGCCGGAGGCATAGCGCCGATCCATGGTGGTCGTGCCTGCCGCGAGGGCGTCCGGATCGCTGGGCAACCACACGATTCCTGGAGTAGCGGCCGGATCAGCCCATGGAACATAGCCCGGTGTCCCTACGGCAAATCGGGCTACAGCGTCATTGGCCGTACCGACGATCAGGTCGCCTTTTGCATCAGCGATGGAAGACTGGATGGCGCCAGTGATGCGCGAGTCGTCGCCGGCCGCGACCGTTCCGGCGCTAGTGCCGACATTAAGGACCGCGGCCCCACCAAGCCCCAGATTGGTTCGCGACGAGGACGTCGATGCAACGTCGGAGAGGTTATTGGCGATCTGCAATCTTGCTGCGTCGCCGGCTACGCGAGCTGAAGTTTCAGCAGCTAAAGCGGCGTTTGTTGCTGCGGCATCAATGCGCGGATCGTAATAGGCATTGATCTGTGCGATCGGCCCCCCGTCCGCTACCACCCACAACGTATCCGTGCCGGCAAGCGGGCCCCAAAACCAAGGCAGCAGTGAGTTACTGTCCACGGTCAGCGTCGAGTCAAGAATGACCGGACCCGGCGTCGAAGGGTTCAGTGGATCGTACTCAGCGATATCAGCCAGAACCGTGGCGGCATCGTCGGCGTACACGATGGCCTGGCTGCCGATTGCCGACCTTAGGGATGAGCCAATGGGTCGGTAGACCAACTGCGATCCCGGATCTGCGTAGAGAAGCCTGGCCATATCGACTCACCCCCTCTTCCTTGAAAAACTTGTTGCTTGCGCAAGCAACTAAATGAGCTTGTCCTGCTCAAAAAGTTGCTTGCGCAAGCAATAAAAGTTCATTGATGTTTCCGTTACACTGCTGCGCAGCCACAGCTAGCCGCTGGCGGTGGCAGCCGCGTAATAAACATGCGGCTGTGCTGCGTGGATGTGATGGGTGTGTTCATCGGTACCGGCGTCGTAGACCCGATTGGGTTATCGCTGTAGTCGACGTTGTATGGACCAACGCCCCACAGCGAGTTGCCATGAGTACGCGCGTTGATGGTGAAGTTGGCGACGCCGTTCTCCAACGTCATGTCGCCGATCGTGCCCTCCACGACCCACGGCCAGAGGAAGTATCCATACTCTTGGCCACCCGTGCACAGCGTCGCCGTGTTGGCCAGACGAGTCCAACCCTCCAGGCTGAAGTTCACGTTCTGGGCCGAGTTCTCGTCGGTCGAGTAACCGATCTTTGTGGCCGCAGTGTCGTTAGACGTGTACAACGGTTCAGCCGCGACGATGTTGACGATGTCTGGGTCAATATTGCACAGGGTGATGACCAAGTCGATCCACTTCAGGATCGGCGGGTTGGTCTCACGGACACAGAACGTACCGTCACCGTTCTTGACGAAGAACTCTTCACGGTCCTCGTAGTTCTTCGTCATTTCGATGGAAATGATGCCGTCGGACACGACCTGCGAGCAGCTACCCGTAACGACCTGGCCGCACGAGTTCAGCCGCGTCACCCGGATCCGCGGGATCTTGAATGGGGTGAAACAAACTGTTGCCATTACGAATCCTCGCCGTTAGGAGAAGCGGAGGGTTTTGGTGCAGACGCTCGCTTGGCGGGCGTTGGGACGGTTGTTGACTCAGCAGAGTTTGAATTTTCAATCTTCGCGCTATCAACAACTTCGAAGCCGCTGGCGTGCACTTCGGTGCCATCGCCTTCGGCTTCTTCCTTGGCCAGACGCATCTGGTACCAAGCATCAGCAAGGTGAATCTCGGCCAGGATGATGCGGCCGGCGGTGCCGTACGTGACCTCAACCTGGTTCGGGTTCACTGCCAGCGAAAGCAGCTCGCGAACCACGTGGATGAGCAAATCCTCATCCACGTGGATCTCAACCCACTCGCGCATCAGCGGCATTTATCGGTCCACCGTATTGAGGGTTACGTTTACGGCCGCCGAATAGCAGTCGAAGGCGAGCACGTACTCCCGCTCCATGACGATGGTCAAGACGTTGGTGGTTCGGTTAATGACCTGACCCATGGGTGGCACAAACAGTTCAGTGTCTGGGGTGCGCCAAATGGTGAGCGGTCCCGTGACATAGATCCATGTACCGGCCTGTCCAGTTGGCCCCACGCCTGCGTAGTTGCCAAAACTGACTGCTGTACCGACGTCCGTGCGCCAGACGCCACCTGCATTGACGTTGCCGTCAGGCTCAATCAGGTGTGCGGCCTTGAAGTAGGCCGCGGCCTCCATCGGGGCATGGATAACGGCCCTGGACCCGAACCGGGCGTAAATCCAGTCCTCCAGCATGCTGACGGCCTGCACTGGCCCCTGGGCAGCACCCAGGGAAACGGCGCCGGTCTGCAGCGACGGGAACTGGCCGACGAGGCCCTGCGAGAAGATGCTTTCGACAGTGGCCTGCTCGCCAGCAATGAGCTGGTCGTACAGGTAGCGCTTAACCTGCTCCTGGCCGAAGTCGACCAGGCCGACGGTGCCGCATTGAATGGCCGAATAGACGATGAACGGCGCGCCGGTGACGGTCGTAACGCCAGAGGTAATGACCTTGGTGTTGTGCGCGTCCTGGCATTCCACCTCGTATTCAAGGGGAAGGTTGCACGTCGAAATCTGGTACTGCAGGCCACCGATGCGGGCGTTAATGGGAAGGTCAACGGGTCCGTTGGCGACGTTGAACAGCCCGTACCGCGGAACGATTGGATTCGGCGGCGGGACATAAAGCGGACCGGTCAGACTTGCCATGCCTTCACCCCCTTTCGAGGTCAAAGGGGCTGGGTCGAAAGACCCAGCCCCTTACTGAGCCTCTTAGCAGGTAACTGCGCGCTGGATGCCGGTCGAGCCGTTCGAGCAGATGTTGATGGTGTAGACGCGGCTGATCGGGCAGAAGCGCATCGCCCGGAAACCGTCCTCCAAGAACAACTGAGTCACCTTGTTAGTGGCCAAGTTGACTGAGTCGTAGATGGTGTCCAAGCGGATAACGTCCTGCCGAGCGACAACCCACGTGCCCGCAGGGTAGGCCAGGAAACGGACCTGGGTCGGCAGAGCACAGATCGGGGTGTCCGAACCGGGGAACGGACCACCAGAAACACCAGTCGAGGTGAACGAGTCCTGCCAGTCGTAGACCCACTGGGCCCGCGCGTTGCGGGTCCGAAGCAGGCCGTCGACCATGGCGTCGGTCAGGTCCGGGTCCATCGGGCCGTTGCGGCGGATCCAGTCAGCGCGGAGCTGGCCCTTCACCCAGTACGGCAGGATGATTTCGACGGTCTGGTTGCGCTGCAGACGCAGGCGGTACTGGATGTCGAGAATTGCGGTGTCGATGGCACTCATCAGCTGCGAGACAACCGAACCGTCCGAAACCCACGGCTGGCAGGCCGTCATGTCAACCGCGGTCGAGTCGGTGACAATGTCGGCGATGATCTGACGGTTGACATTGTGGGCTTGCGCAGCAATGGCCCCTTGCACGAAGGTCGAGACGAACTCGGGGTAGCCCCGGTTCTGCAGGATGTCACCGGTGAGGCAGAGGGCCGCAACCTTGAGCCGGTCATCCACGAAGCTGGGGCACGGGATTGCGACACAGGTCTTCGTTGTGTCTGCAATGACCTGGGCCTCAGTCAAGATGTTGAAGCCCGTGCCGCTGCCGAAGATGGTGTCGAACTGGATGCCCTGGTTGTGCCGGATGCCACCGCGACGGGCGCCAATCTCAGGCACGGACAGGAGTCCGTCGGTGGTGATCTCGTTGCAGGTGGTGTAGATCGTCTCGGACGGAGCACACCAGCCGGTGCCGGCCAGCAGGCTTCCACCAGGCAGGCGGGACTCGTCGCGGACGAAGTCCATCTTCTGCGCGATGGTCACGTCGTCGTCGCCGTCAGACACGGCGAAGTCGTTGCCGAACTCGCGCCGGATCGTGGCAACGGTGGACTGCTGGGCGGTGCCGCCACCGTGAGTGCGGCTGCGGGCGACGAAAGCCTTGGCCACGTCGAGCCAGCCGTCGAGGACCTGGCCGGTGGAGAATCCGGTGTCGGCCGCGGCGAGGATCTTGAACTGCGGCTTGTTGTCCTCGCCGTTTTCCACGATGCCTTCGATCACGTTGCTGTTGGAGTTGTTGGCGATGTCCGCCAGCGACGGGGTCCGGGTGTCGACCGCATAGGTCGTGTCGGTGCCCTTGGCTCCACGCGACTGCGGCTTGACCTTGGCGTCAGGAGAGGCGCCGGCCTCAGCGGCGGCTTCCTCGGCCTCAGCCTCTTCGTCCTCCATGTCGTCCTCAGCCTTGAGGGCGGTGGGGAGGGCGTTGAAGCGAGACTGGCGCTCGCGGCGCTGAGTCATCTCGTCGTCGACCAGGACCATGAAGCTCTTCAGGTCTTCCAGGTCGTCGAGGTCTTCGTCGGAAGCGGTCTCCGGGGTCAGGACCTCGCGGAGGGCGTCATATGCGGCAGCGGCCTCAAGGCCAAGATCGCGCAGCGCCTGGAGGGTGAACCGAGGCAGGTCACTGACCTCGGGAATCTCGAATTCCACAGCTGGAACCTCTCTTGGGAAGGAAGAAGGACGCACAGTCCTTAGTCCCCAGGAGGCTCACAGCGCTGCCCTGAAGAATGAGATTTTGTAGATCTAGCTGGATGATAAGTCGGAGATTGACTTCTTGTCCAGTATTGCCGTGTTACTTCTTTCGCTGCACGCTGTATGTGCCGCCGTACTTGGTCACCAAAATATCGGCCGCGACCTTCGAGGTGACCTCCTCGGTCTGGCCGTTAGCCTTACGAACCACATAGGTCTCAGCGGGCTCTCCGCTGCTTTTCCCACATCCGCAAGCCATCCTTCGCTCCCTCTCCTGGAACTGATAGTTACTTTGTAGATCACCTTGACGTAGAGGGCAAGCGTGGCGTAGTGCGATACTTGCCGCATGGCCGACGAACTGCCCGAGGGCGTTGAGAGCGAGACCATCACCTGGCATAAGGCTGATGGCACCCCCACCACCAACAAGGACGAAGCTGTCACCGCCGAGGTCGTGACTGTCCTCAAAGGGGGCGGCGTCGAACGCACCATTATGCGGCGCAAGGACGCTGCCTAGCTTCGCAGTCTCCGGATGGAGGCCATCTGGTCAGCGCCGAAGTTCGGCATGTATCGGTCCAGCTCGGCGGCTCGCTCCGGGAACAGGTCTCGGAAATAGATGTCCACTATGGGACCGTTTTCGGTGAGTCGGCCACGGCCGATGATGCCTGCGGTATACAGGGCGACCGCCTCGGCGAAGTCCTCTGAGGGGCTTGCAGTGCCGTAGTTGGTTACGCCGCCCGGGAATGGCGCGTCATCATTTGGCGCAAATCTTATTGGCGAAATCGAGCCTCGATCGTTTTGGTCGAAGTCGAACACTGGCTGCGCGGTTGGTCGAGTTGCGGCCGACCAACTTGAAGACGACGAAATCGGCCCAAGCCCGCTGTCGTGACCCTGATTGTCGAGGTTGTGACCCCCCTCGTGGCGCACCGTTTTTGTAACTCGATCAATTGGTGTCAGTTGAGTGGCCGGTTCACCCAACCGGAAAATGTAGATGTCGCCGCCACGTGCCGCTGCCAATGTTTGCCAGGTGCTCGGCTTAGGACGAGGGTTACCGAGTCTGCGCGCCTCCATTCGCGCCTTAGCGTCCTCGTATGCGTCCGTCGCGTCTGGGTGCTGAAGCAGCGCGTAGGCGCGCTGGAATCCACGCATCTCGGCCGGCAGGGCATTGTGTTCGGCATAAATGGCGTCCATTAGCTCCGCGGATTTTACCGGGTCGGCTCCATCCTCAAGTAGATAGGTAACGCCATTGAACCGCCACGCACGTCCATTGCGAACCTTATAGCCATTGATATTTTGCAGCTCCAGGTCATGGACCAGGATGCCTTCGGGCCCAGTATCGGCACGAAGAGTCTCGTTTAGCCGGTCGAGAATTCCGACTCGGCCAGTGAGTCGACCGTCGCGGACCCGTGCACGAGGGACGCGATCGGTGGATTCTCCACGGATCAGGTCTTCAATCTCTTGACGCTCGCTAGCAGTCCTGCCGGCCGGTCGAGCCGATGATGGCGATTGAGATGAAGATGGAGAGCGAAGAGATCTACGCCTCGTGGGTTGAACTGGCGCCGGCTCGGGCGCCGGGCGGCGTCGAGCCCGTTCTGGTGGCGCGCTCTTGGCCAGCTCCCGGAAGGCGATGCTGCGCTCGCTGTTGTCACGCTCCTTGATCAGCTTCCGGATCAGTGCCCGCCGTTGCGCCGTCGACAGGTCCCCGCCGCGGGCCTGCTCGATCTGACGCAACTGTCGCTCGGCAAAGTCGGGAAGCTTTTCGTCGAAGATGGCGGCACGGGCCGGGAAAACATCCCGGAACCACAGTGGCTCAATAGGTCCACCCTTGGTGCGTCGCCCCTTGCCGATTGGACCGGCGCGGTAGAGGCGGAAAGCTTCGGCGAAGTCTTCGGCGGAGTCGACAAGAGCGTAGTCGGTTGCACCGTCTGGGAAGTGGCCTTCGATTTCAGGGTGGGGCTTGGCCTTTTCCAGTCGGATGGTGCTGTTGGCGCCCGGCCCCTGGTCGAAGGTGACATCGGACAGGGTCGCGCGGTGCACGTTGTCGGAGGCCGCTGCGTCAAGCCACTCCGGCGAACTTGCCCCCACGAGGCCAGCCTGGGTGTCGGCGTGATCGAAGCTGTGCGCGAACTCATGGTCCAAGGTCTGGTCGACGCCTTCGAAGCCGAACTCGTCTCGGTTGTAGACCGTGATCCCGCCCATACTGTCGGAGGTTGCGTCACTCAACCATTTGTCCGGATTGAGGCCACGGCGGTGAGCTGCCTCCACGTCCTTTGGGTTCCGGCCGCGGACCCAGGCGTAGGAGCGTTGCAGTCGACGTCGTTCCAGCGGCAGGGATACGCGGTGAGCTTGCAGGGCTTTCTGGACTCCGTCAGCGTAGGCCTTTCCTTCGGGAGTGTCGTCGTGCTCGATAAGGTACGGGATTTTGTCGATGCGGTAGAACGTGCCGTTGTCGACGTGGTACCCGGATCGCAGGGTGTAGTCCCTCGCGGGGATGCCTTCGGGGCCGGTGTTGATGCGTGGACCCATGTCGCTGGTGATCCGACCCTGCTGGCCGGTGAGGACAGTGGGTTCCGTTTCAGCCTGGCGCAGCCGTGGCCTTTCAGTTGGAGCCGCTTTCTTGGCCGCCCGCTTGATCGTTGGCTTCTCGGGGGCGGCCTTTGCCGACGGTGCAGCTTTCTTGGCGGCCCGTTTGATCGTTGGCTTCGCGGCACCCGTGACCTTCCGTGGCGACGGGGCCTCCATCACCAGTGGTCGCAGGATAGTTTCGGACGTACCTTCAGGTGTGCGCCACTGGTATCCCGGGTGCACAACCTGAACCGCAGTTCCCTTGGGCAGTGATCGCATCGGCTGATGGATGGCTGGGTCGTACTTAACCTTGTCGCCGGCCGCGCCAATGGGTGTCAGCTCGTGTTCGGCCAGGTTCTTCCGGATGGCTGTCCGCATGGCCGACCGGTCGTTGATGTTCTGCTGCACCGCACGGCCCAATCCCGCAAGACGTCGGGCCGAGAGGATGTCGGCATCCTCGGTGGGGGTTAGGTCTGACTCCAGGCGAACGTCGCCGCCTGGGCGCTGCCAGACGTACTCGTCGCCAACATCCTTGATCTTCAGTCGGGCAAGTCGCGTCCGCACCAACTGCAGAAGCGCCCGGTCCGACGCGCCCTTGTCGATGTTCTCTTCAAGGTCGGCTGCAGTTTTGGCAAGCTCCTCTGCTGCGGCATGCTGTGCGCGACGCAGGCGAGCCGGCGTCAGCTTTGCAGGGGCAGCCTTCTTCACGGCCTTAGCCGCCGGGGCTGCCGCCTCCTTGGCGACGGCCTTCTTCGCTGGGGCTGGAGCCTGTGGGTACAGCTTGTCCAGGATGGCGGTGGTCTTCTCTTCGCGGCTGCGGCGCCGGCCGGGGCTCTCCACGTCCAGCTCGTGCAGCAGCTCCCGGAGCAGGCTCGGGGAGTAGGCCTTCATCCGCTCCTGGGCCGCGTCACGGGTGCCAAGCCGCTTCAAGGTGTCGTACATACCTGACCGCGGCCGGTACTGCGGGCCTCTCGTGCCCTCCAGGATGTGGCGCATCAAGCCTTCACGAGTGGCGCCGTACTTCGACCTTCCGACCTTCTTCGCGATGGCACGCAGCTCAGGAAGGGTCTTCTTGTGCAACAGGCCCTGAGCCAGGAAGTCTTCGTGGAAGTCGGTCAGCTCCCGAAGGTCCGGGTCTCTGGCCATGTATTCAGCGATCTCACGCCGCTGCGCCACTCCCCTCTCGGGGAAAAGTCCATCGAAAATCGCGGCACGAGCTGGGTACAGCTCGCGGAAGTGGACCTTCCGCCGACGGCCCGGGTTGTCAGGGTCGTCGATGGTGCCAACCCAGCCACGCTTGTAGGCGGAATACGCCTCCGCAAAGTCCTCGCCGGTGTCACTGGTGCCATACCTGCTGATGCCGTACCGGTAGGTGTCCCTCCCGCCGGTGTCCGCTTCCTCATCGCTGAGGCGATTGAATCCGCTGAAGCCGGGGGCGCGACCCTTGAGTCCGATGTTGTCGGACTGCCCCGCATGTTCCCATCGTCCATCGCCGGAGTACTGGTACCTGTCGTCAATCAGGTGGCCAAGTTCATGGTCGAGGGTCGCCGGGTTGGAGCCGTGCCCGTAGTCCCCACCGTGTCTCCAGATGGAGATTTCACCGTTGCCGGCGCTCGCGGAAGCCACCATGTCCTGTAGCCCACGGCGCTGCTGCCAGTAACTGTCCCCCGGGCTATTGCCGCTGAAGGAGGAGATGGACTTGACGTACTTTTTCTCGTTCTCTGGCAGACTGTCCTGCCACTCCTGAACCTGCTTCAAGGTGCGCTCGCGGTGCTCCTTGTCTTTCGGCCCGTCCCCTTCCTCGGTGAGGTAGAGGACGCCGTCGTGCCGAGTCAGGCGCCCCTCTTTGACGTCATACCCATGTGCCCTGAAACCCCGGACAGGGATCCCGTCGTCAGGGAAATCTGGGTCATTGACGTCAATGATCTGGTCGAGACGGAACTGGGCCCCTTTGGATGTGCTCCCGACGAGGTTCCCATCCTGGTCATACCTCGCGGATCCGTTGTGAATCCTTGGGCGCGACGTAGCCGGAACGGCCTTGCGGGGCGGCGGCCCGCCGTCAGGAGCTAAAGGGCCGGTGTCTGTATCTCCCCCCCTCCGCCGAGTGACCGTCGGCGGACGCAGGACGTGCAGCGTTCCGTCCTTGTCCCGGTAGGACAGGCCAGGTCTGACGACGGTGACTTCGTCCCCTGGGCCGATGTTGGCCCCGTCGAACGCGTTCATTGTGTCCGGGTCAAAGGTCAGCCGGTCACCGTAGTTGTTGTCGACTCGAATGCCCATGTCCTGAAGCGCAGAACGGAGGCGTACGTCGAGCTTCTCGGGGGTGTCCCACTCGCTTTCTGGACCCATTGCCTTCTTCAAGGCTTCCCAGCCAGCTGCGTGGGTGTCGCGCGGATTCTTCAAGTCACCAGGAGTCTTGCCCTGAAGATCCTGGCGAACAGTGCGCTTGAAGCCGTCCGGGTTGTCGCCGTTGCGGAATGCCTCCGCGGCGTTGAGCATGTTGGCCGCCAGGTCCACAGCGCCGGTCGCCTTACGGATGCGGGCTTCCTTCTGGCGGCCGGCCAGCCGGTCCCGGGCCGTGGTGGCGGCGTCTGTAGGTTCAGTGACCTTGCTAGTTGCCGTCTTGACTGGCGTGGTTGGAGTGGTGGCCTTCTTCGCCGGGGTCGCAGCCTTCTTGGCCGGAGCGGCAGCCTTCTTGGCGGGAGCCTCGGGAGTCGCCTTAGCTGCCGTCTTGGCGGCTGTTTTCTTCGCCGGGGCAGGGGCGTCGATCTTCTTCAACTCGTCGCGGCCGTCGGCACTGATGGTGTTGCGGGCCACCTTCTTCTGGCCCTTTTGGACCATGTCGGTACGGACCAGGCCGTGACGGCTCAGCCGGTTCAGGTCACGCTTCTCCTGAGTACTCAGGTCAGCATCCGCGTCGATGTGGCCTTTTTCGATTCGACGCAGCAGCTCCACCTGCGACGGGGTGAACTTGGTCCGGCTCCGTGCCGGTGCCGCTGGCGCCTCGGCTGCCTTCGTCGCCTTGACCGGGGCTTCGGGGGCGGCCGTTTTCTTCGCTGCCCGGGTGATGGTCGGCTTCGCAGGGGTCTTCTTGGCGACGGCCGCCGGCTCAGCTTTCTTGGCGGCAGCCGGCGTGGACTTCTCGGCCGCGCCGGCCCGCCTGGCCATCGACACCTTACGGAAGGCCGCGGTGTGACTGTCGCCAGACTCGCGGTGGTTCCAGTAGTCGGTCTGCTCCTCCGAGGGCAAGTCGTTTACCTGGCCCTTTTGCCGGTCGTTAAGGCGAGCCTCGAAACGCTCTTTGCCGTCAAGGGCCCGCTGCGCCCTGGCGTCGCCGCCAATCGCGTCCGCGTGGTTCGCACCGTCGGCGCGACGTGCCCAGTACTTCTCCCGGTCGGCCGGGGTCATGGCCTCCAGTTGACGGCGCTGCCCTGGAAGTAGACGAGGGCTGAGTTTGCGCTCAGCCTCGGCTGCCGGCGTCGGTGCCTCAGGTGCCGCTTTCTTGGTCGCACGCTTGATGACCGGCCTCTCTGGTGCGGCCTTGGTCGGGGCTGCTGCCTTGGTGGCCCGCTTAATGACCGGCTTCTCTGGCGCATTGCCGCGCTCAAAAGTGACCCCGTTGTGGCCCGGCCGGGAGCTGATGCGCTCCCGTCGGCCGCTTTCCCAGTCCACCCAGACGCCGCGTGGCATCCGCTGCACAGTGCCGGAGACCTTGTTGCCGTCAGCGTCGGTCCAGCTGGCCTTGTCGCCTGTCTGGACTCGTGAGTAGGGAACCGCGGTGGCAGCCTTCGGTGTTGCCTTCTTTGCAGCCTTCGCCGCCGCCTTAGCGGCCCGGCCGGCCCCGATCTCCTTACCTTCGAGGCCATCTGCCAAGTCGTTGGCTTCGATGGTGCCTTCGTCCCGCAGACGCTTGACGGCCGTTTTCTTGGTGATCTTCTTGGCGTTGAGGTCATCGATGACCTGGCCGATTTTGTCGTTCTCGTCAGTCGGCGTGGACTTCGGGGCCAACTGAATAACCTTCGCCGGAGCCCTCTTCGTGGCTGCTGTCTTCTTCGCCGGCACCTGTCCGTCGTCGCGGTAGCCGCCGCGCTGCAGCACCTCCATGTCACGGCGAGCCTTCTCGGCCTCGTGCTCATCCAGGGCCTGCTTCCAGGCGGCGGCCGGCGTCTTCTTGTCGTTGTCGCGCAGCTCGGTCGCCCGGGTGCGGACGGCGGCCTTGTCGTCGTCCTTGACGTTGTCGAGGCGGCGCTTGTCCTTCAGGTTGCCTGGCGCTTCAGGGAATGCCTTCCGGTCGGCCGCCCGGGTGATAGTCGGCCGCGCCTTCTTCGCAGCCGGAGCCTCGGGTGCCTCAGGTGCGGCCTTCTTCGCGGCCGAAACCTTCCGCACTCCGGCCTTCTTAGCCGGAGCCTTGATGCCCTTCTTCCGCAGCTCGTCCCGGACCATGTCCGGGGTCAGGAAGGTGGAGACGTCATTGGTCCGGGCCAGGTCGTACAGTTCACGCCCTTCGACCCGCTCCAGACCGTCAGGGTTGAGACGTTCCTTCTCGGCCAGGATCTTGGTGTCGAGGGCGTCGCGCTCACCGATCAGGCGCTTCTCCACCGAGCCAGGCTCGCCCTCGGTGTTGCGCTTGTTCTCGTAGCGCCGGATCCGGTTGTTGAGCCGCTCGCGGTCGCGCTGCATGGTGTCCAGTTCAGGACTGGACTTGGTGCCTGTGGGCGTTGCGGTTGCCTTCTTAGCCGGCGCCTTGCGGATTGTCTTCTTGGCCGGCGCGGCAGGTCCACGCTCGACATCATCAGCCAAGGAGTCCAGGCGACGAGCGTCAATCAGTGCGATTTCTCGCATGTCTGCGTCGCTGCGGTCAATCCGGTCCGGCATGTCGGAACTGGTCAACGGGTCACCGCTGCGCAGCTCTTCCGCGTTGCCACGCAGACGGTCAGCGACCTCCTGGCGACTGTCGCCTCGACTCAGGTCTCGGTTGGCGTCCTTGACCATGTTCCGCGCCGGAGTCGAACCGACCTGGTTCTCGTCCAACTCCTTGCGGGCGGCCGTGGTCTTAGCTGGCGTTGCCTTGCGGATGGCCTTCTTCGCCGGTGTCGCTTCAGGGGCCCCAGCCTCAGGCGCCGCTTTCTTGGCCGCCCGGGTGATTGTTGGCCTGGTGGCCTTGGATCCCGACCGCTCGCCTGGACGCAGGGTGTCACCCATCCACACGGCGGTGTTGGGGCTGCCCCGCATGACCGAGCCGTCGGCCCGGGTGATCTTGACGTCGTTGCCGTCGCGCTCGACCTTGGTCACGCGTTGCGGAACGCCCAGGTCGCCTGGGTTGTTGCCCACGCGGATGGTGTCGCCGACCTTGACGTTGGTCAGGCTCTTGCGTTGCGTACCGTCGGCCAGTGGCGGCAGGAACTTCTCGGCCGGCTCAACGGCCTTCTTGGCAGCCACCTTCTTGGCTGGTGCAGCCTTGGTCGGTGCAGCCTTGGCGGGGGCGGTGGCCTTCTTTGCTGCCACCGGAGTGGCCTTGGCCGGCGCGGCCTTCTTTGTAGGTGCTGCGGCAGCCTTCTTCGCTGGAGCCGTAGCCGTCTTCTTCGCAGGTGTGGCCGGTCCCTCGGGAGTAGCCCGACGGACCGCCCGCTCCTCCGACGTTGGCAGCCCGGCGCGACGGGCAACCCTGTCCTGGTTGTTGGGCAGCTCGGCCAGTTCCACCTTGGACCGCGGCAGCAGCTGGGCAACCTTGCCGTCGTCGCGGGTGATCCGGACGATGCGACCCATGCGCTGAACCCGGACAACCTCGCCTGGCTCGCGGAGCCTCTGGTCTTGCGGCAGGCGGATGACGTCACCAACGTTGACATCCATGGCGTTCTTGGTCTCCGGCGCGGCGGTACGGATCCGTGACCGCTCCTCCGGTGGAGTGACCTTCTTCGCTGCCCGCTTGATGACCGGCTTCTCGACAGCCTTGGCTGCCACCTTCTTGGCCGCCGGTACTGCCTTAGTGGCCGCCTTGGCTGGCGCCTTGGTCGGAGTGGCCTTCTTGATGGCCTTGGCCGGCGCGGCCTTCTTCCTCGCAGACCGGCCCTCCAGCCGCTCCCGCGCCGCGCTGGTGATGGCCTTGCGGATCAGGTCCAGGCGCAGTTCGTCAGCTGTGTCGCCTTCCAGCTCGAAGCCGCCCACCTTGGCGATGGCACGGAGCTTTTCTGGCGACGCGTCACGGATCTCCTGCGGGATCAGCTCCGAGGCGATCGGGACCAGGTTCGGGTCCTTGCGCTTAGCCGTCAGAGCGTCGCGCAGCGCCTCGGGGCTCAGCTCGTCGGCACCAAGGATGCCGTGCTCCTTGCCGAGACGAACCAGGTCCGCTGCACCGGTAGGCAACTTCTCGGGAATGGTCTTCCTGGCGGCCTTCTTCGCGGCGGCCGTCTTCTTGGCCGGCGCCTCAGGTGCGACCTCTGCTGCCGTCTTCTTGACCGCCTTCACGGCCTTCTTCACTGCAGGCGTTTCCGCGACGGCAGGAGTGGCCTTCTTGATACTGCGGGCCGGGGCCTTGGCAACCTTGGTGGCCGGCTCGGGGCGGAACGCCCGACCCTTCGTCGCCCGACCTTGAACCCGGTCAACGATCAAGTTTGTGAGCCGGTCCCGGCTGCGCCACTTAGCCGCCAGCCCAGAACTGTCCATGCCGCCGGCAGCGATCATGTCCTTGAGCTGTTCGGTGTCCAGTTCGGACAACCGGTCCCGAAGACCCGACTCGCCGCCGTCACGGAAGACGGGAATCGGATCCCATGGCGAAACGCGCCGCTGCCCTGCCACCCTCTTCGTGGGTGCAGCCTTGATCGGAGCCGCCTTGGCCGCCTTGGCTGGGGCTGCCGTGGTTGCCTTACGGGCGACCGGGCGCCGGGTGCCGCGCAGCTTCTCGGCCAACTCCTTGAGCCGGTCGCTGCGGTCCCGGTACTTCTTCAGCTCGGCTTCGTTTTCGGCTGCGCGCGCTGGCTTACCCGCATCAATCTCGGGAATGCCTGTCTTCTCGCGGGCCTGGTACGCGCCGTGCACGTAGATGCCGTGGGTGAGGATGCCGTTGGCGTGGTCGTCCAGACCCTTGGCAACCATGCGCGGAGTCTCGCCGCGGTTCAGCTTCGCCTGCGCCTCATCCAGAATCGACTGGTCGTCGCCCAGGTCGATGCCCTCGCCGACCCGGCTGAGGTCGATGTGGCTCGGACCGTCGGGTCCGTACTTGGCATTGCGCTCACTGGCCCGCAGCTCGGACACAGCCTTACGCGACGGCGGTCCGGCCTCTGCCTTCTTGGCGGCGGCCCGGGTAATGGTTGGCCGGACGGCCTTCGGTGTATCAGCCCCTTCTGGCGTGACCTTCTTCAAAGCGGCAGTGTGGCTATCGCCGGCTCCTCGATTGGCCCAGTAGTCCAACTTCGCCTTGCGGCGTGCCGCTGCGGTCTTGTGTAGGCCCAGCGTCTCGTCTAGCTGTGCAGCCTGCGGCTCCGACAGGGAGGACTGGAACTTGTCGAGGCCTTCCATAGCGCGCTGGGTGTGCGCGTCGTGGGACCGGGCCGGTCCTGCAAGCGGTCCGCTACGTGTGCCAATGGGGCGACGGTGCGGGATGCCAGCAACGGCGTCAGCGTGGTCGTTGCCTTCGGCCCGACGTTCCCAATACTTACGGGCACCGGCCGGGGACATGCCCTCGACCTGACGCTGCTGCAGTTCACTGAGCCGTGGCGTGAGGCGACGTTCGGCTGCTGCGGCCGGTGTCTCCGGTGCCGCCTTCTTGATCGGTGCCCTCTTGGCCGGGACTGCTTTGACCGGGGCCGGAGCGGCGGCGACCTTCTTCGCTGCCCGTTTGATGACCGGCTTCTCTGGAGCGGCCTTCTTGATGGCCTTAGCTGGCGCCTTCTTGGCTGCGGCGGGAGCTTCAGGTGCCGCCTTCTTCGCCGGCACAGCCTTCTTGACGGCCTTGGTCGGCGCCTCAGGGGTCGCCTTCTTGACGCTCTTCTTGGCCGCCGCGGCCTTCGTTGCCTTCGCCAGCTCTGCAACTTCAGGCGCCGCCACCTTCTTGGCGGCCCGCTCGATAACTGGCTTCTCCGGTGCGGCTGCCTCAGGTGTAGCCTTCTTCGCTGCCCGCTTGAGCGGCACAACCTGCGACTCGCCGCCAGGTGTAGTAACGCCACGGCTCACGGCCCGTCGGGCACGCCGAGACTCCAGGCTCGTGTCGACATTGCCTTCGCCGCCGACAGGGCCAGTCAGGCGACGGCGGGTAGAACGCTCCTCCGGCGCCTCTGCCTCATCCAATGCCTGACGCCATGCGGCCGGCGATGTCTTGCCGTCCTGGACCAGTTCGTCGGCGCGCGCCTTCACCGCATCGCGGTTGCCAGTAGCGTCTAGGCGCTTACGGTCCCGGGCGTTGCCGGGCGCGTCTGCTGCTGCGGTAGCTGGCGCCCGCTTGATGCTCGGCCGGGCCTTCTTCGCGGCTGGAGCTTCAGGTGCTCCACCTTCTGGGGCGTTGGCCCGGTGATCCCCGCCAAGAAGCTGCAGCTTCTTGTCCCGCACCATTTGTGCGAGGCGGGACTTCTGCACCTTCTCCTGACTGCCGTCAGGGAACTCAATGAACGTGGTGCGCGGCCTCGGCTGCCGGAACGTGCCCCTCTTCCCGTCGAGGATGGCAACGTCGCCGTCCGTCAGATCCTTGACAGCGACCTTTTCGCCAGGCTTGACGGCCTTCTTGATCGTGGGAACCTTCTTGCCGGCCAGATCCGCAGCCCGCTGGTAGGTGTCAGCGTCGCGCTCCAGCTTGGTGATCTCGTCTCCGACGAAGTCACTGTCGCCCTTTTCGCGCAGCAGTTCAGCCTGAGTCCGGAGGCTTTCGGCCCGCTTGCTGAGTCGGTCCTTAGCCGTGGCGGCCGGCTCACCTTCTGCGAGGGCCTTCTTGGTGCTGCGCAGTAAGCCGCCCCTCTCGCCGGGAACGTCACCAACGGCCTCGTCGTACTGCTTGGCCCGACGCTCCCGCGTTTTAATGACGTTCGGGGCGACCTTCTTGACAACCTCCTTCGGGGCCACCTTCTTGGTGGCCTTTACTGCCCGACCGGTGGAGGCACGAGCCTCTTGGATTTCGGCGGCCTCCCGGGCCAAGTCTCGATCTTCCCGAGTGACAGGCCAGTTCGGGTTGGCGGTCTTGGCGTCTGCCGCCTGCCGAAGAACGTCGTCCTTCTCGTCCTCGGTGAGGCGGCGACTGCCGGTACCACTGCGGGTGATGGTTGGTCGACGCAGGGCCTCAACCGACTCGGCGTTGCCGACCGGCCGTGCCTCACCTTCTCGTCCCGGCTGGCTGGGTCGGCGCAGAGCCTCAATGTCACCCTTGGGCACCGACCGCCAAGCGCTGTCGTGGCCGATGCCGCGGTTGCGGCGGGCCCAGTACGCGTCCTGACTGTCGGGGCTCAGGTCGTTAATCTGGCTGATCTGGTCGTTGTTCAGGGAGTCGATGGTCTTTTGGTCGACATCCGTGGGCTTACGGGTCAGTTTGGCTGTAGCCTTGGCCGGCGCCGCCTTGGTGGCCGTCTTCTTGATCGGTGCGGCCTTCTTGGCGGGAACGGTCTTAGTCGCTGCCTTAGTCGGAGCGGCCACCTTCTTGGCTGGTGTCTCAGCCTTCTTGGCGGCCGGGGCTTCGGCGGGTGCGACCTTCTTCACTCGTCGAGTAATGGTCGGCTTCTTCTCGGCTGTTGCCGTGGCCGGAACGGTTTTCTTGACCGCCTTAGCGGGGGCCTTCGCTGCCTTGGTCGGGGCTTCGGGTGCAGCCTTCTTGACCGCAGCCTTACGCGGCTTGGCCTCGATCGCGTCAGCAATCTTGTTAAGCGGCGAATCCTCACGGTCAGTCCGCAGCCGTCGCGCTGCAGTGGCCTTGCTGATCTTCCCGTCGCGCAGCTTGTCGCCAACCACCCGCAGGCCAGTGCGGTCCAGGTCAGACAGCTCCGAATCCTTGACCCCAGCATCCTTGAGGATCGGCCGGAAGAACGCGGCGTGGGCCTTGTCGTCAGCCTTACGTTCAGCTTCGATACGGGCCTGGGTGGCCTTGGCCTTACGGGCAATCTCAGCCTTTGCGGCCTTCTGCTTCGCGGTCTCTGGCGCAGGTGTTCTTCCGGCCCGCTGTGCTGCCCTGGCCTCCCGGTCAGTGAGCGGGGCTTCCGGTGCAGTCTTCTTGGCGGCCCGCTTGATGACCGGCTTCTCCGGCGCGGCCTTAGCAGCTGCCTTCGTTGGCGCGGCCTTCGCGACCCGCTTGCTGGGTGCAGCAGCCGGCGCCTCACCAAACCGCTTAGCCTCAATCCGATCCCGGGTCTGCGACTCGGCGATGGCATCAGCCAGCTTGTCGTAGTTTTCGCCAGCCGACAATGCCCGGGAACGGCCTGTCAGCTTCTCATCTGCACTGAGACCCTTATCAGCCTCAATGGCGCGCGCCTGCCGGCGCCACAATTGCGCCTCACGCCGAGCGGCACCCTTCGCCTGGACTGGGGTGTAGTCACCGCTCTGCAGGTTCCGCTCGATGACGCGGTACTGGCCGAGGGTCTCATTGTCGGTGCGCCGGCCCATGTCGTGGCCGCGCACCGCTTCCAGCGCCGACTCCTTGCGAGCCTCCGCCGCGGTGACAGCCTTGCCCTGCCGCTTGATGAGCGGGCGCGCGGCCTTCTTGGCAGGCGCGGCGGCAGGGGCTTCGGCCTGCGCCGCGACCTTCTTGGCCGCCCTCTTAACGGTCGGCTTCTCCGGCGCGGCCTTGGCAACCTTCTTGGCCGTAGCGGTTTTCTTCGCCGCGGTCGGTGTCGAAACCTCCGGCGCTACAGCCTTGGCGGCCTTGGTCGCCTTACGGGCGGCCAGCCGAGCATCAGCGCGATCAACTGCTTCCTCCACAGCCTTACGCTGCTCGGGAGTCATGCTGGCCAGGACGTCTTCCTTGCCCTGCGGCTTCAGCTTGGCAAGCGTGGCACGGATCTTCGCGTCGGCAGCCGGGGTCGACGGCACCACCTTGCGCGGCGTCCGGGTCGCCTTGGTTGCTTCTGCCGCCTTGACGGCAGGCCGCATCCGGGGCCTGGTGAGATCGTCACCCTTGCCTGCCGGCTTGAATGTGCCGCGGTACCAACGGTCCAGGCGGCTCTGCAGGTCGGGGCTGCCGGCCAGGTCTGCCCGCAGGGCCTGGTAGGCAGCCGGAACGTTCTGGTGTCGAGCAGAGACGCGAGTCTCCCGATCCAGGGTGTTGAGGTTCCCCAGCTTCGCCTTACCGAGCGATTGCTGCAGCGACAGGTACAACGACGTGTCCATGCCGTCGCCGGGGCTCCACGAGTCCACGGGCCGGACGGTGGCGGCAGCCGCTTCGGGGCGTGCGGCGCCAACCTTTGCCGGCGGGGCCTTCTTCTCCGCCTCGGTGATTCCGCGGGTGGCCGTGGCCTTCTTGCTGGCCCGCTTAATGACCGGCTTCCCTGGCGCTGCCTTGGCAACTGTCGCCTTTTCGGGAACAGTTTTGGCGACAGCCTCCTTGGCTGGTGCGGCCTTGGCGACTTTGGTCGCCTTGGCCGGCGTCACCTTTTCTGGCGCGGACTTCTTGATGGCCTTGGCTGGAGCCTTCTTCGCAGCGGGAGCCTCAACCTCAGGTCCGCGCCCAGCCGCCCGTGCCAAAGCGTTTTGGCGGTCGGCTTCCTTCTTGTCTGCGGCCTTCTGTCGGGCGGTGCGCTCCTTGGGGATGATGGCCTTGACGGTGTCGCCAGCCTGCAGCTCCCGAACTCGGCGCCGTGCCGTGGCCTCGGTCTTGTAGTCGGCCTCGACGCGACTTTGCTTGCCGTCGTAGACGCCGTAGCCGCCCCACTTCTGCGGCGAAACGTGCAGCCCTTCGCGGTTTGCCTCCGGAACAATTTCACCGGTGTCGCGGTAGCCAGCCATTGGCTTCTTGGGCTCGGCGAGCGCCGTGACGGCCTTCTTCGCCGGAGCCTTTGCGGCCTTAGCTGGAGCGGCTGCCTTGGCGGCCTTGGCCGCCGCCCGCTCCCGGCGGGCATTGATAAGCCCAGCCTTGCGGGAAATCGCCCGTTCGCGAGGCGTCGCAGGAGCGCCTTCGATCTTCGCAGCCTCGGCTATAACTGCGTCATCGTCCATCTTGGACACTGGAGTAGCCCGAGTGATGACTGGCTTCTCCGGAGCTGCCTTCTTGATGGCCTTAGCGGGCACCTTCTTTGCGGCAGGTGCAGCGACCTTCTTGGCTTCCCGCAGGGAGGCGGTGTGGTTCTCGCCGCTCCGGCGAGACTCCAGGTACTTGGCTGTGCCAGCGTCGTCCAGGCCCTCGAACTGCTGCTTCATCCGCGGCGTCATCGCTTCGCGGATCTGCTCATCGGTCGGAGCCGGCCTGGTACCGGGGCCCTTACGCTTCAGTGCAACCTTGGTCGGTGCTTCAGTTGCGGCGGCCTTTTTGGCCGCAGCCCGAGTGATGACCGGCCTCTCGGGGGCAGCCTTCTTGATGGCCTTCGCCGGGGCCCTGACGGCCTTGGCTGAGGCGGCCTTCTCCTCCGCGTCTATAAGCAGAGCCTCGGCCCGCATCTCGTCCAAAGATGGACTTGTGATGCCGCGGTCGCTTAGACGTTTGGCAATGAGGGCGTTTCGCTGCTGGCTCTTCTTGAAGCGTCGGGCGTTTTCTTCCTGTTCTTCGGTACTGGGCTGGGCAACTTCGCTAACACGGCGCGCGAGATCCCGCAGTCGCTTTACTTCTGCGGCATCATCGCGACCAAGGTCCCTGCTTGCTCGATCGATTGCAGATGCCTTGAAGTTAATCCGGTTGGAATCACCTATTGTCTTAAGGCGGCCGTCCTCTACAGCTGCTTCGATTTCGTCGGTTGTTGCACGAGTAAAGTCAAATGGCTTTTCTGGGGCTGCCTTCTTGATGGCCTTCGCCGGGGCCTTCTTCGCCGCAGCCGGCACCTCAGGTATAGCCTTCTTCGCAGCCTTGGCGACCTTCTTGGCGGCCGGCGCCTCCCCCAGACCCTTCATGGCCTCAAGGTGTTCGGCTCCAGCCCGACGACGGGCCCAGTAAACCTCGTCGTTTCCGGTGGCCAGCTTGCGGACCTGGCTGGCCTGACGGCTGTTCAGCCCGTCGACATGGCTGTCACGAAATTCGACCAGGGCCGCGCGCTGCTCGCCGGTGAGCTTAGCCACCGACTCCTTGTTGATCTTTGCACGTTCTTTGGCGCGTTCGGCGTTGACCTTGCCCTGGGCAACATGGGCGTGGCGCAGGGCGGCAGTGTGGGTTTCCCCAGCCTGCCGACGCTTGTAGTACTCCTCCACCGAGCTTTCGCTGAGCCCGGACCGCAGCCCATGAACCTGCTTCTCGTGCAGCGGGCCCATGCCGGCGCGGGTCTGCTCCGTGTACTCGGCAAGACTCTGCTTCGGGGCCGGGGCGACCTTCTTCGCCGCCACCTTCTTGGCTGGCGTAGCAGCCTTGGTCGGTGCAGCCTTGGTCGTCGCCTTGCGGGTGATGACTGGCTTCTCCGGCGCAGCCTTCGTCACCTTCTTGGCGGGGGCGGTCTTCTCCGGTGTGGCCTTAGCGGCCACCTTCTTGACCGGCGCAGCCTTGGCCACCTTCTTGGCAGCCGGGGTAACCTTCTTGGCCACCGGGGCTTCTGGCTTGGCCCGGCGAACAGCACGTTCCTCCGGAACTCCAGCCTCGCCCGGACGTTCGCCGCGGAACCCGCGGATGGCAATAGAATCAAGGCGCCGACCAGCTGTGGCCTCGACAACCTCCCGACGCAGCTCCGGTGATGTCTTCCGGGAGGCACCCGGAATGCTTATTTCCTTCGCCATAGCAAGGAGGTCTGCGCGGGAGGCGGGCTCCAGTAAAGATGTGGCGTCTTTGCGGCTGGGCGGGTTTTCAAAATTCTGCAACCGCGACATAACGTCAGCCCGGTCAAAGGCCGATGCTGGCGCTTTCTTGGCCGCACTTTTGCGAAGAACCTTGACTGGCCGCTCAGGTGCAGCCTTCGCCGGCACAGCCTTCTTGATGGCCTTGGCGGCCTTCTTCGCGGGCGCCGCCTCCAGCGGGAAAGTCTGCGACGGCGAAACGTCGAGCTGAACCTGGTTCCCGTCCGGGTCGGTGCCCGTAATCCGGAGACGAGACCGACCACCCCGGCCGCCGCCGACCCGATCCAGAGCTGTGACCTCGATGGGGATGGCGCCAGTCTTACGCGGTGCCGATCCGTAGCTGCCATCTGAGCGCTTTGCCACCATGACGCGGGTGCCGGGCACTGCACGCAGTGCCGTGATACGTCTGGCCGCGGTGCCGGGGGCGGCGGTGGGTGCCGCCTTGGCCGGGGGCGCCTCGGGGGCAGCCGCCTTGGTGGTGGCCTTGCGGGTGATGACTGGCTTCTCGGTTGCCGCCTTAGCAGCCTTGGCCGGAGCGGCCTTGGCCACCTTCTTGGCCGGTGCAGCCTTTTCGGGTGCAGCTTTCGCTGCCACCTTCTTCGCCGGAGCCTTGGCCGGAACGGCCTTCTTCTCCGGTGCCGCCTTCACGACCTTCTTAGCTGGGGCCTTCGCGACCTTCTTCTCCGGCGCGGCCTTCTTGGCCGCAGCTGCTGCCTTCTTCGCGGCAGCAGCTTCCTTTCGGGCGTTGGCGGCATCCAGCCTCGCGGCAGCAGCTTCTTTCTTCGCCGCCGCCGTTGCCTTACGCGCCTCAGCCTCAGCCGTCCGAGCGGCCTGGACCTGTTCGCGCGCCTGCACCCGTTCGCGGCGAGTGTTGATCAGAGCGGCGCGACGGGCGATAGCGCGCTGCCGCGGAGTCTCGGGCGCACCCTCGATCTTCGCAGCCTCAGCCACGACAGCATCGTCGTCCATCTTGGACACCGGAGTGGCCCGGGTAATAACCGGCTTCTCGGCGACTCTGGCCGGAGTGGCCTTCTTGATGGCTTTGGCGGCCACCTTGGCCGGAGCTGCCTTCTCGGGTGCAACCTTCTTGGCCGCCTTCTTTGCCGAGCCAGGAACAATCGGTGCGTTTTCCTTCTCGAACTGCTCGCGCAGACGCGCCTGCTCCGCCTTGGCCCCACGCAGCGCCTTGGCGTGAGAGTCGCCAGAACGGCGGCTTTCGTAGTACTGCCGTGTGGTCGTGTTGCTCAGATTGGCCTTGTCCAACTGGCTCTTCTGTGCGGGGGTAAGAGTCTTGTTCAGCTCCTCCGCGTAATCCTGAAGCTTCGCATCCGCATCCTGCGCTTCGCGGTCGGGCAGCGCCCTCTTAGCCGGGACTGCCTTCTTCTCCGGTGCGGCCTTCGCGACTTTAGCGGCAACCTTCTTGGCCGGTGCAGCCTTCGCAACCTTCGTGGCGGCCTTCTTCGCCGCCGGGGCCTCAGGCGTACCTTCCAGTTCGGCGATCATCTTGCGCATCGCAGTGACACGCTGCTCGGTCCGCTTACGCCAATCCGAGTCAGCGCCTGGTGCACCCTCGACGCGCAGAGACCGGTCCAGAGCATTGGCGCGACTACGCAGACTGCGAGCAACAGCCGCAGGATCTTCGCCAGCCTTCAGCCGCTGCCTGGCATTGACCAAGGGGTTGACGGCCTTCTTGGCCGGGGCTCCAAGCCCCTCGATCCGGGCGTCGTAGTCGGCCTTCGACTCCCCGTCCCGCATCGCCAGGGCCTTCTCCAGGAAGGCGCGGCGGTCCTCACGGCGGCCGACACTCTTCGGAATCTGGATCTTGTGCGTGGCCGCGATGGCGTTGATGTCGGCCAGGCTCTTCGCCTGACGAACCTCGTTGATGTTTTCGGCGTCGGGCCGAGTCTCGTCCAACAGCTCAGGACCAGGTGTTGATGCGGCCTTCTTGATGGACCGGGCAGCCTTCGCGGCAGCCCTCTTCGTCGCCGGAGTCTCGCGGACAGCCTCCAGCGGCACCTCTTCGCCGCCAGCCTCGCGGTCCGCGGCGATCTTCTTGGCGGCACGCTTCATCGCTGCGGTCGTCTTCTTGGCGGCCTCAGGCGACGGAGCCTCCTGGGCACGCAGCTCCCGGACGACCTTTTCGATGCCCTCGATGGCCTTGGCCAGCTCTGGTGGCGCGAAGTCGCCCAACTGCAGCTGCAGCTTGCGCGCGTCCATGAGCTTGTTTTCGAGGTTCTTAGCGGCCTGCTCGGGCGTGATCTTGCCGGCGGCGACGGCCAGGAGAGTCTCGTTGGGGGTGAGGCCGGCGGCGGCCCGGTCGGAGGCACGCTGCATCCTGGCCCGGACTGCGGGCGTCGGCTTCAACGTGCCTTGCGACACGACCCGGATGGTGCCGACGTCGCCAGTGATTGTGGAGTTGTCGGTGAAGTGAATGTTGCCGTCGCGGTCAACGAAGTCGACGGTGGCCTGCCGGGCCGGCCGGCCGTTGCGCGGCGGCACTTCGACCACGTCGCCGGCCTGCAGGTTCTTGAACTTATCTTTACGGATCTGGGTACCGACGTGGTTGACTCGCGGCGCAGCCTTCTTGGCGACCTTCTTGGCGGTCTTAGCTGGCTCAGGCGCTGCCTCAGAGGCCGCCTCCGGCGCTGCTTTGGCAGCCTTCTTGATGCCCTTCTTCGCCGGCTGTGCCGCTGCAGCTGCCTCCTCAGCATCGATCTGGCGGACCAGCTCCTGCTGCCGACGGTCCTCGTCAGTGGTGCCTTCTGGGCGCACCCGACCTTTGACGGCCTTCTTTTGGGCCGGAGTGAGGTCTGCCGCCCGAGTACCGCCGCCTTCGCCGCCGCCCTGCTGGGCAATCAGGGTCTCCAGCAGCTTCTGCTGCTGGTCGATAATCTGCGTCTTCTGCTCGGAAACCTGGGCGCGTTCGGCTGCGATCTCCGCCCGCTCCCGCTCCATCCGCGCTTCGCGGTCGGCAACCACCTTCTCGGCGGCAACGCGCCGAGCCTCCCGAGCCTTGGCCTCCCTGTCGGCCGCCGCCGCTACCTTCTTGGCGTCAGCAGCCTGGGCGACATCCTCATCGACAACCTGGTTGGAGGGTCGCGGCGTGATCTTCTTCCGCGGCGTGATTTCAGTGTCGGGACCAACGACCTTGCCGGCACCGAGAGGCACTTCGTCGGCCGGGATGGGGGTGGCCTTGCGGACACCGCCGGCCGCCGGGTTCGGAATGCTCGGCCCTGCCGGCTCTGGCCCTGGTGCAGCTTGAGGTAGGACCCGCTGTCCTGCTCCCGGCGACGGGGTTGTTGGACCAAACCGTCCCGGCTGCTCCTGGGGGGCTGGAATCCCGGCTTCCTCTGGGGAGATGCCGCGACGTTCCAGTTCGTCGGGTGTTGCATCGATTGCTGGGGCCTTTTCGGTGGCCTTCAGCGGTCGGCCAGCGAGGGCCTGGGGCGACTTGCCAACGCCTTGCTGTGACCCAACGACCGACATGGCGTACCAGCCGCCACGGCCATCGCTTTGGATCTTGATGTTTTGGACAGCAAGGCCGTCAGGCAAGATGACGGTCCGGGAGTCAGCATCGCTGTTGCCGTCAGCACCAACAATGATGGCGGGGGTACCGCGAGGCACCAGAACCCGCATTTCAATGTGGGGGCCAGCGATTTGGTAGGCGTCACCAATGTTCATTGGCGAGAAGCCCGGGTCCATCATCCGCTGGCCGGACCACTCTTCCACGCCATCCATGTCTTCAGCACGAAGACCGAACGCGTCCGGACCAACTACCCGACTCAGGATCAAGTCGTGCTCCAGTGGCACCATCATGCCGCGGAGGTCCTTGATGTCGGGCGTGTCCTTGTCGCCCGCCCGCAACGTCGACTGGATGTTTTCGTTGCCCTCGCGGGTCAGGAACTTCTTGAGGACAGCCTTCTGGCGCTCTGATCTCTTAGGTGCCTGCTGACGCAGGAAGCTCGCAGCATGAGCATTGCTGCGAAGGGGAGGGGTGTGAGTGAAGGCAGCAAGCAGCCTGTCCACGTCAGCCATCGCCTTAGGCGACAGTCCCCACTTGTCACGGAACCGACCCTTCGAGTCACGAGGGTGCAGTTCCGGCTTCCACCGGCCGAGATCAATGGCCACCGATCGTCCTTACTCTTCCTGAGCTAGGGCCTGGAAACGAGCGTTGTACTGGATGAAGACGGCGTCGTCTTCAGCAGTTGGCGAGAGGGCGCCGGCCGGCTCAGCAAGCCGCTCCGACTTCTCAGCCAATGCCATGCGCTCGTCATCAATCTGGGCTAGCTGGGCAGCTCGCCGCTCATACTGGTGCTCTTCCAGCTCCTCTTCGATCTGATTCCAGCGTTCGATTCGAGCGGACAGTTCGCCGTCCTCGTCGTTGTCCTCGTCGTCGTCTTCCTCGTCGTCCTCGTCATCGCCGTATTCGCCGTCCTCGTCGTCAACCTCTTCGTCCTCGACGTCGGCGTCTTTGGCAGCGAACCCGGTGGCGTCTTCCATCTCTTCGACGGAGAACTCCGCCTCTTCCTCGCCCATGTACTCCTCCTCCTGGCCGATGACGCCAACCGCCATCAGGCTGAATGACCGGCCACCTTGCTCCCGGTAGATAGGGAAGCCGGGGCTGTTGACGGCCAAAGCCGCAATCAGCTCCAGGTTGCCGTTGACCTCGCGCCAGTCGCCGGACAGCGACGCGGCACGAAGTTCAGCGATGCGTTCTGGGGTCATGGTGGTGGTGAGTGATCCGCTGACCCAGATTCCGTGGCGATCTTCGCCAACGTTGACAACCGCCGCGGCCCAGCCGGTGTTGTCGTAGTGCTCACGGCTGGGCATGATGCCCCACCGATCACTGGCGTGCCCCGTGCCGAGCGTGATCTTGCCGATGGGTACCGCCTTACCGTCGCTGGTCCGGACGGAACCCACGCGGAACAGGTTGTAGTTGGTGCGCGTGCGGGGCGCCATCACGCACTTGTTGCCGATGCCGACGTGGCACACCTTCCACTGGGCAAGATGCCCAAAGACGTGGCCGTCGTCGTCGATGGTTAGGGGCGTCGGTCCCTTGAGTCCTGGGTCCGCGAACCAGGCTGCCGGGGGCGCCAGGGGCGCGACACTCGCCAGCAAGGCCCCTGCGTCAGATGCCTCCACTGCCATATCGCCCGTGTGCGCATCCGCAATGTTGATTCCGTACTTTTCGGCAGCCTTTTGGATCCTATCCTTGATCATCTTAAGCTGCTTGGCGTCATACTTGGCAGCGTTCTTGGGCATGTTTATATACGCCCAAGCAGCTCGGCAATGAGCCTCCGAGTCCAGGGGATACCTCTTGACGCCGTCCCTGTAGCCGGGGTCGCCATAGGTCACGTCGCCGTAGGGTTCCTTCTTGTTAGCCATCTCGGCCACCTTCTTCATGACTAGTAACCGCACACGGCACACATGCCGTTTTCGTCGAAGTGGCACCCGTCAGGCCCATAGGATTCTTTTTCTTCTGCGATGCTTTTCACTACGTCTGGGGGGACGGGCGCAAAGGTGATGGTGGTGAAGTTGCTGATCGGTACCACCGTCTCGGCGCCAGTGTGGTCGATAATCGTCAGCAGTCCAGTGGCCGGGTTGTACGTCTTACTGGATTCGACATGGGACTGCAGGTCACAACCACAATCGTCACCATCGACAACAGTGACCGAGTACTGGGGGCTGTTCTGACCTTCCATGAACGGAGAGGTCAGGTTCGGGTCGCCGTAGGCTTCGGCGCACGCCGCGTAGATTTCGTTGATGACCGGCACCATGGCCTTCTTGTCATCTTCGGGAATGTTCGGCAGGCCGCCGTGGGCTCCGGACAGCAGGGCTGCAGCGGCGTACGCCGCGTGGTAGATCAGGTGCGGCTGGCCGTTGATGATGTCGCACAGCGGCAGCCGGAAGGAGTCCTGCGCCAAAGAGTCCCCGACCTGGTCGCCGTTGCGCCACAGGAACGCCGAGGCGTAGCGGTCGAGGCTGGGTTCCTTCGAACCGATCCCGGACCAGAAAGCGATGCGCTTCACTGCATCGTCAGCGTCGAACTTGTAGTCGCGCGGAGCCAGTGGCCACTGCTTCCAGCTGTCGCCGTTCACTGCGAAAGGGTGCCAATCGGACATGTCCAAATTGGGCATAACTGAGGCGACCAGCGCCCGGTCCTCGTCAGTATCGACCGACATATGCACCTGGTAGAAGGCCGGCATCGGCACGAGGGTGGCGCCAATAACGTTGTACTCCTCGAAGAGGCCAGCCTTCTTGTCGGGCCGCGTGGGGTGCTTGATGGCCTTCACCGTGAAGTCGCGGTCCAGGTCAACGGAAGGGCCCATTACCTTTTCGTTGAGCATGTAGATGGCCTTAGGAACCTCGGGAACCATTGCTGGGTCGAGAAATTCACCCTGTGCCCAGTAGCCGCCGGGGCCGTCGAAGATCCGGGTGATCTTCCCACACACAGTGGCGTTGTCATGACCACCAGAACCGAAGCGGACCATCAAGGGGATAGGCATGGGACGACTAGTTAGTTTTCCAGGGGCAAACATCCGGCCATCGCCCGTGGGTACTTCGGTTGGGGCGATGAGTCCCTTGAACCGAACAACCATAAGGCCACCTACCTACCGCTCTTCAAGATCTGGATACCGCACCGGCAATTTATGATGTTCGATGGCCGTCCGGCGGGGTCACCTGGAAACAGCAACTCTTCACCGCCGACTATAAATGGTTGCTTCAGTGGTTGGACGTTGTCGTTCGCTTCATGATGCGCGAGTCGCTCCTTGCCGTCCATCATCGTGTCCCACTTCTTTGTCAACGAGGCATCCCCCATCTGCTCGCGCAAGAGCCCGTGGGCGAGCGCGGAGCCGTTGAAGTGCCGGTTCGTTTCTGTCTGCGCGATGACCTTTGCACGGTTCTCCCAGTTCTCCGAACCAGTGAACGTGAGGATGTCCTCCACGCGCTGAGCAATCTGCTCCGTTGACTCAGCTCGCTTAGACCCTTCGAGGATTGCGCCCACCACCAACGCATGGACCTCGTCTGGAATACGAACAAGAAGATTACGAGTAAGAGCAAGATTTGCCTGAATGAACGGATCATTCGGCTCAAAGTCACCAACCAGATGCGCTGCCGCCCACCCTTCCCGCTGCGCCGGAGTCAGCGCCGGAAGAATCCGGTCGACCTGCTCCCTCCACAAAGGAACAGTCGAGGCAATAGCCGCCGGGTTCGGTGTCGCCTTGAACTGGCGCCACGGCGCCATGACCGCCTCACGGGTCCGGCCGAGCCACTTGACCAAGCCTTCCCGGGCAGCCCGGAAGACCCCGTCCTCCGCGCCGCGACTAGCTGGCATGGATCACCCCGTCAGCGAGCAGTGCATTGAGCAACATCGGCGGCTGATGCGCGACGCCTCGCACCAGCAAATTGCTGCAGTACTTATGGAGGCTCTTCTCCAGCGGATCGACGTCAAACTGGTCATCAACCACGGCAACCAGGCTGGCCAACTGACCCCAAGCCCGCAGCAGTAGCCGGTTGGCTCGGGCCTGGTCTTCGACCGTGATCCGGGTGTGCAGCTCGTGCGCCGGGACGTCGGGCCAGCGGTTGCGGTTCTTGTTGTCGAGCAGCTGCTTGCCAGCCAGTTCCAGGGCGCGCCGCACGGTGGCTTCGGCCAGGACGACGACGCCCATCTGCTGGGTTGTCATCGCTGAAGCGGTAAGACCGGTGGGCGGCGGGCTATTGTCCGGCGGTCGGCCAGTCGGGCCTCCGGGCTGGGTCGGTGGAGCACCGACGTTACCCATGGTGTCCGGGATCGGGTTGGGCAGCTCGGACTGAATGCCCGTGGGCGGCGGCATCGGCGGCGGCGGCCCGCTACCTCCACTGCTGCTGCCTCCGTTGGCGCCAAGGCCGATGCTCTGCGCCGTCGGGGCAACCATGGACAACTGCGGGATGACAGATTCGGGAACGCCAACCGCTTCACGCACGGCCTGGTTTTGGAACAGTTGCGGGTCGCGCAACAACACTTCGGTGACGAGCCGGGCCGCCGACTCTTCGGTTTCGGGTCGATCAGAGTCCTTGAAGAACCCAGCCTCACGCACGGCCTGGGCGCTGATGATGCCCTTCTCGTACAAGTTCAGCGCGTCCTGCAGCCGCTGCGGCCGCAGCGCCAGCGGCGACACGTCAAAGGCGTAGGTGTACCTCAGTGGGTCCAGGCCCATGAACCGCAGAGCCGGGTCAAGATAGGCCTCGGTGAGGGCGGCACAGATCCGGTTCATCAGTGGTTCGATGTGAACCTTGATGCCATAGCCGTCGATGAGGAACCCTGACCAGTGGTTTGTGTCGCCCATTCCGCTCAGCACCTCGGGCGGCATGTCCATGCCAACACCAAGACGCTCGATGCATTCGGCGCGTAGTTCGTGAGCGTTTTTCGACAGCTCCGTTGACAGAGTCAGGTGCCGGAACCGGTCGGGGTCGGGTGCCTCAATGATCTGTGGCAGTACGCCGAGGGCAGACCCTTCGCCCTTGAGTCCTTGGGCGCCGGCCGTGGCCATACGGATCATCAGGGAGTCGGCGTTGTTGGTGGTGCCTTCTTCTTGCGGCAGGTCGAGGTCGTTGGGGATGATGAGCAGACCGTTGCCGACAAGACGAGAGTCGATTTCGGCGGCGACGAGCTTGGTGAGTTGTTCCAGTTCTCGCAGGATCAGCGAACAGGACCTGGCTGGTGAGTCGGCACACCAGACACGTTCCGGGTCAGGTGTCCAGACCCGGGTGATGACGTTGTTCGCGAGGTCAAGTTTCATCGGGGCGCCTTTGATACCCCAGGCCCAGTCCCATTCACCGTTGGACCCGCGGACGCGCCTGAACTCAGTTGGCGTGACGACGTACCACTTGTCCCGGCCGCTGATGTCGTCTGGTCGGCCAATGATGTAGCACTCACCGGAGACGGTGAGGTCAATGCCGATCATCCGCAGGTGTTCGGCTTTTTGGGTGGGGCCGCCAAGGAGCGTGTCGGACAGCGCCTGTACCTTTTTGTTTTTCGTTTCGCCTTGCACGCGGCCAAGTTCATCGACGTTGGCTACATAGATCCGCACCCGCGAACAGCATTGTCCAACCCAGCTGGCAGCGGCACGTAGCTCCGGAGTGATTCGATAAAGTCGCCAAAGTTCACGCTGCCATGCCTCGTCGCGGAATCTCCAGCTGTTGTAACTAGCGTCGTCGAACCGGAAGCGCAGGGCGGAGGCAAGCAGTGTCTTGCGTGGCGGTTCCGGTTCCGGAACCGCTACGTCGCTACTTTTACTGCGACCCAGAAATGCCACTTAATTGCGCCTTTCGCTTAGCTCTCGACTTTGCGCAACGCTCACGAGAGCACGTCCGGCAAACCCAGCGCTTGTACGACGTCCCCTTAATGGACTGCTGGAAAAAATTGACCGAGTCGTGGGCGCACTTGAGGCCGGCACCGACTCCTCGGCGAAAATTTTCCAGAGCAGTGACGGCTTCAAGGTGTTGTGGATTAACGCATGCACGGTTTCTGCACAGGTGATCAACGATGTCATCAGCTGCCAGGAACCTTTGACCAATGCGTTCAAAGGTGAGCCGATGAATTTTTTGATTCTTACCCTCAAAATATGTGGATGCATAACCGCTGCCGGTCCGAGAGCCATACCAGACCCAGCACTCGGTAGATGGCTCAACTTCCACATGCCGCCAAAGTCGCTCCCAGAGGGATCCTCCAGTTTCGCGCTCAAGGCGTCCGTAAACAAGCTTTCGGAGATAGCAAGACTTGCAGAGGCTGGTTGCATAAACCGTCGGTGATTCACAGGATCGACAGACCATAACTGGATCATAGTCGCGTTGCGTGTCATGAATCCTCCTCAAGACGTCCAAGGAGGATGGCAATATACGACAGCGCGAAGGCACCAGGGGCAACCAGCCACCATAGGTGCAGAGGAAGGGTCAGAGCCACCCAAAATATGGCCCCTGGCACTGCAAGCCAAAAGCTAGCGCATCGTTTGCAGTGGACGAGATAGCTCCAGATGGACTCGTCACCGGACTTGTTGACAACCCAGCGGCGGAAAGACAGCATGATTCGGTCGCTTGTCACCAGCAGCGTGGCGCGGGCTACAGCGAGCGCTACCAGTAAAAAGGTACCCACTATCATGCCCAGAATCATAATGGCAAGGGGTGGGAATAAGGATAGAACTGCTCGCGGCGAAAATGCGTGCCCCTACGTGGGGATGTGAATACGCATTCTTGAACCCCTATGTGGGGGTGGCGTTCCGGGAACACAAAAAGCCCCTGGATTCAGCCAAATTTCACTGAAACCAGGGGCTTTTTATCGTTCGCCTGCCGTACCGCACCTTCCAAGGTCACGACGCACCGCGCCATGCCGGACCCAGCCTGCCGAGCCTGGCCAGATCATGCACCACCGAGCCGAGCCACACCTGCCGGACCTTGCCATGCCTTACCAGCGTCACCCCGCCTGCCACGCCATGCCGTTCCCAGCCGCTCCACGACACCCCAGCGTTGCCTTGCCCTGCCTGCCCCGCCAAGCCACACCTAGCCGGAACCTTCCGGACCTCACCTGCCACACCGTGCCATGCCCAACGCCGCCACATCTCGCCACGGTCAAGCTTGACGATACCCCTGGGTGGGGGTACGTTAGCCTCATCGTTCCTGGGGGAACGGACTGGCGTGGGCGGGCGTGGTGTCCGGAGATGTGCCGGCCTGCCAAGAGTTGGGGTGAGGTACATGAATCACCGCCCACGTCAGGTCCCTCACCGCCCTCCAGTCAGGGCGAGGAGGGTTCCCTCAAAAAGGGCCTTGACGACACCCGGACCCCCGGGTACTGTTCTGGAGGTCATACAAGAGCTTGCGACTGCTGCCATAGCCCGGAGGCATCGCACCCAGTACCACCTTTGACAACTAAAAACGTATGTCGCCAGATCCGAAGACACCGGGGTTACTTCCATGTCAAGGACGAGGTCCCTGGTTCGATCCCAGGTGCGGGCACCGTGTCCGTATAGCTCAGTGGATAGAGCGCGTAAAACACCTCACGTCGACTTGTTGCCTGGCGGCATCAAACTTCTACCAGATCCGAAGGTACGGGGTTACTTCTCTGATTAAGAAGGGGTCCAGGTTCGAGTCCTGGCGTCGTCACCAGTGACGACGTGGTGTAACGGCAGCACATTAAACACCTCACGCTGAATTGTTGCCTGGTAGTTCATAGCTCTCCGTCGCTTGGGGACAATGAGTCGCCAGATCCGAAGACCTGGGTTACTTCAATCATTTGGGATTAAAAAGACACCTGGGTCACCTTGTTGCCTGGCGGCTTCATCCTTTCACTGCGGGATTTCGGGCCCGCCCCAAGGCATGGCACAGATCCGAAGGTTCAGGGTTACTTCACTGCTAACTGAAAAAATACCTTGGACCGTCCCGTTGCCTGTGCCACCATAAGTTCCGCTGTCAGATCTGTTCGACCTGAGTTACTTCGAAGGTTCAATTCCTCCCTCCGCCACCCATGGCGGAGCCGCATGGCGCGGCCCAGGGCTCATAACCCTGGAACTTAGGTCACCTCGTCGCCTGACAGCATCAGCTTCCTGACAGGGGCGGATTCTCTGACGAGGTCCGCCCCTGTTTCTGTTCGCCTGGAGAGGAGTAAAGACATGGCCACCACCAACAAGCGAGGCACCAGGACGGCCACCCCGAATGCGGGCTCGCCACTGCGTGCTGCGGCCAAGGACACCAAGACGTTCGAGGGCGCGCCGGCCTACACCCGCGAGACCAAGTCGGAACTCTTCCTCCTGGCTGTCTCCAACTTCTACGGCGAGGACACCTTCTACGAGAAGGCCAGCGACCGGAACCAGCGCTTCGCCGCTCTAGTCCGCACCGTCGCCGCCGAGGACCCTGCATGGATCAAGGAGTTCATCGTCTGGCTCCGCGACAAGGCCAACATCCGCACCGCGGCCGTCGTCGCGGCCGTCGAAGCTGCCAAGATAATGCTCAAGGCTGACCAGCCCGGTTCTCGGGTTGGTGACTCGCGGCAGCTGCTCCGCAGTTTCTTCTGGGTCGGCCGTCCCGATGAGCCAGCTGAGGCGTTGGCTTACTGGCTGGCGACCTACGGGCGCCAGCTGCCGGCCGGTATTCGTCGTGGAATCGGCGACGGTGCGACTGCGAAGTACAACCAGTTCGCGTACATCAAGTGGAACGGCGGGGACAAGGCGGTTCGGATGGCCGATGTCATCGAGCTGACCCACCCGGAGCCGGCCAGCTTGACCCAGTCAGCGCTGTTCAAGTACATCCTGGACGTACGTCGGGACCCGAAGACGCCGATCTCGCAGCAGCTGGCGGTGCTGGACAAGCGCGCCACCATCCTGGCCCTGCCAGACAAGGCGAAGCGTGACCTGATGCTCGGCGACGACTCCGAGGAAATCCTGCGGGATGCCGGCATCACCTGGGAGCAGGCCTCGTCCTGGGGTGCGATGACAGCTGAAGTGTGGGAGTCCTTGATCCCAGTTATGGGCTACATGGCTTTGCTGCGCAACCTGCGCAACTTCCAGGAGGCGGGGATCTCCGCCGCGGCTGTCAAGCAGGTGAACGAGCGTCTGGCCGACCCTGACGAGGTTGCCCGGTCAAGGCAGCTGCCGTTCCGGTTCCTGTCGGCGTACGCCACCGCAACCGGTGCCCAGTGGGTGTCGGCGCTGGAGCTGGCGTTGCAGTATTCGACGGCGAACATCCCGCCGCTACCAGGTCGGACTCTGATCCTGATCGACACGTCAGGGTCGATGAAGGGTCGGATGTCGGGCAAGTCGCAGGTCGAGGTGGTGGACCAGGCCGCCTTGTTTGGACTGGCACTGGCGCACAAGGGTGAGAAGGTCGACGTCTACGGCTTCGACAACACCCCCTGGAAGTTCGAGATCAGCAAGGGTGGCAGCATCCTGCGCGACATCGAGGCGTTCAAGCGCAAGGTGCGCGGCGGTGGCACTCACACCGCGGCGGCCTTGAAGGCGACATTCCAGGGCCACAACCGCGTCTTCATCATGACCGACGAGCAGACCTTCGGGCCGGGTCGTGGGTACTGGCAGGGAGATGTCGGGGCTCAGGTTCCGGCTGAGACGTCGGTCTACAGCTTCAACCTGGCAGGCTACGCGCCGGCCATGTTGGACACCACGTCAACTCGGCACCAGCTGGGTGGCCTAACAGACCACACGTTCAGCATGGTTCCGTTGATCGAGGCGGGGCAGAAGGCGTCCTGGCCGTGGGAGACCGCGAGCTAGGTCGAAGGTCTCCGGTTGCGGCGGACGAGGCAAGGGGCCCTGGGGGCGTGCTCCCGGGGCCCCTTGCCTGAGTAGAAAACAATTGACCTGGAGGGAAGCGAGGGATGGCAAACAAGAAACCGTGTCCGGTGTGTGTTGGCAGCGGCCGGACGACCTGCGACAAATGCAAGGGCGCCGGGCGCGTCGGAGGTAAGCCGTGCTCTGGCTGCAACGGTTCCACCCTGACGTCGTGCAGTAGCTGTGGGGGAAGCGGGAGGCTCAGCTAGTGGCAAAAAAGGACGAGAAGGGCACCTGTGGCACCTGCGGCGGACTGGGTTTTCTCTCCTGTCGAGGCTGTGGGGGAAGCGGCTGGCTCGATGGTGGAAAGAGGAAATGCGGCACCTGCAATGGTCAAGGCACACCGACCTGCACCCGCTGCGGCGGCTCTGGTCAGGTCTGATAGGCAAGGGCTCCGGGAAACCGGGGCTCTTCTCTATGGACATCATCGGGGGCACAATGAATGAATGACAGGCTCCCAGCCCCCGGTCGAGGGGACCCTTTTCCTTCAGGTACCTCCGGCCCGGGAGCAGACGATCGCCAAGGCTGTGGTTGCGGTGACCGGCTCCCTGGGGGTGGCCATCGTTGCCGCACTAGCCGACGGCAAGGTCACTGTGTGGGAGATCGTGCTCGGGGTCCTCACCGCTCTGGGAACTGGGGCCGCGGTCTGGGCGACCTCCAACGAGCCAGCGAAGAAGCTGTGATCCTGTCCCGTTGTCCTGGTTGGCGGCCGGCGCTACCTGACGAAACTCCTGGTCAGTTGGCTCCGGAGGCCGCCAGTAAAAGATCTTGGGGAAACCTCTTGCGCCGTACCCCGGGGTCCGGGTACGGTTCTCCATGTCAGCGAGAAACGCCCAGAACCACCGGGGGTTGCCGAGCTGAAGGAGAAGCCCCTAAGCTCAACGCCAGACCAACCAACCAGGAGACGGACATGACGCGCAGCACCTCGAAGCAGTGGCACACAGTGTCGCTGTCCGGTGCTGTCACCATGCCCCGATTCGTTCGGCTTGGCGGTTACGCCGATGAGCAGCGCAACCCGGGCAACGGGTAGCTCAAGGTCAAAGGATCTTGAAGCCGCCCCCCGGAACCCGGACAGGGCGGCTTCTTTCGTAGAGGGGGGGAATTGTTCCTTGGACCGCGAGTGGTGGGCCAAGGAGTGGAATAGAACTAAATATGATCAAATTCGGTATGAGCAGGTTATCGGCCGACTAAAGCAAATCCTGGGTAACAAGTGTGCCGAGTGTGATGCGACAGAAGACCTAGAGTTTGATCACATTAATCCCACAACTAAAAAATTCTCAATAGCTAAGATGTGGAACCGAGGAGACAAAGTTCTGCTTCCCGAGTTGACCAAGTGTCAGCTGCTGTGCGGAGAGCATCATCGAGCAAAAACCACCATGATGCGATCCGTTGAACATGGAGGTGGGATCTCCGGCAAAAGAAACTGCAAGTGTGCTCCATGTCGAGCTAAAAAGGCTGAGTACATGCGTGCATGGAAGACACAAAAGAACATTGAGTCGCTGTGATGTAACGGCAAGCATAACCGGCTCCAACCCGGTTAGTCAGGGTTCGAATCCTTGCGGCGGCGCGCGAAATAACCGGGAAACCGGGGAAGTGTTTCTTGAGAACTTCACAGTGGACAGCATGTGTGTAGATGTTCCTGGCCTGGCAAGGCCAATGAATGTCGGCACCTTCGGGTGACGGCCCCCGGCGGCATCGTCGGGCCAGGAGCACATTCATAGATACATGCCCTGGCCGGTCGATCCGTTGTGGCCAACGCGCGTCGTGGTGAGGACCGCTAATTCCTCCGCATAGTCGTTGGAGCGACGGGCCATCGGTTGCCGGCCAGGGCAGTCTCTAACTCTCGGGCACGAGGGAGACGGTTAACCCGTCAGTTTTGGGAACTGAAGACACCCGGTTCGACCCCGGGGTGCCCGACAGGCATAGCAGGCACGCTGAGCGCGAGCGAAGCAAGCTTCAAGAAAAGCCTCCTGCGGTAAGGGTGAAAGCCCCTTTCTGAAAGGCCGGAGCAACAGACGGGTCCGGCAGAGGTTGACCCATTGCCCAATGGGTCAGGTCCAGCAGCTGGGAGTAGGACCGGGATTAGCCCACCCCACCTCGGGCACCTTTGGGGATGTAGCTCAGCTGGTAGAGCATCCGTCTGGCAGGCGGAAGGTCATCGGTTCGAATCCGTTCATCTCCACTCTGGGATCCCGGTCCTTCCCTGGGCCGCAAAGGGCTGCTCATCCGGTTGCCTCTCCGTGGTCTCCCGGGATCCCAGCACAGTCTTTCCTCACTGGCAGCAGCCCTTCGTGCGGCTGGAGATGCTCTCGGTTGATCCGTCCTGAGGGGCCAGAAAGACGGATCACAAAAGCCCGGCGTGGGGAAGCCTCAGGGCGGGTAACCCTGCCCCCGCCGGTTCCATGGGGTTATAGCTCAGCTGGTAGAGCATCCGTTTCGCATGCGGAAGGTCCGGGGTTCGAATCCCCGTAGCTCCACGCACCAAAAGGGAAAGCCAATGTACATGGTTCGCAATGGAACCGCAGCGTTGCGCGGGTAGTAGCGGGCGACGGCCTGGATCTGACCCATCTACTGTGGCCCATGCCTCCTAGCTCATCGACAGAGCGCCAGTCTTTATATGGCTGGAGATTCGAGGTTTGATTCCTCGGGGAGGCTTATTCACCGCCCCGAAACGAAAGAAGATCATGCCTACTCGGTCTTGTCCCACCTGTTCCGGCTCCGGCTCCATCACATGTTCTGCGTGTAGCGGAAGAGGCGTCACCGGAAGCGGAAAAGACAACATCACCAAATGCACAGGATGCGGTGGACCCGGAACGGTTCCTTGCAACCGATGCGGCGGCCGAGGCACCGTTTCAAATTGAATCCCTCAAAAGTCTGGGTGGCTAGACCCATCCAGCACACGTTCCTGTAGCTGAGATGGTTTAGCGCCGGCCTGAAAAGTCGGAGTACGGCGGTTCGAATCCGCCCGGGGACACGTTGTGCCGTAAAGCAGCAGAAGCTCGCGATTGAAGCCGCGCCGAAGTCCCGCAGGACCAGGCGGCGAGCCACGCTGGCGGTTAACAAGGACTGCGGCCATTCCCTTGCCGCACGGCGCACAAAACTTGTCGTACCCCAAGAGCAGGATGTGGACCAACATCCACAACAGCTCCTGGAGTGATAGATGCCAGCGACAGCACCAATTGCCAACATCATCAACCACATCGCCTTCGTGCTAGACGCATCGACCTCGATGACGCCGCACAAAAAGGACCTGATCAAAGTCGCCGACGGCCAGATTGAACACCTGGCCCGACGGTCCAAGGAATTGGACCAGGAGACCCGGATCTCGGTGTGGACATTCGCCGACCCCAACCGCATCGAATGCGTCGTCTGGGACAAGGATGTGCTGCGGCTGCCGAGCATCAGCAGCTTCTACACACCGTTTGGCAACACCGCGTTCATCGACGCCACACTGCAGGCCCTGGACCACCTGGGGGAGACCCCAGAACGCTACGGCGACCACTCGTTCCTGGTCTTCGTCCTGACCGACGGCGAAGAAAACCGCAGCGTTAACCGACCGGCCACCCTCAAGGCGCGTCTCGCCGGCCTCAAAGACCATTGGACCGTTGCGGCACTGGTGCCCAACGCCATGGGCATGCGTGAGGCCAAACAGTTCGGCTTCTCCGCCGGCAACATCGAGATCTGGAACCCCAACTCGGCAGCTGGCGTCGGGGAAGCTGGAGACCGCGTCCGAGACGCCACCGAGAACTACATGCAGGCCCGTCGAGCCGGCGTCCGGTCCACCCGGAACCTGTTCTCCACCGGCGCCGACGCAGTAAACGTCCAGACCATCGCCCAGGCCGGCCTCACGCCGATGGCAAAAGGCACCTATGTCCTGGTGCCAGTGCCAACTGACTCGCGCATCGACGAGTTCACCAAGGCGTGCGGCCACAACTACCAGGCCGGCCGCGGGTTCTACCAGCTGATGAAGCGTGAAGAAATCCAGGCGACGAAGGACATCATGGTGGTCGGCAAGAAGGACCACAAGGTGTACAGCGGCCGGGACGCGCGTCAGATGGTGGGTCTGCCCGACATGAACGTGCGGGTGAGCCCGAACCACAACCCCGACTTCGACATCTACGTCCAGTCGACGTCGATCAACCGGAAGCTGATCGCCGGCACCCGGTACCTGTACCTGATCTAGGTACTCACGAACAGCTGGCAGGCGCCTTAATGCCTAGAGTGACGTCCCTAGACATTCCTGACCAGTGAACGCCCCCGCGCAGGGAGATCGGCCGCGATCAAAGGCTCAAGGCCGACACAAAAACCCTGCGGCGGGGGCAACAATGGAGCGTTGGAGTAATTGGTCATCTCGCCGCCCTCTCACGGCGGAGAATACGGGTTCGAACCCCGTACGCTCTACGGGCAATGCCGCCCCCCGGTTCTTCCCCGGGACCAGGCTGCTCATCCTGGTTGACTGACCTAGGGAGCCCAACGTCAGTTTCGTAGCCTGGGCCGCGCCCATAGGGTGGGGACATGCAAGGCGTCGGGAACTTGTTCCTCGCCGCCCAGGCCAAGCCGAGTGAATGTGATGGCTGCATCTCAGTCTTCCAAACTGATCGAACGGGTTCGATTCCCGTACTCGGTTCCTTTCGGGCATGGGGTAATGGGAGCCCACTGTACTTTGGATGCAGGAGTCCTAGTTCGAACCTAGGTGCCCGAGCGTGAACTGCTTCAAATGCCTCAAGACCCTGGAGTCGGCATTCGGAAACTTCGCCGAAGACTACGAGGATGACTCCAAAGCCCCCAACCGCGGGCTGCTCTTCGCGGCCCACGGCAACTACGGCAGCCGGATCTGGGACCCGACGATGAGTGCCCCCGATCTGGTGGTCTGGATCTGCGACGACTGCATCGTCGCCCACAAGGAGCTGGTGCAGCTGCGCAACTACGCCCACGTCAAGACTGAGATCCTATGGGCGGACTTCGACCCCGAAAAGGCCTACTGGTAGCACGCCCCCGTAGCCCAATGGCAGAGGCGCCGATCTCAAAAGTCGGATGTTCCCGGTTCGAATCCGGGCGGGGGCACGCAATACTGACCCAGCTCCTCGTGGCCTGGGTTTTCGCCTGCAAAGCTCACCAGGTGGAGCGCCCCCATGGTAAGGGGGAGGTTCCGGGTTCGAATCCCGGTGCAGGCTCGTTGGAGACGGAGACCTGGTACAAGGTCCGCGCCGGGATGCCGGCAGGAAGACCGGTTTACGGTTCCTCTCCTTCCACATGCTGACGTGGCGCAGTTGGTAGCGCATCACCTTGCCAAGGTGAGGGTCGCGAGTTCGAATCTCGTCGTCAGCTCGTGACCTAGATTGATAACCCCTCTGCACGCAAAGGAGGTGACTCGATGCAAGGGGCAGCAGTTATGGTTCTGAACGCTGACCTCGGTCCACTGCACCGGGTTAGCCTCAGACACGCAATCCGGATGCTCTGCCGCGGTATAGCAGAGATCCACGAAGCGGAGCCTGACATACAGTTCGGTGCATGGCCTCGGCCAACCGCTGTCAGATTGCTTCGCTTCATCGTCACCAAGTGGCGATACACGGCCGGTCCGACCTGGTCTCGGGCTGGCGTCCTCCGTCGGGACAACCGGTGCTGCGGCTACTGCGGCAGCACCAAGGGAACCACGGTGGACCACATCCGCCCCGTCTCTCGGGACGGGAAGAACACCTGGGTCAACACCGTCGCGTGTTGCGACCCGTGCAATCAGCTCAAGGGTGACCGGCTGCCCAACGAGGCCGGTATGACCCTGAAGGTGAAGCCCTACGCTCCCACGTGGGCCACCCTTCAGCGCTGATTCCGGGAGGATCCGCCGACCGCGAATTTGCGGATCCTCCCCCTACCCGGCTGGTCTAAATGGCAGGACAACAGACTCTGACTCTGTTAGTTGAGGTTCGAATCCTTGGCCGGGTGCGCTAGGAACCCACCAGCTTGGCTATCTGGTGGGCGCGGTACTAAGTAACACCGCCGGATGTGGGCGCAAAGGGCCTGTGAAGCTCTGAGCGACAAGGCCAAGCAAAATGGGGCTGGTGGGTACGACTTGGCTGCAAAACCGTACAGCGGAATAGTCGAGGACCCGGGTTCGAATCCCGGCAGCTTCACGTGAATCATAAAGAAGAAGCAGCACGCGTAGAGACGGTTCAAGACTTCGAAAGAGAAGCACGACGTTCACTCAAACGATCTTGGCACCATGAAGATCCAAATTGTGTCGCGGCAGCAATTCAGGATGCTCAGGTCTGGGCACTATTGCATCTGGCGACACAGGTGCAGCGAGTTGCCGACCTTCTCGTCGAAAAGAAACCATAAACGCATGCTCACCTAGCCCAACTGGCAGGAGGCACGGTCTTGAGGGGGCCGACAGTACGGGTTCGAATCCCGTGGTGAGCACAGTGCCGGCGTAGCTCAACGGGTAGAGCGCGGAGCTTGTACCTCCGAGGCAGTGGGTTCGAGCCCTACCGCCGGCTCAATCCTTCTTCTCTGGGGTTTCTGGAACGGAGCCATCGCCCCGGACATGCAGCTCCTTGACCAACTGGTCGATCCGAGCCACCATGGCGTCGGTTCGAGAATTCACAATCGTATGGACCTTCTTGGCCTGGATGGCGCCGTAGGCGGCGATGATGGCCACCACGCCGGTGGTCACCGCGGAAATGATCTGGACAGTTTCGCTCATGTGCTCAGTATCGACCTAAAAAGGAGTGATCACGATGCACGTCAACCGGTGTTAGCCCTGGGGAAAGTCTCCAGGCGGCCGAAGGACAGGTCGTCACATGTCCCGAACCGACGTTCATCGCCCCTTCCAGGTGCAGACGGCAGACCCGTACAACCGGCATCGGATGCTATGGCGCCCCGACTGGCACGGCGGCCAGGGCTTAGAGCCGTGGCCGTTGTACAACACCTGCGGCTGCAACCTGTGCGTAGGTCAGCTGTTCCGTAAGCACCTGCGCGGCCAGGAGCGTGCCGCCTGGCGGACGGTCCGCCAGGGCCTGCTCAAAACGCAGGCCGCCGACCGTGAGGATATGGACTGGTACGCGCCGGTCTCAGTGTCCTGGTAGCAAGAGAGTGCCAGCGAGGCCCTGAAGGTAGGGCGCCCCCTTCGTACGGGGGAGGTAGCGTGTTCGATCCACGTCGTTGGCTCGTGTCAGAGAAGCTCGGCCTCGGGTAGCTCCCGAGGAACGAACTGGTCTAAAGGTGCGCTTCCCTGATCCAGAATCTCGCCAGTCGTCGAGAGTGCCTAGTAGTTCGGTTGAGCGGGCAGAACGGCAAACGACTAGGAAGCCAGGGTTACTCATCAGCTCTGGCTTCTGCGGGGCTTTAGTTCATCTGGTAGAACGCCGCTTTTGCAAGGCGGAGGTGGCCGGTTCGAGTCCGGCAAGCTCCACGGTGCGTGTAGCTCAAGGTAGAGCACCGCATTTCCGACGTCGCGAACATGTGGCGGAAGATGGGGGTCAACCAAGTCCTCCCACGCACCCCAAAAAGATGGCCCCGGGCATTACGCTTCCCGCGGTCAAAGCAACTCACCAGAAGGAACCAACACGTGGCAGACAAGAAGCCGGTGTGCCCAAACTGTCGCGGCAATGGGTACACCAAGTGCGCCGCATGTGATGGTAAAGGCTTCATACGCGCCAGCGGCGGTCTGCAGAGAACCTGCGGAACCTGCGGTGGCTCAGGGCAGATTTCCTGTGGGTGCGGTTCAAGGTAGTCGTCAATAATGGGTCCGTAGCTTAATGGCGAGAGCATAAGCAGCTAACGGTTTGCAGAGGTACGGGTTCGAATCCCGTCGGATCCACGCAAGGAGCAATGGGCCTGTAGCTCAGGAAGGGTCAGAGCGCCGGAAAAACGGAGCCGGGTCACGACGGAAAAGGGTTTATCGGATGCACCGGGACCGAGCCCGTGGTGTAGAAGACCACAGGACAAGGAACTTCAACCCTCGGCAGGGAAGCGCGTTACCTCACCGCCTACATTGGTCGCGGGTTCGAATCCCGCCAGGTCCACGCCCGGTTCCACGGACAGCGTCAAGCCCTAACCCCAGGGGGACGCACGACATTGACGCAAAGGAAAGCGATCAGGCTCGCGAGGCAATGATCGTGGACTGAAAAAACTGGGGTGCCTTGCCTGCGTAGCCCAATTTGGCAGAGGCGCCGGGTTCAGGTCCCGGAGGTTGGGAGTTCGAGTCTCCCCGTAGGTACCAAACGCACTTGTAGTAAACTGCGACCCGTGAAAGTTTACGGACCCTATTTTTACAAGACTGGGAATCAGGTTCGTCGTCTGGTCATCAAGATCGCAGACGATGGGACTCGGCGCACTCAGTCATATGCTCGATACCTTTTAGAAGAACACCTAGGTCGCGAGTTAAGCTCCGACGAAGAGGCCGATCATATCGATAAAGATTGCCTCAATGATGACGTCTCCAACCTTCAGGTCCTCTCTCCAGAGGAGAACAGGAAACGAAGCACCTCGTCTGCACCAATGTTCAATTTTGTCTGCCCCGTTTGTGGCAATAAATCTTCAAAACCTCAGCGCGAGGTTCGTCGGAATCAAGGGGTACTCGGTAAAGCTGGACCGTTCTGCGGCAAGTCATGCGCAGGGGTTTGGTCAACAACTCGCCTGCCCAGGTGATGCAATTGGTCGACATGCCTTCCTTAAAAGAAGGTCCCTTCGGGGATGTGGGTTCGAACCCCACCCTGGGCACGCTTCACCGCTCCACCTTGAAGGCGGGGGCAATGGCGCCTACTGCTACCCCCATTTGCTGACGTAGCACAGCGGCTAGTGCACCGGCTTGTCAGGTCGGATGTCGCGGGTTCGAGTCCCGTCGTTAGCGCGCCCGTAGAGGTAGTCCTTATGATCTCCGAGTAGGTGCAAGGCCTACACACTGGTCCGTTAGCTTAGCCTGGTCAAAGCGCCGCCCTGTCAAGGCGGAGATCGCGGGTTCAAATCCCGTACGGACCGCGGTTCGGAGCCCACATTGAGGTAGCCCCCTCCTTGTGCCGGACAAGCTGAGGTCTCTGATAAAAGGCAGCGACAGTCATCACCTTCCGGAGGGTACCGACTGCGTCAGGTGCTTGTTCATGCCTCAGCCCTGGAAGGTTGCCAGAGTGGTCGAATGGGCCGGCCTGCTAAGCCGGTGGGTGCCGTAAGGTGCCCCCAGGGTTCGAATCCCTGATCTTCCGCGGTGTCCCTGGCGTAAAAGGGGATAGCTGCAGTGTCATAGGCTGCCAGACCCTCGCTGCAGTTCGCGCGAGCAGATGATTCTGGCTGGGCTGCAGCGACTATTCGGCGTAGGTCGCCTCTGCGCCCACCACCAATGGGAGCGTAGCTCAGTGGTTAGTTAGCGCCGAGCTGATAACTCGGAGGTCGGAAGTTCGATTCTTCCCGTTCCTACCGCCAGGCCGACGAGGCCAACTCCATCGATAAAGCGGCTGCCACCGAATTCCTCATCGGAAAGGTGAACCTGGACCACGGGGTCCAGGTTCACAGATATGCCCACATAGCTCAGCGGATAGCAGCGTTGGTCTACGGAACCAAAGGTCGGGGGTTCGAATCCCTCTGTGGGCGCTTCCCTACGTAGCTCAACGGAAGAGCACTTCGCTATGAACGAAGAGGTTTGCTGGTTCGAATCCAGTCGTAGGGTCGTTTCCTGGAGGAGCGCGATGAAGGTCAACGGCAACGGCGGCACGGTCATCGTTACCGACTGCGGCCACCAGTACAACAGCACCTACAGCGCCGACCAGCTGGCCGGCGCGAGCACGGACTGTCAGATCTGCGGCAACCTGCTCCTGTTCGACAACAAGCTCGTCGGCAACGTCGTCAGGGCGCGGGACTTCCACGACGTAGTCTGGGCGCCGTACGGTGTCAAACGAGGAGATACCTTCTACGTGGAGTTCTAGCCATGAGGGGTCGTAACGTTAGCCGTTGGTGGGCACTGCAGGACTCGTTCCGGCACTACCGCCGGCACGTCGGCCTGGATCCGGTGCGGGCAGTACTCCGGGCCCTGTATTACGAGATCCGCGGCAAGGAGCCTTATTCTTGAGGCTTATCGGGGTGTAGCGCAGTTTGGTAGCGCGCCTGACTGGGGGTCAGGAGGTTCGCAGGTTCAAATCCTGTCATCCCGACTCTGCTGCAACTGGTAGCAGATCCTCCGCTTCCGGGGCCTCCTGGCGGGGGAATTCTGGGTATAGCTCAGTTTGGTAGAGCGCCGCGTTCGGGACGCGGAGGCCCGCAGGTTCAAATCCTGTTACCCAGACGTATCGGACTCAAAGAGGAGAATGATCAGTGGCAAACTGTGGCACCTGTGGCGGTGTTGGGACGGTTACGTGCGGCACCTGTAGTGGTACCGGCCGTTCGGGCCGAACGGATGCTCTTCGCTGTGGTACCTGCGGTGGTGGCGGTCGTAAGACTTGTGGCACCTGCCGCGGCTCAGGAAAAACGGGGTAGATACTCCCCCTCAAGCCCCCTGTGGAACCGTTTGTCCGAGCGGGCATCCAGGGAAGGTGGTCCCTCTGCTTTGGGGGCGGGGGGACCACGTTGGAAGGCATCCGGCTGGATGAGGAGCACGCTTCGAAAGCGTGTAACGGCCTAAAAACCGTTCGGGGTTCGAGTCCCCGGTCTTCCGCGTGACCAGGCAGAAACGTGACAGGGACCGGTACTGGTGTCACACCTGCCGGCTGGTTGGCTACCGAATCCTCGCCCAGGTGCAGGACAAGGTGAAGCAGTACCCGAAGAACAAGGAAGTGTTCGAGTGCCCCGAGGGGTTCGGCTGGCATTTCCGATGAGCGGGTTTCCCGTGGCTCCCCAAAGGAGTGTGCTGCACGGAGGTTTCTCAGCTCGGTAAAAATGAGAAGCCAAGCCTGGAAGGCGCCCCAGTTGGTTATGGGAGCCCGTCTGGAAAGCGGGTGCGGGGTAAAAGCCGCCGCGAGTTCGAATCTCGCGCCTTCCGCGTGAAACCAATCGACGTGGACGCAATTTTGGAGTCACTCGACAAGGACCTCCTCGACCCGGGAGACAATCCATGGGGCGGGGCGAACCTGGAACCGTGCGGCGACGAAAATTGCCGCTGCAGCAAGACTATGGAGACGCCAGCCGATGGGCGCCGGCAGCTGTCTTGAAAACAGTGTGGGGCCTGAAAATCCCGTGGGAGTTCGACTCTCCCCGTCTCCGCGCAAGTGAGAGAAATGCTTCGGTGCCAGAGCGGCCAATTGGACCTGACTCTTAATCAGGAAAATCGTGGGTTCGAATCCCACCCGAAGTACGTGCCCAGAAATCGAACCAATACCTTCACCGTCTCGAACCCCATTGCCTTGGGGGACCTGCGTTGGCTCATTGAGCAAGCGGAGCGGGCAGGTATACCCGATAGCGCCAAGGTCACCGTTACTGCCTACTCCAGCCAAAGAGATGGAGATTCGTCTACAATCACCGTTCATGGACCCAGTGAGTCTCGTTAGCTCAGCGGTCAGAGCCGGGGCCTCTAAAGCCCTGTGAGCGCGGGTTCGAATTCCGTACGGGGCACAACCTTCAAGGACCCTCGCACTCCCGGAACAGTCCCACGGCCGCAAGGTCAGAGGGGATGTACTCTTCGGTGAAAGTCCGAGCAGAGAGCCGGGGGTAGGGGTTCTTGAAGGGCTTAAAGCCTCTCGTGTCGGATACACAGCCGGGCCTTCTAAGCTTGGCGTTCCGGGTTCGAATCCCGGGTGGGGCGCCAGGACTTGCGACGGGTCGCACTACGGCGCAGGTCCATATAGGTCGGTACCTAAAGCCTGGTTATAGGCCTGCCTCTTAAGCAGAGTTACGTGGGTTCGAATCCCACCCGACCTACTTCACCTACTACACACTCCGGTGCCAGAGCGGTCAATTGGGCCTGACTTTTAATCAGCAAAAATCGGGGGTTCGAATCCCTCCCGGAGTACGGTTGCCACCACACCCCCTCCCGGGGTAGGGTGGCAGCAGCAACAAACGCGACGCGGCGTAGAGCAGCTCGGTAGCTCGTTGGGCTCATAACCCAAAGGTCCCTGGTTCAAATCCAGGCGCCGCTACTAGCGGGGTAGGGGAGTTAGGTCGTCCCCACAGGGCTCATAATCCTGAGATCGTCGGTTCAAATCCGGCTCCCGCCACGGGGTTCCAGCAACCACAGATGGCCGCAAGGTTGTCACCTTTGCTGGACGGCAGCGCACCGCGCAAAAGGGTCAGGTTTTGCGACTTCACCATGCCCGTATAGCTCAGCTTGGTAGAGCATCTCTATGACACGGAGAAGGTTCGGGGGTTCAACTCCCTCTGCGGGTACGCAAGTCTTCAAAGGGGGATAGGGAAAAGTCCTGAGGTCTGGGGGCGTTGGCGCGCCAGGGTCACAGGTAAAGCCCGAGCCACTGGGTCCAACTCTGCGAAGACTAGGCGCGCCACTTTAGGTCCCATCATCTAGCGGTCCAGGATACTGGCCTTTCAAGCCGGCGGCGCGGGTTCGAATCCCGTTGGGACTACGCGTTGACCCTCCTTCGGGAAGGTCGCTCTGGTAGGCGAAAACGCACGGCGGCCATTTGTTTGGCGCAAATGGCCGCCATCATTCCCTGGTAGCTCAGTTGGCAGAGTCGCCGATTGTTAATCGGCTTGTCCTTGGTTCGAATCCAAGTCAGGGAGCGACATGTATCAATGTCTTTGAGGCGTGGTCCAACTCGGCACGACATCCGGCCGTTAACCGGAAAATTCCAGTTCGAATCTGGACGTCTCAGCTTTCCCTATGCCCCATTCTTTGGTTGAGGGCGCCGTCCTTATAAATCGGCTGAGTGGGTTCGATTCCCACATGGGGTACGTAATTCAATGGGTGCGTAGCTTAGCGGCAAAAGCCCCGTGTTCACACCACGGTGACCGAAGGTTCGAGTCCTTCCGTACCTACTCGGCTCCCGGTGAAATCCCGGGGTAAGCCTCTCTCCGGGCGGCCGGGGGCGGGGGACGAGAAGCTGTGACAGGCCGTACGGGAAGCGCTTCCCGTCCTGGTGGCCGTAGCTCATCTTGGTAGAGCGCCGGACTGTGGATCCGGAGGCGGGGGGATCGTGGCCCCTCGGTCACCCGATTGTTGGCTGATGGTCCCAGATGGCCTGGAGCCGGAGGAAGGGGTTTGACTGCGCACGCAGGATCCCTGAGCCCGGTAACGATGCCTCGTGCGAGATGACATCTATGCAGGTTCGATTCCTGTCGTCAGTCAACTTTTCCCCCTCAGGAAAGGCCAACATGGCTACGTGTAGTGCATGCGGCGGTTCTGGCGGCAAGATGGACACCTGTCCCGCCTGCAGAGGTCAGGGCCAGGTTGGGAGTGGAAGTAGTCGCACAACCTGCGGCGGCTGTGGCGGCAGTGGTCGAGCCCACAAGGCTTGCGGCAACTGTGGTGGTAAAGGCACGGTCTGATCTTCCTGGAGGAGGGCAACAGCATGGCGGAGATCCCGAAGTGGTTTCCCTCCACCTGGGAGGAGCTTCTGCGCCGCGAACCTGGCCAGGAGAACAGTCTCAACGACCCGCGGGTAGCCACCTCCCACGGCGGGGGCTGGTGCCCAGTGCAGCACTGGGGCGTATTGACCGACGGCCGGGTGTTCTACTTCCGTTACCGGCACGGCTGGGCGTCTGTGGCGTTGGGGCCGGACTGGTTTGAGGCTGAGCTGCTGCCCGCCAACGACCCTCGGACCACGATGGACGAATGGCACGAGGCCTACGAGGCCGGCGCCCGGGACGAGGAGCTGCCCAACCTGTGGCTTGGCCGCGGGTTCGGAGTTCAGTTCTCGGAGGAGGACGACAGCGCCTTCGATTCGCAGGAGGAGTTGGACAGCGCCTTCACCCAGTGTCTGGACTTGTGCTGGGATGAGCCTCTGCTCGATGCGGACGGCTGGGAAGTGTTGCGCCAGACTGATTGGCGCAAGGAGTTGCGGCAGCATTAGCTGCCTATGGGAGCGCGCCACCGATGGTGAGGTGGGGCCGGCTGTAACCCGGTTGCGTAATTGCTTAGGGGGTTCGAGTCCCTCCGCTCCCACTGTGGCTGTAGCTCAACGAATTAGAGCGCTGGGCTGTGAACCCGGATACGCCGGTTTGACTCCGGCCAGTCACCCCAAGTCCTCGTAGCTCAACGGAGAGAGTGGCGGTTTCCGAAGCCGCAGGTTGCTGGTTCGAATCCAGTCGAGGACGCATGGCCAGCATCATCTTCATTACGGGCGTGAGCACTGCCGGCAAGACCACGGTGTTTGAGGCACTGCGCAAGGATCCGGACCTTGCCGACGTCGAGTTCCACGACATTGACGAGGACGGCATCCCGGCGGCCGGCACAGGCCCCTGGCGAATCTTCCGAGTGGAGCTGCTGCTGCATGAGGCTGCAGTCCGCGCCCGGGAGGGGAAGTCAACGGTCGTCTGCGGGATTACCAAGCCGCATGAGGCGATCGAATCTGGAGCGTTTCCAGAGGATGTGCCGGTGCACTTCGTCTTGATCGATGTGTCGGTTGCCAACGTGAAGAAGCGTCTGGAGGCCAGGATCGGGCACTACCGACCGGACGACGTTCAGTGGCTTACGCAGTACAACCTGCGCCTGCGGGACTTGCTCCGGAAATCGGTGCGGGCTCAGCGGACAGGGATTGTGCTGGACCCAGGTCGGATGTCCCGTCGCCGGTTGTGCGAGCAGGTGAAGTCGATAGTCTTGGACCTTGACATAGGTCTAAGGCCTAAACCATAAAGTCTTGATACTTGTCTTCGGGCACGATCGAAGACTTGTCGCGAACAGCTTCAAAGGGTATGAGATAGGTGCGGCCATCGCCCACGATGATGAAGAAGTAGTCAACCTCATGGGCCTTGTATTGAACCATTCGATAAGTTCCATTTGCGTTTGCGGGCACCGAAGAGTCATACAGCCTTCGGGTCAATCTAACTGCACGTCGCTGTCGGGGTTCAACCGACCTCTGGCTCGATTTCACCTGAATCTTTTTGAACCCATCGACAGTATCGATTACCAGGTCGTAGGGTGATTGCTCTATCGGTAAAAGAACCATGTACCCCCGGCTCATGAACCAGGCAATCGCCACACCTAAACCGGCATGACCCTTGGCCACCTCCGACGAAGGCGGAAAGGCCGAGGTTCTGAAGACTTGGGCCGGATTCCGGAAATGGGCCGTGTCGAGCTTCAGTCGAGCCGCGACCTCTTTTACGAACCTTGGGTTTGCCGATCGGGATTTTCCCAGATACTCCATAACGTCTGACCAACAGACCGCGGAGGCAATGGCCATCTCAAGTTGTTCATCGGTGTAGGAACGATGATTTGGCATACTGCGAGCTTAGTCCTAGGGGACTTGTCTTCGCAGGTTCACCCCTGTAGCTCAGTGGATAGAGCATGGTCCTCCGGAGGCCGGGGCGGGAGTTCGATTCTCCCCAGGGGTACACTCCATTATTAAGCGAATGGGTACACATTGAATAAAGGAAAGGCAGCGACGGTGAGCACCGATGGTGGCGTTGACGCAGACGCCCTACCAGATTTGACCGACCTGAACCTGATCGAGTTTCTGGGGGACATCAATCCGGTGCTTGCTTCGATCATGAAGCGAGTAGCTAAAAACGATGATGATTCGTCAGGCATTGTTGCTGGCTTCCAGTCAGCGATCTGAACCCAGTTGGGTCAGATTAGGCCGTGGGGTCGTTGCCGGCGCAGCGGCAGGTCTGCAAAACCTGTAAAACTTGGGGTTCGACTCCCCCCTGCGGCTCGTGAGTGATAGGGAACGCGATGAGGCCGCCGCGGAGGCGGCCCGGGAACGCCAGCGAGTTCTTGACGACGAAAAGGCTCGCAACGACAAGATCGCCGAGGAAGAGGAACGCGCTCGTCGCAATGAGCGCTACCGGCCAGAGCATTAATGCTGTCCACTGTGGATTCTCGCCTTTGGCGAGCGGTCTTGGGTACCAGCTGCCTTTCATACGGGCGGCTTGCCCGGTTCAAATCCGGGGCTCGCTACGCACCGCCCCGCGGCCTGGCCACTTGGCCGGGCCGTTTTTTCTTGGAGAGAAGGTTCCTGGAGTGAGAAAAACGTTCGCAGTACTGGCAGCGCTGGCGGCCGTGGCCGCCGCCGTTCTGGTACCTACTGCTGCCCAGGCCCATCATCCGATGGGCCGCGACTTCGCCTTCTACACCCATCCCTCACGCAAGGGCGCCTGCATCAAGCTGGGCGCGCCTGTAGCACCCGCGGATGGTGCACCGCGGTCCTGGGAGGTGGGTGTCACCCTCTGCGTCCCGTTCCGGTGGACCCGTGAGGTGGATGTTCTGACCGCCGGCTCGACCTACACCCGTTCGTACTGGGACTGGCCTGACGGCGGGGCCCTGTACTCCTACGTAGGTCGGGCACTGGCCGACGGCCGTGCCACGGTAGCCTACGACCGGGTCGGCAACGGCACCAGCACCAACCCGATTGACGACACGTTGGCCAGCGCCGAGATCACCATGGCCTCCGACGCAGCTGTGCTGCACCAGCTGGTGTCTGGCGTGCGGGCGTTGGGCTACCAGAAGGTCAACTCTGTTGGACACTCTTACGGCTCAGGCGTGGTCCTGGCCGAGGCGAAGAAGTATGCCGACGTCAGCACGGTAATCCTCACCGGCTACCTGCACCGGCCCTCGAACCCGGCCGTCACTGCCGGCAACTACCCAGCAAACCAGGACGACAAGTTCAAGGACCTGAACCCGCCACTGGACAACGGGTGGTTGACCACTCGGGTTGGGGCGCGGGCTTCTGGTTTCCACTCCCCTAGCTCGGATCCTGCCCTGATCGCACTCGACGAGAAGAACAAGGACCTGGTGTCGTTGACGGGCCTGCTGAGCTTCCTGGCTGACCGTAACGTGGCGGTCGGGGACAACATCTCGAACCAGATCACTGTGCCGGTGCTTGTAGTGAACGGCCAGGAGGACGCGATCTTCTGCTACCAGCCGGCTGTGTTCAACTGTGCCGACGGTGCTGCTGTGACGGCAAACGAGGCTCCGTTCTACGCTCACGCTAAGAGCTTCAAGGTGTATACGGTGGCGACCTCGGGTCACGATCTGGCATTGCACCCAACGGCTGGGGCGTCGTACGGCATCATCAGCTCATGGCTGAAGAACCTGTAGTCGAACCCACCTTCGTCGGCACTGAGGCGGCGCAGGCGCGTATCGAGAAGCTGTCGGCGTATGCCGAGGAACTGCGGGCCGAGAAGTTCCGGGAGGTGGCCGAACGCGTCATCGCCGACAGCCAGGAGATTTTGCAGCGCTTGGCGCTGATCGAGGATGATGAGGCGCTGTTGGCGCGGGCGAAGGAGCTGGCTTCCGTGGCCAATCCTGCGGAAGCTGTGACCTACAGCGAGGAAGAGCTGGAGGAGCTACGCCGAGGAGAAGGTCAACGGATTACAGACGAAATCAACGCGGATCCAAAGCAGGTTGCCGCCCTGAAAAAGGCGCTGGAGAATGCTGTCAACGGGCGGCGCCGGCCGCTTCGCGAAGTCATGGACGATGACGACTTCTTCGTAGAAGACGAACCGGTCGAGGACGTGCTGGCCGCATTTGAGGCTGGCGAGAATTTCTTGACCGAGCAACCAAATCGTGGCAACGGTTGGTGCGCACCCAGTCCCTGAGAGGAGGGCCTATGAATCCCCCTGGCGCTGTGCTCCTGTTGGGCGTTGTCGGCTCGCAGGCGTATGGCTTGTCCACGCCGCAATCCGATACGGACCGGCTGGGTATGTACGCGATGCCTACGGTAATGCTGCACGGTTTGCGTGAGCCGCAGGAGTCGGTGGTCTTCACTAAGCCGTCGGATTACACCTTCCACGAGGCGGCCAAGTTCTGTCGGCTGGTGCTTAGCGGCAACCCCACGGTCAACGAGTTGTTGTGGCTGCCTGAGGATCTGTACGAGTTCCGGCATCCACTGGGGCTTGACCTCATCGAGATCCGGGGGTCGTTCCTGTCAGCGCCGCGGGTGCAGGCCGCGTACCTGGGTTATGCCCGGCAGCAGTTTGATCGATTGGTCAAGCGGGAGGGGAACTTCTCGTCCGACTTGAAGAAGCGGACTGCGAAGCATGCCCGGCATCTGCTGCGGTTGCTGCATCAGGGTTTTCAGCTGTACTCGACGGCGCAGCTGCAGATCAGGCTGGAGAATCCGGCCTGGTATCACAGGTTCGGAGAGGCTGTGGCCCAGGATCCAACGGTGGCCGAGGAGCAGCTGTTGAGCTATGAGGCCCGCTTCAAGGAGGTTGAGCCGGCGCTGCCGGAGCGGCCGGACACGGAGCCGGTTGAGGAGTGGCTGCTCAAAGTGCGTCGCCACTTTTTCTTGTAAAAAATCTTCCTCCAGGGGTTGCACCCCGGGGTAGGGGTGCGGTAACTTCGTTCCTGTAAGAAAAAAAACGAAGAACTTCACCCCTACCCCCAGGAGGAAGCCATGTCAGCTCTCGTCGATTCGATGTTCTCGGTCCGGATTGCCCCCTGGCACAACGAGGGCATCATCCTGCCGGACTACCCCGGCAGCTGGGATGAGGCCCGTAAGCTCGCCGGCCTCGACTGGGAGCCCGTCGAGGAGCCCGTCTTCCGTCAGCTCGGCACCAAGCAGATCGAGGTTCCCGAGCTGGAGCTGTACGGCATGGACGAGCTGCAGCAGCCCTTGTACAAGGTCAAGAGCTACAGCACCGTCGAGGTCCCCGAGATCGAGACCAACCCCAGCGACAAGCACATCGTCCGTTCCGACAACGGCAACATCCTGTCGGTCGTGTCCGACGGCTACACCCTCATTGACCACGCCTCCATGGGCGAGATCATCGAGGCGGTCCTCGGCCAGACCAACGTCAAGTGGGAGACCGCGGGCTCGCTCAACAACGGCAAGGCCGTCTGGGTTTTGGTCAAGCTGGACGAGCCGATCGAGCTGCCCGGCGACGGCAGCGCCACCTACCCGTACCTGGCCATCACGAACCGGCACGACGGCACCGGCGCCTGCGCGCTGCGTACCACCGCGGTTCGTATCGTCTGCCAGAACACATTCAACATGGCCGAGATGGAAGGCCAGCGTCACGGCGCCACCTACGCGTTCCGGCACAGCACCAAGTGGCGCGACCGGGTCCCGGAGGCCCGCGAGGCTGTCACCGGCGCCCGCCGCGAGATGCAGGCCTGGAAGGAGATGGCCACCAGCCTGCTGGGTGTGCCCGTCACCGCCGGCCAGCGGGAGTTGTTTGTGACGGCATTCATCCCGGAGCCGCCGCAGGGTCTGGCCACCGAGCGGGTGCTGGGCAACGTGCACGCCGCGCAGGACAAGCTCCGCCAGCTGTTCCTGTCGCCCACCAACGAGCCCGTCATCCACACCGCGTACGGCCTGGTGCAGGCGGCCGGCGAGTACCTCGACCACGTCCGCACGGCACGGACCTGGGAGACGCGGCTCAACCGGAACCTGATGAAGCCGGAGCCGCTCAAGCGCAAGGCGATGAAGCTGGCGCTGGAAGTCGCCGCCCAGTAGTTCGCCCTTGGGGCGCGGTCACCCGGCCGCGCCCCACCTTCTCTCCCAGGAGTACATCAATGACCAGGTTGATAGCCCTGCTGTCCTGCGGCCACTTCATCCAACGATCAGGCGCGGAGTGGGATGGCGATGCAACCACATTCCTTCGCGGCCAGAAACGGGAGCAGCACAATGTCGGCTGCTTCAAGGATGACCCCAAGGGTCATGACGGGTTCGTGACCACGCTTCTGACGTCAACCGTTGATCGCATTTGGATCGAGGAGTAATGGGCCAGCCAGTTGAGTGGGTGTTCCCGGTAGACGACGACGACGACCCCGAGCTGGCGTATGCCATGGGGCACCGGACCCGGGACTTCAATCAGCGTCACAAGGAAGTCCCTAGAGGGCCGATGCGATACGTGATTGGCGACGACGGCTTCCTGGTCATCATGGAAGGCCACCTGCCGTTACTGCGGGCCTTCTTGAAGGCCCTCGACGCGGCGCCGGAGGGCACTGAGTTCATCACCTGTGTCCGCTGTGGCTGCCGGGCGGTGTGGGTCGGGGCCGAGCTGCGGGGCACTGAAAACACTGGCGCCCAGTGCGATGAGCACGACTGCCGGCACACGTCCTGGAACACCAGGCGTGATGCCCGGTGCCGGTTCTGCGGGGAAGGCCTCAGGGCTATCGAAGACAGGCCCGGTGTCATCGACTGGATCCGCTCCTACGACGACAGTGTCTCACGTTGTCCTCACAGCCCCGAGACGCCTGCAACCCACAAGCCGATTTCGTAAGAAGGAGAAAACCATGGGTATGCACAACGAGCACCGCCGCCGGGACTGCCAGTACGCCGCCGGCTGCACCGGTTGCCTCGACTCCCCGCCGGCAGGCTTCAAAGGCAAGGTGTACACGATCACCGCTAACCAGGAGCCAGTCATGGCGTACCGAGTCGTGGACCGCTCCCGCAACCTCATGACCTACCAAATCGACTCGGGCGTCCGCACTCTGGTCCTGTTGCCATCGGACCTGGACGCAGTGCGGCAGTTACTGGCCGCGATCGACGAAGAAGACGCTTACCCCCGAATCCCCCCAGGAGTAAAGCCATGACCCTCGACTCGATCATCCAGAACCTGGACCTCTACCTGGCCGACGAGGTGACTGACCCCATCGGTTATCTGGAGACCTTGCTCCTGAACTTGAAGGAGCTGCGCGACGAGCAACGGTTGAACACCTGCCATGACCCACAGTGTGGCGATTCAACATGGGACCACAACTGTCCGACTCCAGCTCGGGTTACAGGCAAGGGAGAAACGTCATGACAACGGCAGCCAGGTGGATTTTTCCCATCGAAGACGACAGTGACCCGGAGCTGGCCTACGCGACCGGCTACGCGCCACCGCGGCGCCCGGCGCACATCGACCGACTGCTGGCCGGCTTCGAGCCGCCACGGCCGCCGAGCCGGGGGATGCGCTACGTCGTAGGGCGTGTGACCTTCGACGAGCAGGACGTTCCCGTGCTGCGCAGCTTCTTGAAGGCTCTCGAAGCCGCGCCGCAGGGCACCGAGGTCATTCACTGCCTCGGCTGCGACTGCAAAACGATCTGGGTCGGCACAAAGCTTCTTGGCATCGACAACAGTGGCACCGAATGCGATGAGCACAACTGCACCCACGACTCCTGGCACCTGTCCCCAACAAACAAGGGAGAATCGTCATGATCTACGTCAAGGCCAAGGACCTCCGGGTCGGCGACCGCATCTATGTAAACAGTGGCGGCCCGTACCGCATCGAAGAGGTCGCCGTGGGAACCGTCAATGTGGCTGTACGGATCCTGGGGATCAAGAACATCCCACTTTGGCGGCACTCGCTCGACACGGAGCTTCTGATCGCGGATCGGGAGCCTCCGTACCCTGGCGCCGATCGGGGCTGGGTGCCGGGCGTCAACTACGAGTGGGACACCTATGTTGCCGGCCAGCGCCAGAAGGTTCGCGCCGTCTTCGTTGACGACAGTCACGTTGTCCGCGTTCGCGGCGAGTGGTGTCACAACACCGATGAGGCCACCTTTGAGCTGGCCTCGAAAATGGGAACCGCTTTGGTGGCCCAGAAGATGTATTCAGAATCTACGTCTCCTGCACCGACCTGGCACATTAGGTACAAGCGCCAGTTCGGGATCGTGAGCGCATCGTTGGTGCGTGACCACACGGCCGTTCGCACTGGCCCGTGGGCTACGTCCGATGAGTCGGCGCTTGACGGTCTGGCCCAGGTTATCGGGAAGTACCTGGACAAGAGGTGATCATCTACAAGACCTGAAGGAGCAGTTATGGTCTGTCGCGTTCCGGAACATCGTCCACGGTGGTACGTCCAGGTCCGAAGAGCCAACTACTCGGCGTTCAACGGCGGCCACCGCACCCCATCGGCGTATTCGGCGATTCGATGCAGCGAGTGTGGCAGCTGCTGGCGAACCAAGGCTAAGTACGTTGACACACTGCCCGACGAGCCCCAGGGAGAAACGTCCAGTGATAGGTGAAACCGCCGGCTGGCTGATCCTGGCCGGGTGCTTGACCGTCGACCTGTTCGCCCTCGCGTTCGTCCTGGTGTACTGGCCAAAGGGACCGTTTGACTACTAGAAGGGAATAGATCCATATGAAATTTATCTTTCGGAGGAAGCCTCGTAATCGAGTGAAGGTCCTGCACCGAACTCGATGGCGGAGCCTGCACAGTGTGTCGGCGCCGCGATTTGGTCGACAGGAGTTCATCTACCTTCACGAAACGTACTCCAACGGCAAGATCGTGGCTGTGTTGCCATTTCGGCAGTCGGTGTACGGCTATCAGTTCCTGGTCCGTCGAGAAATCGTGCCCAGCTGGGACATCGACGCCCCCGCGCTGTGCGCCATCACCGGCCTTACCGAGAGCGAGGACCCTGAGGTTGATGCTCTTCGGGAGCTGTACGAAGAGTCAGGTTTCGTAGCCCCCACTCGGATGCTGGCGTTGGGGACATGTCGGGGCATCAAGGCCGCGGACACGGTGTATTCGCTGTTCGCGGTAGACCTGACCGGCATCGAGCCAGCCGGCCCAGGGCGTGGCACCAACAGGATCGAGGCTGAAGGTGACACGGTCTGGTTGACGATCAACCAGCTGGTCGACGTTACCGACGCCCAGGTGCACGTGATGTACGTACGGCTGCTTCCTCACCTGCTGCGTGGGGTCAGCGCATCGTAAAGCGAAGACCCCCAAGCCATGAAGGCTTGGGGGTCTTCGCGTTGAGCTTTAGACGACGGGACCCTCGGGGCCCGGCGCCGCGGGAGCGTCGGAGCCGTCAGCGTCGCCGACCTCGGTGTCCAGGGCGGCCACAGCGGCCAGCGCCTCAGCGGCAGCGGCGGCGGTTGCGTCCAGGGTGGTGTTGAAGGTGTCGAGCGCGGCCTGCTCGTCGACGCTGGGGTCAGCGGCGGCGGCAAGGGCTGCACGGACGTCTGCGGCCAGGTCCGCAAACGCGGCGGCAAGGGCCTGCAGGGCGGTGCCCTGGGCGTCGGCCTTGGCCTGGACGGCGGCAAGGTTCTCAAGAACGGTGGCCATTGTTTCCTCCATGCGGTTGAGGGTGATCAGGATGAGAGTGAAGGCGTTGAGGGTGCCGTCGGGCCCCGGTGGTGGTGCGCAGTGGCACTGACACATGCTGGGCGCTCCTTGGGCTGGGCTTTGTCTGATCTTTGCATACCCGTTGCGGATTTTGAACAAACAACTAGAAGTCGGCGCGATAGCTTCCTGCCTCGGCCAGCAACGACTGCAGTGTGGTGGAAAGAACATCCTGGGGGGAGGAGATTCTTGCTTGCTTCTTTTCTCCGTCGATCAGAAAGCGGCAGGCGTGGACCAGGGCGTCGAGACGGTCGGGTGAATCTGAAGTTCCCCAGCTGGTGAAGGTAGCCATCTGGTCCTCCAGCTCCGGGAAGATGCCGATGTGGTGCAATCTGCCCTGCTCGTTGCGCATAGCCACGGGTTCACCGCGGGTCTTTTTGCCGATCTTCGTGTCGATGCCGAGTAGCGGTGGCTTGGTGTTTTTCTCAAATATCTGTTGACCAACAAGTTCGTAATACGCGTCGTTGAAGACCTGTTGCATCCACCGCTTGCCGAGGTTTACCTCACAAATAAGCTTGTCGGCACCCCAGCGTGCCACCACACGCCACGCTTCCAGGGCGGCCGAACGACCAACACCCATGAGAGAAGCATCTTCAAGGACATACATGTGGTTGTCGCGGTCGCGACCGACAACAACAATACCCATCTCATCGTCCTCGCCAGTGAGTGACGGGTCAACGCCAACGACGATGTTGACTAATTCTGGGGCCTCGGCCAGCCTGTTGTTAATGATGTCAATGCGCTTGAAGAGTGCACCTTCGTAGCCTTCGATCATTTCACCATGAAGTTCTTGGCGGCCAATGTCGGTGCCTTCATAGCGTTTACGCAGTTCGTCGATAACAAGCTGAGACAGGTTGGACGCATTTTCAAAGGTGGAACCACGCATTAAGTGAACGGTTCCGTCGTCTCGTTTGAGCCACTCCTGAAGAAGATCGATTGGCTTAGGCGTAGTGGTAACGAATGCCCTTGGATGATCCCCAACAAGGTCTGCCCGCAACGAAGGCATAATGCCCTCGAACCAAGACTTCTTTGGGTATTTCCATTTCACGCATTCGTCCAACCAGGCGCCGGACGAGTTGTATCCGCGCCCTACGTCAGGGTCGTCAGCCCCTTCGGTGTAGATCTTCGCCCCGTCCGGGAACAGGATCATAGGGCGTGGACTCATCTTGTAACGGTGCTTGATTTTACGTCGTTCCAGTACTCGCAGAATGCCGGCGGGACCTTCCATGCAGATCGTCCGGGCGTCAGACAGAGTCTCAGCGATAACGAGCCACTCGGTGGGGGTTCCACTGCTGTCGAATGGATGCCTTAGGACCTGGTTGACGATCCATTCACTGCCGCTTCGAGACTTCCCCCAGCCGCGGCCGGCGAGTGCGAGGCACACGAACCAGTTGCCTGGCGGAGGTACCTGTTCTGGGCGTGAGACCCACCACCATTCGCCGCGCTCCATCTCTTCGATGAGGTAGTCGGGCAGCTCAGCAAGCCATGCGTTGCGGTCCTCGGCCGGCAGCATGGCGACGCGGTCCTGGAGAGATAACCCCATTTCATGATCTTAGATCAAATGTCCGATTCCGAAAAGAATCTTGAGAAGAAGACTTGCGCCCCCACGTGGGGGTGTGTATGGTTGTTCTCAGCACCAAGCAAGAGCATTGCAGCGGAAGGGCCGGGGGCAACCCCCTCGGCCGGACCGCGACAATGAGGCCCCGCGTCAGGTTCAAGGCGGTAGGGCAGAGGGATCAACTCCTCTGTCGCTGTGGTGGTCCGATTCCACCCACTGGGGCACGCAGGCGATCTGGCTCCACAGCTGATTCGCACGCAAAGGTGGCCTCGTTCTGGACGGGACGGGGCCACACCACGAGAGGAAGGTCCCGGAGATGGAACTGGGGGCGCCCCTCTTGCAGGACCGGTGACGACCGGGCGGCACCTGCAATACAGGGCGTTGGCAAGCGGGCGAAAGCCAGCCGTGAGCCTGGAGGTTCGAACCCTCCCTTCCCCACGCACCAGAGTGACAAGTGAAGAAGGGCAGACAGGAGGCAGTCTTTGGCTGTATCTTGTCTGTGGAGTGGGGGTGCTGCCCTCCGCGTGGTCCCCCGGCCTGCGGTGCCGGCGCCTCCCGCTCCAAAAAAGTCCCAAAGTTCTGGCAATGGGTCTGGTCCCCGCAGGGCCTCCTCTCCCCAGTCAGCGCTTACCGACCGGTATGGGTTCCGCCGGAGGGCATCAGGGCCCGTTAGCTTTCCCAAGTGCAGCAGCAGGCGGGAGGGGTTGGGCGCAAGGGCCCCGTGGTAGGGGAGGCAGAGGTTAACCACCAGTGAAGCCGACGAACCTGCCACGGGGTTTTTGCACGTGCCCCCATAGCTCAAGGGATAGAGCGGCGCGGTCCTAACGCGTAGGTTCCCGGTTCGAATCCGGGTGGGGGTACTGCGGGGACGTCAACACCTTTGCTCGTTTCACCTGAGGTGAAGGCCGTTCATGATCCCAGCCTGGGTCCGCCCTGGGGCTAGGGGAGACGGACCTGCGTCCCCCTCAAAAATCTTGTAACCAGAGGAGGCAGCCATGCGCTTATAGGTGCCGGATGGTCCGGCACGGCCAAGGAGCCGTGCGCATGTCTCGTACAGACAAAGACTGCCCTCACTGGGTGAGAGCAGAGTTCTACGTTCCTTCACACATGAACTGCCCCAACATTCCCCCTCACGAGGGTGGCCTTTGGCGGCGTCGTAACGGTCCCGATTATCACTGCACTCTGCCGGACGAGGTCCGGCGGCTGGCTCCGGTGTCCCGGAGCTGGCGGCTGCATCTGTGCACTTGGGAGCCGGACGGGTGGGATCGGAAGTACTACACCAGACCTCCGGGGTCCTACGACCGTCGCGTCTACTTCCACGGCCCCAACCGGCGGGAGATCAGGGACTTCTGCGCGAAGGCGCTGCAGGAGTTCCGTGGCACCGGTGATGTTGAGGCTGTGGAGCCCGACGGTCGTCGAATCTGCCAGCTGGACTGGTGGGATTGAAGCTTTACTCTCCACCCCGGGGGCGGAGGCCTGGGGGGCCAGGTCTCCGCCCCCGCTTCCTTGGCCCTGGTATCTCGCCGATTTTTTATCGTAAATAGAGGTTTCCCCAGACCCCCTCTACTTTCTGCTTGACATACCCCTACCTACCCCTGTAGCTTCGGGTCCTATCAGAACGATGAAGTGGAGCACCGTTTTGGACTTCCAATCAACCGATGTCCGGCTGCCCGTCAAGCAGATCCGTGACACGAACCTGTCGTGGGTGCGGCGTGACGCCGAACCTACGAGCGACGACGACGAACTGCTGCAGTCGTTACGAGACAACGGAATGCAGCTGCCGATCCTGTTGACAACCGAACTGGTCGTTGCTGACGGCGCCCGACGCTTCCTGCGAGCCGAACGGCTCGGCTGGCGCGAAGTTCCCGTCGTAGTTACCACCGACTGGAACGTGGTGACGCAGTACCTGGAAAACGCTCGAAAGCTGGAGGCCAACGGCGCCATCCACGACCCCATGACGTGGGCCGAGATCGTGGATCTGGTTGCCGGCCCCCTGGATCTGCTGTATCGCCGACGGCGGCTGGAGCGGGGACGGGCGACCCGTGCCGCCGCTGCCGAGCGACGGGCCAGAGGTGAGCACAGCACTGGTCGGAAGACGGCAGAGACCGACTACACCGCTGAGGCGGCCGATGCGCTGGGTTGGCGCCGCTCTGACCTCAAGAGCGTTCGAGAACTGTACTGGGCTTTGGACCGTATCCAAGCCCAGGAGGAAGCTGACCGGAAGTCAGCTCGGCGGGAGGGCGGGGCAGCGGCTGAAAAGGCAGTGCCACGCCGCGCCGAACAGTTGCGAGAAGAGGCCCTGCGGTTGGAGGGTGACGGACTGGAGGGAGGCCTCCATACCCTGCTCAGGAAGCTGAACTGGATCAAGGCCGGCAAGGACCTGGAGGTACTCAAGACGGGTCGCGCCAAGCGTAGGGTCGGCGACCCCACGCTCAAAGAGCGCAAGGCAGCAGCAGCGGCCAACGCTCAGGCGGTTGGCCGCGAGTTGGATGCACAAACATTGACTCGACTGACCCAAGTGCTCGTTGGCCTGGGCGTCGAAGCCGACGCGTACACACACCTTCGCCCCAGTGTGCGCACCGGTGACGCAAGAACAGCTGCCCGAGACATCAGGCTGGCTGTGAACCAAATCAATCGTCTGGTCAGAACGATAAGAGCGTTCGCAGACAACCTGGAGGAGAGTTCATGACACCACCCGCAGCACCTGAGTTCAAGTCCCCCGCGGGACCGACCAAGGACGGCACCGAGGGGGCCGGTACTCATCGCCGCGCCGCCGCCTCCACCGCCTACAAAGTTCGACAGGCTGCCGAGGCCACCCGCCACACCACTGCCCCTGCCCCTGCCATCCTGACTCAGGAGTCCGATGCTCTGGCCGCCGATGACGGCTCCGTCTCGGTGGCGGAGAAGGAGCGTGAGGAAAGCAGCACGGCCTTCATCGCCGAAGGCGAGGGTCACCGGCGCGAGTTTGGCTGGGTGAACCTGGACGACATGATCATCGATCCGCGGATGCAGCGCCCACAGAACGTCGCCGAGGTCAACGCCATCGCCAGGCAATTCGATCCTGTGGCACTGGGTACTGTGACCCTGTCCGCCCGCATCGGCCCCGACGGGAACACGGTCTACGTGATCATTGACGGGCAGCAGCGACGGGCCGGCGCACTGAAGGCCGGCTTCAACGGCAAGGTTCGCGCGGACGTGCACCACAACCTGACCCGCCGCGACGAGGCCAAGCTGTTCCGGCTGCTGAACTACCGCAAGTCGGTCCAGCCGATCGACCTGTTCCGGATCGCCCTCATCGAGGAGGACCCCGGCGCCCTGGCGGTGCAGAAGATCCTCGACGATCTGGACATCCAGTTCGGAACCAGCCGGGGGTACTCGGGTGCAACGTCGTCCCGGCGGCTGGTGGCCCGCAACAACGGGGCCTTCATCCTGCGCTGGGCGTTGGAGCAGACCAAGCGGATCTACGGCAACGACACCAGCGGCAGCGCCTACGACGCCAAGGTCGTGGAGGCCTTCTACTGGCTCTACGACCACCACGGCACCCGCATCGACGTCGACAACCTGTACGTCAAGCTGGCGAAGAACGGCGGCGGCACTGCCGATCTGGTCGGGCACGCCAAGACGATCAAGTCGGTGCGCGGCGGCCGGATCGGGGTCAACCTGATCCGGGCCATCATCGCCCGGTACAACACCCAGCTCCGCTCGACCCGGACCCGCCTGCCGGACTGGACACTGGACGCGACCGCCGCGGCGGCCGTCGAGGAGATCGACAGCGACTAGGCCGTAGCTGGGTCACATCCAGCGCTCCAAGCGGCCACTGAACGTCCCCGCCTCCCATGATGTGTCCTGGCACCGAGGCGGGGGCGTTCGGTCTTGAAGGAAGGGACAAGATGGCCAAGGGCGAACTCTGTCGACGATGCAAGGGTTACGGCAAAATTCCGTGTGGGACTTGCAATACGACTGGCCAGGAGAAGATCGACGGCGTCATGCAGACATGTCGAACCTGCAACGGCAGGGGTGGCGGACAGTGCTACGACTGCGGTGGTTCAGGGCTCCAACGCTGAACCAGGACGAAAGGAACATGGAAGCAGTGGCTACCGAAGAAGAGAAGCGAGCCATCAACGAGGCCGCCAACCAGAAGCGTGACGCTGCGATCGAGGCTGAGCGCCGGAAGGCGGAGCTGGAGAAGCTGAGGAGGAGGGGCAACGGCAGCGGCGACTGAGGAGGGGTGAGTCCTCCAGCTAAGGATTTTTGCAAGAATTTGGCGGTCCACTCCGGTGGGCCGCCTCTTTTTGTCACAGGTCGACGCTAAGGTTCCAGCACCGATCAAGGAGTGTGCTGGTGGCTGACGAGTTTGCCAAGCTGTCCGGGCCTAGCCCGGCCGCTCTTGCGCTCAAGCACGAGCTGTCCCAGATCATCCTGTGGAACGAACGCGAAGCTCCGCGGTCTCGGCAAGTCTCTGTTGGCCCTTCTGAGCTTGGTACCGAGTGCGACCGGCGCTTGGCCTACCGCATCGCCGGGGCTACTCCAGTCAACCTGGGCTCGGATCCATGGCCAGCGATCGTTGGCACGAGCATCCATGACTGGCTCGACAAGGCGATCAACCGCTACCAGAACGTGGTCGGCGACCTGGGCTACCTCACCGAGACACGCGTCTACCCTGACCCCTTGGTGAAAGGTCGCTCAGACCTTTTCAACACCCGTACGGGTACAGTGATTGACCATAAAACCACGGGCGTCGATGGAATGCGCAAGGTCAAAAAGGGCACCATCCCCCACGGCTACCGGGTGCAGATCCAGGTGTACGGCCTCGGCCACGAGCGCGCCGGCCGCAAGGTGAACGACGTTGCCCTGGTTTTCTACGCCCGCAGCGGCTGGCTCGACGACTGTTACGTGTGGGTCGAACCCTACGACCGGCAGATGGCCCTGGATGCCCTAGCCCGGATGTACACCCTGGCTGACCGGCTGATGGACCTCCAGATTGAGGAAAATCCGCATAGGTACCAGCAGATCGAGGCGGCTCCGGGTGACTCCTGTGTGTGGTGCCCGTTCTATCGGGCCGACAAGTCTATTGATGCGTCCGCCGACCTGGAGGGATGCTCGGGGCGATGAAACGTGATCTTGAATGTCAAATTGAGACCTGTCATCGACCAGTGCATGCCAGGAACTATTGCAATGCGCACTATTTACGCTGGCGTAATGGCACCGATATGACGCTTCCACACCCAGAGCCAGCAATTGGTCTTCCTTGCGAAGAACCTGGGTGCCAGAGGCAGAGAAGGTCTAAAGGAGTTTGTAAGCGTCACTATGAAGCCAGACGCAAAGAGTATGCAAAAAAGTGCAGTATCTCTGGGTGTAAAAGGTTGATTCGAAACAGGGACCTTTGTCAAATGCACTATTCAAGATTGCTGAATCATGGAAATACTGGACCAGCTGAGTCGTTCAGAGTGGCCTACGGAACTGGACACCAAAATGCTTACGGGTACAAGGTATTAAGCATCGGAGGGCGCCAGCGATTGGCGCACAGGGTCATTATGGAAGAACACCTTGGCCGTGAACTCAAGCGCTTCGAAAACGTTCACCACAGGAACGGAATAAGGGACGACAACCGGCTGGAAAATCTTGAGCTTTGGACCAAACCTCAGGCAATAGGCCAACGCGTCACTGACCTGGTCACCTGGATGCTTGAAAACTACCTTACCGAAATCGAGGTTGCCTTGAAGGAGAAGAAGGACGGAGGCCAGTGAACGTCGAGCAACTCATTGACAACCCCGAGTTGTACCCGAAATGGGTGTACCAGATCGGCTCCGAGGTAGATCTTGACATCGCACGCCTGCGCGGAAAGTCGGCCTTCGAGGCTATGGCCCAGGTCGGGATGCGGGTTCACGAAATTGTCAGCTCGGGCTCGTTCGAGGTGGTGCGTCCGTGGACCTACCTGTTCACCTTCGCCCAGGTCGACGTTGACGTTGCCTCGATGCTGGCGCCATTGAAGGAAACCTGTTGCTCGGTGATTATGGACTGCCACTTTCCGGTCATGCGACTCGACCGGGCGTTCACGAAGAACCCCGATGACATGTTCAAGCTGATCGAGAATCGGGACCTGGTCCTGGCCAATCTGGCTCTGGCCGATGCGGTGACAGTGCCGGATCCAGCCTGGGCGGCCGAGCTAGCCGAAGTCAACCCGAACGTCTTCTACCTCCCGAACTTGCACGTCGAGGATGAGGAGAATCCGACGGAGCGGGACGTGAGCGAGATCAACCGCTTCATCGTGAGACTCGGGGAGATTGCTGGCGCCTCGGCCGCGGTGAAGAGGACGAAGTACTGCCGCTGCCCCCGGTGCGTTGAGCTGCGGGACGAGAAGACGACCCACAGGTACCTGTCGACCGCCTGCCTACACGACGAGCATGGCGACTGCCAGGTCACGGCGGTTCGCTGGGACGGCACGGAGAAGAAGGCCGCCGCCTGTAAGTACTGCCAAGCGCCCTGTATCTGTGATTGCCACAAGGAGGCTACGGATGCCACTTCTTGATCCCGAATATGGCCACTTTGCTCTCGATGGTGCTCGGCATTTCGCGTCGCTTGGCGTCACGATGGATCGCCAGATGCTGCTGTTGGCCAGCGAATTTGGCGAGGTCATTGAGGAGTACGAGAAGTACGCCGGGGTCAATGTGCGGAAGCCGGCGACGGGCCAGGCGTGGCGAGTGGTTGACGAGCTGGCTGATTTGGTGATGTGTTCCCTGGTGCTGATTGCTGGGCTCGGGTTCGACCCGGAGCCAGTGCTGCAGAAGCAGGCGGATAAGGTCCGCAGCAGATTCCCCGAACTGGAGGTAGGGAAATGACAGAACCGTGGCGCAATGGTGCCAAGGAAATTGTCGACCAGTACAACTATTGCCTCAAGCAGCAGGAAAAGCATCAGCGAAAAGCTAATGCCTACTTGGGCGGAATGAAGCTCTTCGAGGATTCGCTCCGAACCCTGCTAGAGAATCATGAAGATGTTGAGCTGGAAACACTGCTTGGAAGCTGGGGCAAGGAGGACTAGATATGGGTATCGATGGTAAGTACGGCCGCGTGACAGTCGAACGCGGGACCATTGGCGAGGACGAGCCGGTCGTCGTCTTCCGGGCGCAGGACGCCTTGCTGCCCAAGGTGCTGGACATCTACGCGTTCCTCTGCGAGATTGCCGGTTCCCCCTCACGTCACCTACAGCTGATCCGGGAGACTTCCCTGACGGTGAAAGGCTGGCAGGCGCAGAACAAGACCAAGACCCCATCATCGGATCCGATCGAGGAGAAGTAATGCCAGACGCAGCATGGTATGAGGCAGTAGCCGCAAAGATGAAGGCTCGGGACCGGGCACTGACCGCTATCGAAAAGTGGACCGGCGTCCTGGCCGAGGTCGAAGCCGACATTCAGGCTCTGCGGGAAAGTGACGTCAGTGATGTCGTCAGCGCGCCTGACAAGTTCGACGACGTCACCATCCCGGCTGCTGACTTCAAGGCGCCAGAACCACAGCCCGACGTTCAGTAATGGGTACGTTTCGCGAAGTGGTCGACCGGCACATATCCGCCGCTCTGGCCTCTCGGGGCGAACTCTGCGGAATGCCGCGCGAGGAAATGATCAGTGCTGCGGAGGACGCTGTGCATGAGTGGCTTATCGCCGAATTCATGGACTGGGCCGACTTCCAACGCGGAGGACAGCACAGCATCAATGGGGCCGAGGCGGTCGACATTTTGATTCAGAAGATCAGGCCAACGCGACCCGCCAACAGCAACAAGCACCAAGTCTCAAGCATCTAGCCTCAAGCAACAGGAGAGAGTCCAATGACAGAGGAGTGGGGACGGGTCGTCGAAGGCGGCGAATTCGTCAAGCCGGCCCAGCTAAACGGCCACCTCGTAATTATTTATCCCATCGGTTACATCCCGTTCATCCAGACCAAGTTCTCCGGGCAAGGCAACAAGCCATCGGACGGCATCGCAGTTGACGTGGTCGATTTGGACGACAAGAACGAGAACGGCCTGCCGGGCAAGGTGTACCGCAACTCGAACTTCATGCAGGCGCAGCTGATCGCGTCGCTGAAGTCGCAGATCGGGAACAAGGTCCTGGGCACCATCGGCCAGGGCGTGGCGCGGAACGGGATGAACGCGCCCTGGGTGGTTGTCGACATGTCTGGTGACCCCACTGCTCGGGAGCGGGCGTCGGCGTGGCTGCAGGCCAACCCGAACTTCCAGCCTTCGCCGTTCGTCATCCGCAGCCCGACGCCCGCGGAGACGACCCCGGCGGGGTACAGCTACCAGGGCGGTGCAGCGCAGGGCTACCAGTCGGCGCCGCAGTCCCCGGCCGGCGGCTACCAGCAGGGCCCGGCGCAGAGCCACACGCTGGATTCGATGCGTTCCAGCGGCAACGCAGCTCCGCCACCACCACCAGCTCCCCCGGCTCAATACGTGGGGGTTCAGGGCTCCTACCAGCCCACCCAGGAAGAACTGACGGTGCTGCAGCATCACCGTCAGCAGCGGCTGCTTGCCGAGCAACAGGCCGCCGCAGAGGCCGCACGTCAGGCCACATTCAACTCTGAACCGCCGTTCTGACGGCACAAGAAGAAAGCGAAAGAATGACGAAGCCAAGCGTTAGCCGGATGGTCCACTACGTTTCTCACGGATCCGCAGACGGCACCTACAAGTCGGAGTGTCGGGCGGCCATCATCACCAGCGCGCCAACGGCTGGCCGCGGCCGGCCGCCGAAGAAGGTCGACCTGTTCGTAATGACCCCGACGGGTACGCACCACAATGCCTGCCTGCAGGACGAGGACACGAAGGCTGGCGGGACCTGGCACTGGCCTGAGAGGGTTGAGGACGACGACGCGCCCAAGGTCAAGGTGACCAAGGCGGTCAAGGTGACCAAGAAGGCGGCGCCAGCTCCGGCCGCCGTCACGGAGGCCTGATCATGGCTCTCTACGAAATCGCGTACCGAGACACGTCTCTGGCCGGCAACGGCGCTGTCACAAAGGTCAGCGCAAAGTCCTACCGGCTAGACGAAGGGGGCTGGATCAAGTTCTCGGACGGTCGCGAGTACGTGCTCATCGTTAAGTCCCAGGACGTGCTGTCGATCTTGGACCTGGGCGACGAGGTCAGCGAGTAGTCTCAAGATCCAAATGTGGGGTCCGACCTGAACCGCCCCGGCCTGGTCGGACCCCACAGCTCCTGGAGAGAGCCAGTTGAGCGTACCGGCGACACCACGAATTCGGATCTAGCGGGCGGCCCTTCGGCGGGTCTAGAGTCAGTGAACCAACCCGGCCTGGCCCCCGAGGGGCCCTCGTTTTCACGCAACGAGGACCCCTACCCTGGGGCACCCCTCACCCAGGGAGCGATGATGGCAGATCTGTCATTGGTGGTCAAGTGACAACTGCCGCTCCTGCAACCACAACAGATAGTGGTGCTCACGTCAACATTGCCCAGCCCTGGTGGCAAGCGCGGGTTTCGGTCGTCCCCATCCTCCCGGGCAGCAAGAAGAAGCCCTCGATGGACTGGAAGGAACTGCAGACCCGGCCGCTGACCAGGGAGCAGGTCGAATGGCTGTGGCGTCCCGGGCAGCAGCTCGGCGTGGCTGCCATCTGCGGCAAGATCTCTGGCAACCTGGAGATGACCGAGCTGGAGGCGGACGCTGCCTCTGGCGCCGACCTGGACAAGGTCCGGGAGGAGTGCCTAGCTCGCGGGATCGAGGACCTGTGGGACTCGCTGCTGTCTACCGGGTACGCGGAGTGGAGCCCTTCGGGTGGCATCCACCTGATGTACAGGGTGCCCGACCACGAGGTGCCCGGCAACACGAAGCTGGCGATGCGGCTGGCCACTGACGATGAGTTGACGGAGAGCGAGCGCGGGATCCGGGAACGGAACCCGGATCAGAAGATCTGGCGCACCAGGGCCGAGACCCGCGGTGAAGGTGGCTACGTTGTTGTTGCCCCAACCCCGGGGTACTGCCACGAGTCGGGATTGCCGTGGGAGGTCCTGGCCGGGCGGGTAGGTGTTCTTCCGGAGCTGACGTGGTCGCAGCGCACCACCCTGCACATGGCTATCACCGCCGCTCTGGATCAGACGCCGCCAGCTCCGCCGGCACCGCCGCGCGCAGAGGTAGCCGTGCGTCCGGCCGGTGGCGAACTGCGGCCAGGTGACGACTGGGATTTGAAGACCGACTGGGACGAGCCGTGGTTCACCGGCCAAGGCTGGTCGGTGAGTCATCGGGTGGGGGGCGAGACGTTCTGGGTGCGTCCAGGCAAGGATGCGCGGGACGGGCACTCCGCCACCACCGGGTACAAGGGGGACAAGGACCGGCTGTACGTCTGGTCCACATCGGCGGGGTTGCCGACGGAGACGCCACTGTCGAAGTTCTATGTCTATGCCCATTACCACCATGGCGGTGATCTTTCTCGGGCGGCACAAGCCTTGCGCCGTCAAGGTTTCGGGTCGCAGCCGGCTGTGTCTCAGAGTGCAGCTCTGACGCCTTTTCAGCCGAACGCGCCAGCACCGGTAGTCTTACCCCCACAAGGGGGCTTAGACCTCACCGATACGGGTAGCGGGCGACGCATGAAGCACTTCTACGGGGACAGGTTCCGGTACAACACCCGGGACAAGTTCTGGTACGAGTGGGACGGCAAGGTCTGGCGCAAGGACGAGCACCAGTCCATTTGGCGTGCTGCCGTGCACTGCGCCGAAGATGCCGTGCGCCAGGCCAGTGAAGGTCTCAGCCTGGCTGAAGCACTGGGCGACCCGGACGAGCTGAAGTCGGCCAAGCGGCGGTACCACGACGCCACCATGCTGAAGAACAAAGGCAAGATCGAAGCAGCGATCAAGATGTTCTCCGTCGAGCCCGGTATCTCGATCATCACCGACGTGTTCGACGCAGACCCCGACCTGCTGAACCTGGACAACGGCACCCTGGATCTCGTCTCTGGTCAACTCCTCGACCATGACCCAGCCAACATGCTCACCCTCACCATGGGCGCACAGCTGGACAAGGACGCCGAGGCGCCACTGTTCCGCCAGTTCATGGTCGATGCGTTCCCGGACGACGCGGTACGGGACTACGTCCAGCGGGCCATGGGCTACAGCCTTCTCGGCCGGCCGACGGAGCGGACACTGTTCCTGCTGCACGGACCGTCCGGTACGGGCAAGTCCGTCTTCACCAACGTCATGACCAAGGTGTTCGGCGGGTACGGCGCTACGGCGCCAGCCTCCACGTTCCGGATCAAGAAACAGTCCGAGACGTTGGACCTGCACAAACTCAAGGGCGCCAGATTCGTTGCTACATCTGAGATGCCGGAAGGGCAGCAGCTTGACGAGGATCTGGTGAAGCGGATCTCCGGCGGTGACATGGTTACGTCGCGCGGACACTACGAGGCCTTCACCGAGTGGCGGCCAAGCTGTGTCATTTGGATCGCCACCAACTTCCTGCCCAGGGTGAACTCTGACGACAATGCCATCTGGCGGCGAGCCAAGACGATCCTGATGAACACGGAGTTCGGCGGATCAGGGCCGGAGGAGATCCGCGGCTACGCAAACATCCTGGCCCAGGAGGCTGACGGCATCCTGAACTGGCTACTGGAGGGTCTGCAGGCGTATCGGCTGCGGGGCCTGGATGAGCCGGCGGCCATCACTGCGGACGTCGAGGCGTACCGGATCGACGTCAATATCACCGCCAGCTTCATCCGGGACAAGATCGAGGAGGGTGTCCTGATTCTTGACCCCAGCGCCGAGACACGCTCGTCCCAGATTCGGGCGTTGTTCGACCAGTACTGTCAGGAGAACCACATGCAAACCCTTGGGGCGCGCAGGTTCCAGAACCAGCTGAAGACGCTTGGGTTCGAGCCTCTCAAGGTCGGCGGCCATGCCCTGTGGAAGGGGCTGCGGGTGGACCTGCAGTTCGGGGTCCTGGGGAGCATGCGGTGACGGCCGAGATTGAGACTGGGGTACAGCAGGGGCCGCGGCAGCATTTGGGCGAGAAACGCAGCTGCTGCGGGGACCCCACCGACCTCGACGGCGGCCGGCACCCGTGGGTCATGATCGGCGAAAACGGGCAGGGCGTGGGCTTCTATCGGTGCCCGTGGTGTAAGGCTGAGACGACCGATGACTGAACTCCCCTTCGATGCCCTCCGGACGAGTGGCCTGCTGTGGTTGATCAACGCCACGGTGTTTCACCCGAGGGGCTTCGCCCTGTATCTTGCTCTAGGCGAGGACGGGGGAGTCACCGGCTGGGGGTTGCAGGGCAACGGGACTGAGCCTTGGCAGTTCGACGAGAGTGTTGCCAAAGATCGCTTCGCCACAGTGGAGGCACTGTTTGCGCAGCAGCGTGGACGTCAGCAACAACCAAACGGCTAATCGGGGTGCAGTGATGCCGGCCGAGGTATTCGACACCTTTTTCTACAGTGACGGCAGGCCGTACATAATTACCGACCACGGTCCTAATGTGTGGGGAACATGTCCTCAGTGTGGGGCACCTGCAGCATGTACTCCAGAGAGGCCACTTGCGACAGTCCGATGTGGACAGTGTTTTCTCAAGGAATTTGAGATGACGCCAGGGGGCCGAATCTACGAAGCGAAGGCCGAATATGCCAAGCTTCATGGACCGCGTCGACAGGAGCAACGAACATGATGTCACGCCGCCCGACAACCACCGGGGTAGCGGCCGTCATTATCTTGGTAATTGCGGGCCTGTTTGTTGCTTATCGGATAATGGGCTAGGAGAAGCCGTGTCCAAGGACAAGACTCAGTCGACATGCCCACAGTGCAACGGAGGCTGCTTCGTCAACTGCGGTACCTGCGGAGGGTCGAAGACGCGCAACGGGAAGCCCTGCACTAGCTGTGGTGGTTCAGGGGTGTCGAGGTGTTCAAAATGTGGAGGGTCTGGCCGCTGCTGATCATGCCTGGTGGAGGTCTTCACCGACCTCTACCCAGCGACCGTAGACCTTCACTTCGATCTTCAGCTCGTCGGCCGGCACGTGAAAATTGGAAACATGTCGGGCCTCTTCGGCCTCACGTGCTGCGTCTTGACCGAGAGTGCGGCGCAGCCACAGCTGGAACTCCTTGGTCTCATACATGCGCCGCCACGCAAGCTTCTTGTTTTGTAGCTGAGATCGTTCATCCCGAGCTTCACCGCGGGCGCCAGATTCTCTATGAATGAACCTGACCCCAGTGTCGCGCTTGTTTTGATTTTGTCCTCCCGATCCTCCGGACCGAAAGGTCTGCAGCTCGCAATCAGCTGTCGTTACTGACAGCACCAACTTCTTGCCGTCTCTTCTTACGTCTCCCATGAAGGGCTGTCCTCTTGTCCATCAGCTGCTGTACGGCCGCGGCTACGGCGGCCTCGTACTGCTCGTCGTCGTCTTCGTCAAGGAGTGGAGCGACGCCCACGCGATGGGGTTTCTGGGTGTCGCTGGCCTTGACCATCAGGACCTGTCGGCCGCGGGCGTACCGGGCGATGACGGAGATGGAGACTTTCATGGCACCTCGGCTCGTGGTTTGATGATCATTTCAACGTCGTAGTCGCCGTACCAGGTCCGGTTGGAGATGACTACCGCAGTCACTGGGATGGTGACAGGGGTGGCCTCGTCAGGCAGGTTGTGCCGCCCAAGCTCGACCTCGATGAGGCCGTCGTCGCTGCCGAAGCACATCATCTCGTGGCCGTCTGGGTACAGGTCGTCGACCCCAGCTGGACACAAGGTGCACTGCAGCTCGACCGTGTTGCAGTCCTCCAGGACCAGCTCCCACTGGTGGGAGCATGCAGCGACGGCCTGCTCCCGCTCGGTCACCCAGGCGGGTGTCTCCTGGGAGTAGTAGTCCTCCGGTCGGCGCTCGTCGGGGACCAGAGTGAACTTCGACTCCATGAACCACAGCGTAGGCGGTAGGGGTACCTGGGGGCTAGACGTGCTTCCAGGTTCGTCGCTTCACGATGTCGCGGACGGTCTCCCGAGGCAGCTGCCAGCGCTGGGCGAGTTGGGCAACGTTCATGCCCCAGATTGTGTGCATCGACCGGATGAGGCAAACCTGCCACTCGTTGAGCTTGGTGCGGCCGTTGCTGGAGCCATAGCGGGCGAGAGCGGACTGGGGTCGAGGCTCTTCGGGGGCGACTGGCTGGAGGTCTTCAAGGATGGCCTCGCGGGCGACAGCGGGGTCGGGGCTGTCGGCTTCCGCGAAGCCATTGGCGATGTGCCGAAATTCTTCAGTGGACAGGCATCGAGTAGTGGGATGGTTGGTCCAGTTGGACCAGTGGTTTAAGACGTCGAGTTGTAGTTGACTCACAAGAAGCAACCTAGCCGGTGATGAACGTAAATGCTCCAGCCGCCAGGCCGATGGCAATAAGGTCGATGCGCGGAGGGATTCGGTTGCCGAAGATGCCGGCGATCAGGAAGCAGACGAAGGCAAAGATCCATAAGACAAGATCGAGCTTGTCCATGACTCACATTTCCTTTCTCTGGACATGACTAGCTGGGGATGCCGTGTTTGCCGTGCTCGGTAGGCCATTCTCCAGTTGCTCGCTTATGTAGGTTGGCGCAGAGTCCCTCCGGGTTCTTGGGGAAGTACTTACGCAAATGTCGGACACATCTCTTGAAGGAGCCTGAGATCCCCCAGCGAATCTTCAGGGCACCCTTACCGTGGGTCCAGTACTCCATTAGCCGGTTAGTGCCAACCGGGTTGGTTACCTCGCCGACGGACACGAAGTCATCGCAGTCCTCGCAGTCGAGGTGTGCACCTTGCCGCCGAGCTAGGTCAACGCTCATTCGTCCTGCCACAAAGGCAATCTACCGCAAAAAGGACGGATCGCAGAGAGGCTGTTTTCAAAATTTCTGGGAGTCGTTTTTCGATTGGAGACATCGATTTGTTGGAATACGTCGATATATAGGTCCTAAAAACTGGGGCCCGAGGAGTTTCCCGAGCCCCAGTTCCTACTACTGTGTTCCGCTGCCGTAGCAAGTAAGGCACGTAACCTGTCTGCTGCCCCGACAGTTGGGGCAGGTAATTCGCCTACCCCCTTGCGGAATGGTCCCTGTTCCGTAGCACGTCTCACATGCCCGGGTGGTACGCCCTCCACATGCAGGACACGTGCGTTTGACTTCGGCCACGGCCACTTGCTATGCCCGACGACGCCGGGTCAGTGCGAGGCCAGCCAGAAGGGCTGCCCCGACAACTACCAGGACTGCGCCCAGAACCGCAGGAGAGGTAACCGATGCGCCTGTGACGGGCAGCTGAGCGGTGAGAACCGGTGCCTGGGTGGTGGGCGCCGGGGTGGTCGGGCACGGCTTGCCGGTAATGTCACCAGCGCCCTCATCCTGACCATCGTTGTTGTCGGCCGAGTCGACCCACTGCTCGGAGCAGGTCTTGTACGTCCAGACCCAGTCGTCGTTGATCGGGCTGCCGTCGAACTTGTCAAACAGGCACTCCAGCCACTTCGAGGTGGCTGGGGCGTCGTCGCCGTCGATGGTCTTGCCGTTCAGCTTGGTGTCGTTGAACGTGCACCAGTGGGCCGGCGCGGTGAAGTCGGCCGTGAAGCCACCGACCAACGTGCCAGGAACATCACCGAGCAGGGCGGCGCCCGCGTTGGGCGACAAAGCTGCGCCGGCCAGGGTCTTGAAAATGCCCTTGTCGGTGATCACAGCGTGGTACTTCCACCGCAGGTGGAATCGCTTGACCAGATCGCAGACGTTGAACTCCGGGTCGGGCTGCTTCTTCGCCTCAGCAACTTGCTCGTCGATATCGGCTGGGACTGGTTCCTCGGTTGTTGTGAGCGAGGGCTGCGGGAGCACGTACGCGGGGCCGCCGGTGATTTCGACGGTTCGGGTGAAGGTGTCCAGGGCCCAGGTTGCCGGCGGCGGAGTTCCGTGACCGTGATCGGCGCGGTCGACGAGGTCGGTGACAACCGTCCTTGACTCCGCGGTGGGCTCTTCGGCTTGGGCGGGTGCAGCAAAGCCAAACAGGCCAGCCACGATGGTGGCAGCAAAAACTGCTGCCAGGTGGTGCTTGCGCACGGGGGTGTTTCCTTTCCGGGGTTGATCTTTGGTGGTGGTGGCCGGCGGTGCGGCGTGCTGCTGAGTGTGCCGCACCGCCGGCCGAGGGGGCTAGCAGCCCAGCGTCACGCCTCGGTCGGCCATGAACTGGACAGGGTTGATCTGCGGGTTGCTGGAGCCCCAGCTCCCACGCGTCCAGATCTCGAAGTGCAGGTGCGGACCGGTGACGTCACCGGTCGAACCTACGTATCCGATGACCTGTCCGACCTCGACGTGCTGGCCGGGCGACACGATCGTTTGTGACTGGTGCGCGTAGTGCGACCAGAAACCGGCGTCGTTCTGGATCAAGGTGTCGATGCCGTAGCCGGAGTAGATCCAGCCACTGCTCACCACGGTCCCGCTCGTGACGGCGTGGATCGGTGCTCCTGTGCCGGCGCCAAGGTCGACGCCGTAGTGGAATGTGCCCCAACGGGGGCCGTATCCGGAGGTGATGCAGGCGTTCACCGGGGCGACCCAGCCGGATGAGGCGGGTGCTGCCGCGGGTGCGGGCGCTGCCGGCGCTGGGTCGGGGGCGGTGGCCGCCGTACCGCTAGCGCAGTTGATTACCAGGGCCTGGCCCGGGTAGATCAGATTTGGGTTGCTCCCGACGACCGACTGGTTGTCCTGGTAGATGCCGGTCCAGGTGCTGTTGCCGCAGTGCCTTGACGCCAACCCCGAGAGGGTGTCGCCGGGGGCCACGGTCACCGTGACGGTGGCGGCGGCCAGTTCCTTCTTTTTGGCCACACCGTGGCCGACGTTGACCGTGTCCGCCACGGCCAACCGGGTTCTGCTTGATTCGCTTGCCGCTGCTGAGGCCGGAGCCGCCAGCAGGGCGCCTGCGAGCATTGCTGCCAGCAGGATTTTGCCCTTTGCCATGAGGGTTCTCTTTCTGTGATTCGACCACGGTGTTGTAGTCGAAAACTTCAGTTCCCCGTGGGTGTTTGAGCTATGAAATGGAGCCAGTGTTGGTTAATGACGGCGATGGTGTCTTCATCGCCGAATGGCATGAATCCATGGGCCATGGCCCAGCCTGGTTCGTTGTTATGGACACCGTCTCGATACATCGTGAACATAATGTCTCCGAACGACTGCCCAGAGGCCTGCGCCAGGACGCAATGGTCTACAGAATTCACGGTGAATGTGGCAACATCGATGCGGCTGAGCTGGAGGTCGTACTTGGTTCCGTTTTCCTGGATCCAGTCAAAGCCCTGCCGGACGTAGTGCTTGATGAGTCGCTGGTCGTTCACGGAGCAAGGTGTCCTTCCCGTAGCAGGATTTTCAGATCGGCTGGATCTGGTACACCTCCATAAGTTCACGAACCTCGGCGCATGGCCAAAGTTCTTTGTCGTAGCTGCAGCGCGGCGCCCGGGTCCAGGCGGCATCGCTGGTGTTGGCATAGAAGAAGTCGTGCCGCTCTAAGCGACGAAGGTCGGCTTCGGCGGTGCGTCGCACAGCCTCGGGGCTGGTCTCCTTAACGTAGAGATGGCACATGCCGCTGCAGATTGGGTTGTTGAGTCCTCGCAGGATATGCGGGTCGTTGCTGGGCGGATGTTCGTCAACGACAAGCGCGACCAGGTCTAGGCGCCGCTTGACGGCGTCAAGGATGATTTCCCCGAATTCCTGGTTGAGATCCCGATGTGTCATGACGCCTCCTTCAGGGCATGGTCCAGCGCTTCAGAGATAGTCGTCCGACCTGCTTGCCGTGCGACGAGAACTGGGCAGCGATCAACGTCTACCTGGTCCTCGCCGACGTGGCAGTGCTCGCATCGGCGGTTGTTCCTATTCCACCTGTAGGCGGAGTCGAACGGCGTCAGCCGTTGGAAACTGTGGCCAAAGTCCATTTCTTGACCTATCTCTACCTCTTGGGCATCTCGCCGGTGCCGCCGCAGAAGGAGCAGCTCGTCTTGCCGGAGCCGGCACATTTTGAGCAACGAACGGCTTCCTTTTTGCCGGCGTGGTAGTACACGCCGGAGCCCCCACCGTTGCCGTTGCAGGTAATGCGCCCCGATCCGTTGCAGGCGCTGCAGCGAACAGTTTCAGCCATTCTGATTCCTCTTTCTCCTCTGCTATCAGCCGTTGCCTTGATGGCCGGCATGGGCGTAGAAGTATCCGGACCAAAAGTGGGCAAAAGACTTCTGCTCGGCATCCAACTCGGCACACAAGGCGATGTCTTTCTGGGCCCTTGCGGCGGCGTCGCCGTCGCTGGGGTCGAAGCGAACAATCTCTCGCTCCGTGTAGCGGTGGAAGAGGATGACCTCGCCACCAATCTGCTGAACGAGCCAATCCCCGTCAGGTGGCAGTCCCGCCATCAGCTTCCTCTCTCCCGTGCTTATGCTCCTTGGTGACGAAGGCTCGGGCGGCAAGGCGAAGCACCCGTCCGGCCTCGTCGTAGACTTCCTTTTCCTTTGGGCCGATGGCGGCGTTTCCGGCAGCCAGCCACTCCTTCGCTGCATCAACAACTGGGCGCATGTCGCGAACCTGGTTGACGTTGAAACCAGCCCAGTCGGCCATCTTGCGGTGCTGGCGGCGTTCTTCGGCCAGCTCGGCGGCCAAGGCATCGATTTGGCCCATCAGCCATTCCAGAAGCCTGCCGAGATCCGGTGAAGACAGGGCGCGGTCGTCTGGGGCCTCAGCCCGCCACCGGGCCGCGGCCTGCCCCATGCGCTGCCACTGCAGGTCGAAAAGGGCCTGCTGTTCGGTCAGCTCGTCAACAATTTCGCGATGCCGTGCCTCCAGTTCGGCCAGTCGGCGCTCAGCGCCCTCGGCCCGGGTGCGCAGCTCGGTAAGCCGGTCCTCATACATCGAGGGCCGATCGTCAAACTCTGGCGCTGATCCAAGCCTCTTGGGTTTCACGGGAACGCCTGAGTCTTCGTCGAACTCGTCACGATGCAGGTTGGCCAGCTCCCTGCGCTCCTTCTCAGTCATCAGGCCCACGCCGCTTCAGCCAGCTTGCGGACTTCGTCCTGGTGCATCGGCTCGTAGCCACGCACGTCGACCCCCACGTTGATTCTGGGGCCGTTTTCGGTCCAGGCGGTGTGAACGTGGCCGTGCACGATGACGTCTGGCTTGTGCGGCGGCGTGGGTCGCCACGCGTCATACCGGTCTTCGTCATGGCTGTCGCCAACGTCAGGGAAGTGGCACAGCGTCCAGGTGGGCGCCCCTTCTTCGGTGACATACGGGATCTGCTCGTCCATGATGTAGAGGCCGGCGGCCTCGTACCGTTCGATGTCCACCGGCCGGATCGGCTTGCCCTTCTTCGGGTAGCCGGACCAGACGCGGTCATGGTTGCCGGGGACGAGCATCTTGCGGCCGAGCAGGAGCTTGACCCATTCCAAGCTTTCGTCGATTTTGCCCAGGGCCAGGTCGCCGAGGATGAACACAACGTCGGCGTCTGTAACCTTCGCGTTCCAGCGTTCGACCAGCTGCTCGTTCATGTGGTCGACGTCGCGGAATGGCCGGTTGCACAGCTCGATAATCCGAGCGTGGCCGAAGTGCAGGTCGCTGGTGTACCAGATGTTGGTCGTGGTGCGTGGGATGTTGGTCGGCAGCCATGAGGGGTCCATCTGGGTGCCTGTCCGGCTGCGCGCATAGGCTTCGGCGATCTGCCTTTTCAGTTGCACCACACGAGAAGTCTCGACGTATTCCCGGTCGCTGTCGTCAAGGAAGCTCATGACCCTACGTCCTTCGTCCAGGCTTGTTGGAGTTGCTGCAGGTCTTCCCACTGCGGCTGCATGTCACGTCTAGTCCGACGGTTGTCCTGGTTGATGAGCCAGTAGTACCGCTTGACGTGCGGCAGCTCGGCGTGGTGGCCACCGGCCACCTTCTGGCACTTGGCGTAGTAGCGGTTAAGCTTCTGGCAGTGGCGTATATAGCGCCGCGTGTGCCATTGAGGGCGCCACCGGAAGTGATTCATCATGTGCGATCCCTCCTTACTGCTGGCACGTACGGCTGGGGCTCGCCGTACTGGGCGACGAACTGTGCAACCTTCAGCTCGGCGTGGGCGCGCGTCTTGAGCCAGTACCTGCCGGGCAGGTCGATCTGGATGCTGTGGCTCTCGCGCCTGTCGGGCGGGTTTATGAGCGAGTAGCTGGCGTGGACTCTCCAGCGGAGCCATCGTCGCTCAAGGTAGTAGTGCACTTCCCAGGAAAATCTGGGCCGGTAGTCGTTCACCAGAGATTCCAGGTCAGGGCGATGGCGCCGGCCCCACCAACTGCCCACACGAGGCTGTAGTAGAGGAGCCGATACGCCAGGTTCATGGACAAGCCGTTAATCCTGGCGTACCCCCATGCCTCGACCGCGGCGCCCAGCAAAGTCAGGACTGGACGGTAGATCACCAGCAGAACTGCCACAGTCAAGGTCACGGGGATAGCTAACATGTACCCAGTGTTCAGAAGAGTAGGAGAAAAAGCAAGACCTTAGCGCTTACCGGTACCGCTGCAGGTGCCGCACGACTCCCAGAGGATGCCAGTGCCGCTGCAGGTACCGCAGGTGCGCTTGGTCTTGCCCTCGAAGAACACGCCACTGCCTCGACATGGGCCAGTACAGGGCTTGGACTTCCGACCAGTGCCGGAGCAGTTGTTGCAGTTGACAGCCATCGTGATCGTTCTCCTTCTTCCGTTGGGTTTACTTGGTGTTACCGGTGCCGCCGCACTGGGTGCACTTCTCCTTACCTTCCTTCGGGCCACGGTTCACAACACCGCTGCCAAGGCAGACGAGGCAGCGCTGGACGAGGTGTCCATTCCCGTTACATCTGCTGCAGGTAGCCATTCGATCTCATCGTTATTGCAGGTAACCTGTGCCGCCGCACCGGTCGCAGACCTTCCACCAGCGTCCCGAGCCACCACACTGGGTACATTTCTTCTGGCCGTGACCATTACCCGAGGCCGTGTTGCCGGTTCCGCCGCACGGGCCGCACAGAACAGAGAAGTTGCAGGCACCCTTGCATTTTGGACACTGGGTATGGGTCATTACTCTTGGCCCTTTTCTCGCTTCTCACGGGCGCGTCGCTCCTCTTCGCGGCGCACCATTTCGCGGAGCTTCGCCTCGTCAGCGGTCTCGTTACCGTCCTTGTCAGGCATTTACTTGTCCCGTTCCCCTACACACCTGGCAGGTGATGCGCCATTTACCGGAACCGCCGCAGTCAGTGCATTGTCTATGGTCACCAAATTCTCCAGTTCCTCGGCATTTACCGCAGGTGAAAGGGATAGTTCCCTGGCCACTACAGTTGCTGCAAGCCCTCTTGGCCATGTTGGTGTTCCTTTTCCTCTACCGCCACCACGCTGCTGCGGTGTCGAAAACTTGCCAGGACAAGGTCTTGTTCACGTAGGTCGAGTCGCCGGCCTCCGGGTTACACAGCAGGCCCATGACTTTCGTGGTGGCCATGTCTCGGGTGATTCCGTCATGGCCGTACCAGACCTCATCGGTGTAGAAGAAGTGCAGGTGACCATGGAAAAACGCCTTGGGCGTCAAAGCTCGCATGGCGCGCTGCAGTCGGTCCTGGTTTGGCAGGCATTCTAAGAAGTCTTTACGGTTCCATCGAGGGTTTGACGAACGCGGCTTGTCGTGCGCGAGCATGACATCCACTGATGTGCGATCTTCCAGGAAGCGATCCATGTCCTCGTCGGACATCTCTTCCTCTGGAAACCACAGAGTCTCCGGGCCTCCGTACTTGCCGGGGTGCAGCTCCTCCTCCTGGAGGCGCCAGTCCTTATCAACGCTGTAGGCGCCCCCGAGCGCGATGAACCGTACCCCATGGTCCCAGGTCCACCGATGACCGCGAGGGGCATACAGAACGTTCGGCCGGACAATGACGAAGCCTTCCTCATTACGCAGGTCGCCATACTTTTCCATCAACAGCGAGGTCTTGTCGTGGTTGCCGTCGAGGAAGTACACCAACATGCCGAGGGCGGAGGCGTACTCGTTGAGCCGGTCGAGGAACTTCACCCCAGCCTTCTGGTGCTCCCAGTAGCCGAAGTCGCCCAGGATAAACACCGAGTCGCACTCTTTGGCGAGCGCGGTTCTGATGAGGTACTGGCAGTGGACGATGTTGCCATGGGTGTCGCCGGCAAGCAGTATTTTCATTTGATTGCCCCCTTATTCGTCATCAAGCTTGATCCCCCAGAACCAGTGCCGGGTGTCCAGTCGACGAAATCGCTTCCATAGACGGCGGCGGCCTGATGTCTGGGATTCAGGCTGAACCTGGATTGGTTCAGCTTGCTCGACGGGTTCGTCAACGGGGTCTGGCGCAAGAGGAAGGGGCGCGGGGCTAGGGGGAGGCGCCACGGGAGGCGTGTTGGTGCGCGGTCGAGAACTTCTTCGCTGGGCAACAATGTCCCACGTTCCCGTTGCTGGATTCCAGACCGCGATAACCCCTGCCCCTCCCCCCAGGGGAATGGAAAACTTGGTCGGTTTGGTCATTGGTTGATAGCTGACCCCTTCCAAACGTGTCGGCGGGAAGGTTTCGGCAAGGGCATCCAGTCCATCCGGAAACCAGGGAACTCCATAGTGCTTGGCGTATTTTTCGCCCTCGGGGCCCGCGATGGCTTCGATTTCTGCGTATTGCGCCCGGAAGCCGAGTTCCCCTACCACGACTTTCCCCGTTGCCTTGATGCTGCCGTAGACGTCCGGTTGGTCTGTGAGGTACGCCGCCCTTACTGCGGGCGACAAGTATGGGCTGTGTAGGGCGTAGAACCCGCAGGAAATGCATACACCGTCTATAGATGGGGTTTCGTGCCCAAGCAGATTTTGGTATTCGAGGAGAATTTGTTCTCTGGAAAAGGAGCCTGGACCCAACGTGCAGAACCTGTCATTGCACCCATACGTATGGTCATGGGCCAATATCTCTTCGAGTTCAGTCAACCTAAAACACTGGGAGGTATTGACTCCAGAATTCCAGAAGTACCGGATCATCGACGTTGACCGCAACCTCGCACTGTCGCGACTGACCCAGGCCCGATAGCCGCGCAGAAATCCAGCAACGAATTCCCTGTCGGAATCTCCACTGAAGTGCGTTTTCTCGGGAATCATTTCTCCTCCAGAAGTCCAGACAGGTTATGAGGTGGGTAAGCCTTCAGGAAGCTTCTCTTGGTGCGAAACCAGGGAACGTCGTAGATGTTGGCGGCAACCCGCGCACGCCATCCCCACAGCGCTTCGACCTCGGCCCTAGCGGCACGGAATCCGCGCGCACCGAGCAACATCCGACCACTTGCCTTGATCGACCCATGGACGATGCGACTCGGGGAGTCTGGCCCGTAGTCGAGCCAAAACCTAGGCCTATGCGTCCGATACACCTTTGGGTCGTAGGTGGCGTAGATCCCGCAGCTACAGTCAGCCTGGGGGGCGGGGAACTTCTCCCAGTCCCATTGGTGATGCATCGGGGAGCCGGCCGCATCGACACCTGGTACGTCATCAGCCAGGCTGTCGTCGCTGGCACAGAATGCCAGGTTGGTTCCCCGCACCCAGGGCCCGAGGTTGATGTGCATAGGGAAAAGTTCCAGGCTCTGATTGTCGAAACGCCAGAACCGATAGCCCCGCAGAGTGCCGGGAACTACTGCAACTTCCCCCTCGTACGGACCGTTCATTCCTCGGGCCCCTTCAGGCGGTCAGACGCCGACCGGTACCTCGGCCGGCGTCTCAGCCGGCGCGGTGACGGGTTCCGCGGGAGTCGAGGGCTCGACGGGCGCGGGTACGGCGGCCGGGTCCTCGAACTCAACCTCGCGGATCTCCTTACCGATGTCCATGCGTTTCTCCTTCTCCAGTGGATTCCTCCCGGATTTCCGGGAAGTCGATATCCTGGTCAATTTCTTGGCCTTCGCCGCGAAGGAACTGGCCCCAAGACTCCTGAAAGGCGTCACTGGCGACGAGCGCCTTATTTTGGGCGGCGAAGTAGGCGTTGTCGATGACCGTATGGTCGCCGGTTGCCTCGTACTCGGCCAGGATGCGCTGCGCCTCGGCCGGCAGGAAGGTGTTGTTGACTGGGATCATCACCTCGTCTGGGTGGTCGGTGGGCGCGACGGCCATGTTGGTGCCCTGGAGCCGCTCCCGGGCGACCTGCTCAGCAAAACGGCCGGCCTCGTGTAGCTTGCGGGTGTAGCCGCTGCCATGTTTGTCCCACCAGCCGCCTTCGGTGTTGTTCCAGATCCAGTACTCAGTCACTAATCAGACCTTTCATGTCCCAGGTCAAGCCTGATGTCAATGGCGTACCGGATCGCCTGCCATCGCTGTTTGAATCCGTTGACCAATCGAACGCCCCGAACGTCCCCCGACACGACAACGGTCCAGCCGAACCGACCAGTGTTCTGGATTTGGCAGAGGAGGATCTTCTCGTCACCTCTTCGAAGCCAAACAGGGATAAGTCCATCGCCGCGAGGTACGAAAACATCCAGCCACCTCCCCTGACGGAAAACGCTCGTTGGCATGTCAGTCACCACCTTCAGGCGCCAGGTCGGTCATACCGTCTCCCAGCAGGGACCTTCTTGGCCCCACCCGCGGTCGCGGCTGGGTCATCGTGGCGGTCCAACCGCATCGAACAGGGCCTGCAGTTGCTCTGGGAAAAGGCCCCGTGGGCGTCGCCCGCGGATACGAGCGACGAACAGCGTCGATCCCCAGTCACTGTCGGCCATGCCGGGGATCTGCTGCACATCCCGAACGGCCTGCTCCAAAATGTGCAGGTTTTCTGGAGTGAGTGGTTCAGCGTCCACTGATCCTCGGTCGAACATGCTGCTGCAATCGACCGCGAACTGTGGAAAACCGTCGGTGATGTTCCACAGCAGATCGGCTCTGGCGTTGGCGAAAATCTCCATGATCCGCATGAAAAACGCCAGCCCCAGCTCCAGGGCATTGACACGGTGCTCCAGCCGGAGCCGGTCGCCGGCCGTGTGGGACAAGGCGTTGGCGGCCTCCAGTACCTCGTCCTGGTCGGCGGTACCCAGCTCCAGCTTGATGGCCAGATTGAGGAGGCGCTGTTCGCGACCGAAGGTCTGGTCAATGACCATCGCGATGCTCCTTGATGACCTGGCGCCAGGCCTGGGTGAGGGTGTCGTAGCGTTCCCCGATGGCCTCGCCGGTGGGGTCGGTGTATGAGTCGAAGGTGCGGAAGCCGTGCCGGCGCTCCCACAGGTAGAGGACGGACACTTCTCCAGAGGCGTCGAGGGGAAGGGCCACCGCGCTGTCCTCGTCGGTCACCGGGAGACCTTCAATGGCCAGCCGCTCGATGGCGGCCCAGTAGTTGTTGACGTTGCCGGCCTGACACAGGGCACAGTCCATGCCGCTGCTCAGGTCCAAGGTGTCGGGGTCGAGTCGCGACACCTCGAAGTCCCACTGCTTGCCCGGTCCGGCAAGGAAGGCGTACCCACGCCGAGCAGCTTCCAGGGCGTTCGTAGTGCTCATAACTCGATCTCCTCCCAAACGTCGGTCTTCCAGCGCTTGTCGAACTTCAGCGCCAGGGTTCTGAACTTCAGCGGCCGGGTGTACAGACCGATGACGATGCCCTTCTGAACAGGCCAGAGCACATGCTCCGGCATCCAGAACCTCCAAAAGCTGTCGAGGCGCCATCCCCACCAGCGCCAGTCCAGTTCCCTGACGACAATGGGCCAACAGACCACGTCGCAGGTGTCACAACGATTGAATCTCCATTTGCGCCAAGGATCGTCGTAGTCCATGACGATGCGGCCGTTATCGCAGCGGTGAACCTTGGCCCAGCGTGTGCCCCCGCCGATCCAACCGGGGCAACGGTGAGGCTTGTTGTAGCAGTGGCGGCTGAGTCTCATGGGTGCCATGTCCTCGCCTCTGCCTCAGTTGCACCGGGATTCTGGTGTGGGTACGGGATGCGCTCCAAACGATCAGCGGCCTCGGTCAGAGCAGCGGATAGCAGGTCGTTGTCCCCCTGGTAGTAGACAGCTTCAGCTTGAAGGGCCTTCTGGGCGGCCTTCCAGCCGTAGGCGACGTCCTTACCAGTGACCAGAGCCCGAAGGCGCTCGACCTCGGCCAGCAGGTCAGGTACATCTCGGGCGCTGAGCCAGGATCCGCTGCCGACATAGTCGTATGCCACGTCGGCTCGCTCCTGAATAGCCTCCAGGTCCAGGTCGTCAGACATCACGGTAGCCCTTGTCCGTGTTCTCAAACCACAGGTCAGTGATGTTGCGCTGCGAATCCTCGCACCAGTAGGTGGAGCGCGAGTACTTGCCGCCGTACTGGGAGTACTTATGAATCGAACCGCCGTTGAGCTGGCACACTTTGGCGTGGTTGTTTTCGGCAGGATTGGCCGGGTCACTACAGCCGGCCAGCGTGGCCACGCTAAACAGCGCAACAGCCACCAGGGCTACACGTCGGAAGACGTTCATGACACACCTCGCCCCAGGGCCAACTTGGCGTACTCCAGCTTCAACTGTCGAATTTCACGACGCAGGCGTTCGACCTCGGCCACGAGCAGGTGAGCGTCGTTCAGGACGAGGGCGGTGGTGCCCAGGTGTATTTCGTTGGCTACTCGTTGGTTGGATCCGGCGTTGAGAACCATGTGGGCGCTGTCTTCCGCTGCCGCCAGGTGCCGGCGGATGTGTGCCAGGTTCAGGCTGTTCACGAGCCGGCCTCCGATCCGGTGACGTCGACCAGGCGCCCGCCGTAGAACTCGGCCAAGGTGAGCAGCTCGCCCCAGGACAGCATCTGGTAGCTGTCGGTCCAACGAACGCCGAGCATCGGCATGTCGCTGGGCGCCTCGACTCGATCGAAGACTTCAGCGTCTTCTTCCACGGGCCCATCAACGTCGAAGACCTGCAGGCGCCGGATCTCAGCGAGCAGGGCAGGGACATCTTCGGCGCTGTCCCACGCGGCACTGTTGTACTCGCTGTCCACGCGCTCACGGAACTCAGCCAGCGTCTCGCCGGTCTCCGAGGTCAGGACGCGCTTGAAGGCCAAATCGTGCCGCTCCTGGACGGCATCGAGGTCCATGGGGGTGGGTGTCATGCACCTAGCGTGGCACACCCCTACGTACGGGTCAAGGCCCTAAGGGAGCCTTGTACGTCAGTGCAGGTCCTGGAAGATGTTGGGGGCGATCTCCCGGAGCTGGTACAACATGCTGTCGGCCAGCTGCCGGATTTCGGCGTCGGCATCCGGGGTGATGCGCCGGCCGATGACGTAGTGCCAGGCCCACATGTTGCCGGTAACCACGAACCGGGTCTCGGTGGAGTTGGGCAGCACTGCCCTGGCCGCTTCACGGACTTCTTTGCGACTGAGCCCTTTCGAGGAGAGCTGGGCGACGAGGCTTTCGTACCTGACCACTGAGTCTCGCTGGTGCTCGCGAACCAGGTTGGCCGCGTCACCGTAACGGCTGAGGGCGGGCGGAATAATGGCGTTGGAGCTGGCCGAGTCGACATAACGCTGGGACAAGGCAGAGAACGACAAAAGTCGATGGGTGCGCAGCTCCATCAGTAGAGCCCGGGACACTTCAGCCACATAGAACGTCGCTGAGGCGTGCTCCAGAACCGAGGTGTGGGCCACGTCGAGGATGTGGTGCAGGTACCCGCGGTTGGTGGCCGTTTCTGGGTTGGGGCGGCCCCAGGATTCGTAGCATCCGCGGCCGGCGAACTCGGACAGGTTGTCCGGATCGGTCACCCGCTCCTCGGTGTGAAAGACGTAGCCGGCGTCGGCCATGGCCCGATGGTTGACGATGGCGGTGTGGGCTATCAACTCGCAGATCAACGCACAGCTCCAGGGGCTCGACTAGTCACCGTTGATCGCATCATAGGGGCCAGCCCAACTCTCGTCCCAGCCCACCGCCTGACGGAGCCGAGTAACCTCGTGAGCAGCAAGGTTTCCGTTCGGTGGGTCTTCCCAGAAGTTTGAGGTGTAGGTCGACGGAATAAGGCTCGGCTTAACATCTCCACTGTGTCGACCCGTTCCTCGAATCGGCACACGGGAAGCCGCCAGAATTCTACGGATAGTCCCGTATCCGACCTCATATCGATTGGCTAATACTCTCAGGCTGTCACCGACCTCATATTCGTTGACGATTTTCTCAACCGGCAATTTTTTGTATTTAGTCACGGGGCTGAAAACTTTCTTTCCGCTCTCTCAGAACCAGGTGTCATCTCCGGAGACCTTTCGCCGGGAGGTGTGATACGCCTCCGAGGTCATCTCCCGAAGTTGGCCTAAGACGCCGCGAAGCTGATGCAATTCCTGGGACGGCATGGCCGCCAAAAGTGCTCGACACTGACTTTCATCACCATCGAGCACAGCCAGCAGCGCTTCGGTCTCGCGCCTCATTGTTTACCCCCTGGCTGTGCTGTTAATGAGACGCCAAATCTGTTTCACGAATGGAGTACGGCGGTGCTGAAGAAGCTTCCGGTCATATCGACGCTGCCTCCATTCAGGGACCCTGTGCCACTCGTACCGGTAGCGTTCCCATCCATTGAGTTCTTGTTTCTGCACTTCCCAGAGGACGCTACATTCACGACAGCACCACTGTGACCCGGGCCTTTTGAGGGTGCCAGCACCATCGTAAAGACCGTATCCGTAACCATGTCGGGGAGCCACAATCGCTTCGGGGGCCTGGCAGCCCCCCACGCACGGCACCCGCGTCGGCACCACGACTTTTACTCGTCGTCGAATTGCCATGGACCGTAGTAAAGGCCGCCCGTCTCCGGCCCCTCGATAGCCACCCGAGTTCCGCGGCGCGCTACCGCCACTCCCCCGGCCCTTGCAAAGGCCTGAGCTGCATCCACCGGATCGTGACTGCTGTACGAACTACCAATGTCCCGGCGGACGTAGCCGTACTCGATATACGAACTGCCGCCCGGCGGGAGAAGCAGCCCGATGCCGTGCAAGGCGTCGAGGACTACCTTGGCGCGTTCCCGCATGTACCACCGGGCTTCGCCGTCGGGTGAAAGGTGATGCCAGACGTTGTCCTCGGCATGAGGTGTGGACTGGTAGATCGCCTGAGCAGTAATCTCCTCTGTCTCCACCGTCCAGCGCGGGTCCTGTTCCTCTGGTCCCTCCGTCACGACGTCGCCTCGTCCTTCTCCTTGGTATCCTGCATGTTGTTTTCGATGGCCTTATCACGCTCGGCGGCCCAGTACACTGGCTCCCGACGGCCGGCGACGTTCCACGCCACCCCCAGGATCTTGTCCTCGTGGTCACCGAAGTGCCCCTTGTTGAGATGGCAGGTGGCCCGAGGCTTCGGCGCAGTGAAGGTGACAACCTCTTCAGCTGTCAAATCACGCCATGCCTGACAGTACTGGGGGTTGGTAAGACTGGCCCGTCTACTGAACATGCTCATGCTCATGTTTTACGCCCCCTCCTGTCCCCACCGAGCGCGTTCCTCCTGCCACTCCCGCTCCTTGCGGGTGTAGTAGTCACCAATGATCTGTGACACGCGCTGCGCAGATTTGTGGATGATCGCCGCGATCTTCGCCTGGCCCATGCCGCGTTTGTGCAGTGTCACGACGATAGCTTCCCGCAGTGCCCTGAGGTAAGGGTCATAGAGCTTCGCCTCGATCGGCAGGTTCTTAGCCATGGCGATAATCTCGTCATCAGTCATACCGGCCATCGCCGAGAAGTCGAATTGAGGTTCGGGCGCTACTGCGTGGACCGGTTTAGGCGGCTGCGGCTGCGGCGTGGAAGTTGCCTCAACGGCCGGTTCTGGTTCATCGACCACCTCCTTGCCTTGGCGGCGCAGCTCATCGTCTACGAACCCGAAACGCTGCTGAGCGGCCTGGCGGCTGACGCCCAGGATGACTCCGATCTTCGCCCAGGAAAAGCCGCGAGCGCGCGCCAGCCGCATGGCCTGCACCAGACCTGCCTGCTCTCGGTCTATCGCCTTCAAGGCTTCTCCAATCTGCTCCAGTGGGGGTGTGGTAACCGCCTCCGGCTCCATCCAACTTTTTGTCTGCTTGTCGTATATCCAGACCTGGGGAGCTGGTTGAGTTACCCGTCCAACAACCCGGGTATTCATTCCGGTGGTGCCTCCAGCGGCTCGCTGCCGGCGTTGAGCAAGGCGATCCACGTGTTCGCGAGCCTCAGGTACCGTCCGCCTTTCTTCCACAACTTGTCCTCAAATGCTTCCTCGGCTGTTTCCACGGCGGCGAGAGCCTGTCGCCTCAGGTTGTAGGCACGATCAGCTTCAGCGATGGCCATGTCAACCGAGGTCCGTTCCTCCAGCTCCCGGTAGGCGGCCACAGCTGTATCGGCGCGACGCTTCTCGGTAGCAAGGGCGCTGCGGAGCTGGTCCCGTTCACGTACCAGCTCCGCCTTGTCGGGGGACAGCATGGCTATGGCGCGGGCGCCGTCGATCTCGGCGCGAAGGGTGGTGATTTCGCCCAGCTGTTCAGCCAGCTGGTGACCAAGGTCGTGTCGAATAACTTCCCGTTCGGTATGCAGGTCGTGAACCTCGTCGAGGGCGACCCGGAGCTGGGTTCGGACTGCGCGCAGCGCATCTTCCAGGTCGGCGATGCGCCTGACTCCGCGGTCGACGCGGGCGGTGGCGCCGTCGGTTACTTCGATGAGGCTTTCGATGAGGCGCCGCAGGGCTTGGGAGTCGCCGGCTGCCCAGGCCCCAGTGACGGTGAGGCCGGAGGTGAGGGTGACAGCAGCGCGGGTGGCGCCGATTTTCCGGTCGATGGTGATGACGTCGTCGACCGGCGGCCCTGCCACCTCGGGCGCATCGATAGGTTCTGCGTTGACAACCTCGGTAGTTTCGCTGACGGATCTGAAGTCTTCAGTTGTCACGGGGGATGCTGTCTCTCTTTGGTTTTTGTCGTTGCTCACGGCTGCGTCCTGTTCCATCTCGACATCAACTCTGCGGTCCACGCCTCAGCCTTCTGCTCCTTGTCATACTCGATGGTCTGGCGCCTCTTATTGCGTTCGATAGCTTTCCGCACGAAGCGGCGCCCCCGGCGCAGGTTCAGCCAAACGACGATGACATCGAGGAGGAAAAGGCCCGCGATGAGGTAGCAACCGGCAGTAGCAAGGACTGCGGGACCGATAAGATCAAACACCAGCGTCAGAAGGCCACTGCCCATGATAAGGAAGCTGAAAACCAGCTGGGCGTGCCTGCGCTTCGCGTCGAGAAGTACGACATAGGCGAGGTCCTCGACAGGAAGCTTAAGGGCTTCCGTGAGATTAAAGCCAGAATTCTTCTTGACCCGTGCTACGGCGGCCTTGATCAGGCTGATCATGAAGCCACACCTCCGTCGCCTTCTTCGGTGGCCTGCCGCTCGGCGTTCATGGCGATGATGAGCGCCTCGATGATGGGCAGGTCGTCTTCGGCAACGACGAGCATCTGGCCTGGGACCAGGAAGCGGAAGCGGGCGTTGGTGTCGCGGGGGCCGGCGACGCGTTCCACCTCGAAGGTGTGGGGGACCTGCACAAGGTCCATGTCGCCGCGCTTGGCCATGGCCTCGGCGGCCCGGCCGGTGGTGTCAACGGTGCGGGTGTAGGTGACTTTGCGGCTGGTGTTCTGGGTGATGAACGCTGGGGCGTCGCGAGTGGGGGATGGCATGAGTTTCTCCTGGGGGCGGTCCGGGGCGGTGCTGATGGCACCGCCCCGGAGGATTACTTCTTCGGAGGCTTGGGGTCTACTGGGTGTGGCGGGCTGTGTATCGGCCGCGGTCGTCCCAGCGGGTTGCGTGGTGAAGCTGGATCCACCGGGTGCGGCTTGTCAGGCACCTACCTGACCACGTTCACGCACTTGACCTGATCCTTGGGCTGGACGGTGTAGAACGGGCAGTCGTTGTCGCCCTGCAAGTGCACGATCCACTTACCGTCCTCGTCGCGGGTCGTACACGGATGCACGGGCCCGTGGCCATTGTCGTCGTCGCACTTGGCGAACGTCTCCAGGTCCTGGGTGCTCGTGTTCTGGCGGTGGGGGCCGGGCTTGTCGCTGCAGCTGGTGGGGCCAGTGGCGGCGAGCGCGGCGATGGCGGCTGATGCGAGGATGGTTTTGATCATGGTTCTGTTCTCCTTCAGCTGGTGGTGAGGGTCAGGGTGGGGGTCTTGATGACCAGCGGCTGGTCAGTGAGCAGCCACCGGCCGTTCCACTGGACCTCCATGCCGGTGTCGGTGAAGAAGTAGATTCCGCCTTCATCGCCACCGAAGGTGCCGTCGTCACCGGCGCCCTGAACCAGCTCCCAGCCGCAGGAGTCGCACCGCTTGGCCCAGTCGTCAGTGGGTGTGAGCTGGCTGGCAGTCGAGGACACCTTGCCCTTGATGACGAAGTAGGCGTAGATGCCGCCGGTGTCGGCCAGGAGGTAGATGTAGCGGATGCGGTCAGCGGCGTTGTTGCGGGTGAGGTGTTCCGAAACGTTGCGCCGTTCCAGTGAGTCGGTGAGTACTGGCACCTTGACGTTGCTGGTTTGGGCCTCGTAGTTGGCTCTGGCCTGCGGGTCGTTCTGCGGCAGCTTCGACGAGTCGGTGCAGCCGGCGGTGAAGGCGAGCAGGCCGACGCCGAGCAGGGCAACGGCGGCGTACTTGAAGCGGTTGAATCGGGGGCGGTTCATCGGGCAGTCTCCTTGCAGTCGGTCCTGGGGTCGGTGTTGTTGATGTGGGCGGGCAGGTCGGCTGAGCGCCAGTCTCCGCGCGAGACCTTCTGGGCCTCGGCGTTGTAGGCGGCGACCATGTCGATGCAGCGGTTCTTCAGGCCGGTGTAGTTGGTCTGGTAGAAGCTGTCGTTGGGGTGCGCGGCGGCGTCGGCGGCGGCCTGGTCGAGCTTCTGGTCAGTGGCCAGGATGAGGTTGTACTGGTTCTCGAACCATTCCTGGGCGTTGACTCGATTGCGGCCGTCGTTGACGATGATTTCCTGGTCTCCGGCGCCGCGGACGGGTGCGGTGAGGACCTTGACGCCGTAGACGATGCCAACGATCAGGCCGATGAAGGCCAAGCACGCCAGGATCCACAGGAAGATGCGCCAGGTCCCGCCGCGGGCGACGCGGCTGGGGTTGCTGCTCTCGTACCAGGGCTCATTGGGCATTGCGTTTCCTTCTCCTTCTGGTTGGTGTTGCGGATGACGGCAGGTGCGGGCTGGTTTTACCAGAATCTGCCGTTGTCGTTGTTGCTGTTGCGCAGAACGCGGATCAGTTCGCTGCGCTCGGCGCGGGACAGGCCGTTGACGTAGGTCTCGAATCGGCCGTCCTGTTCGCCTTTGCGGTTGACTCCTTCGGCGTTGTATCCGCGGTTGTTGTAGCCCTCCTTGTCCCAGCCTTGGGCGTTGAATCCTTGGTAGTTGTAGCCCTCCTTGTTGTAGCCGTCCTTGCCGAAGCCGCCGCTGTCGAAGCCGTCCTTGTCGTAGCCGTTTTCGTCGAGGCCTGCGGCGTTGTAGCCGTTGACGTCGAAGCCGTAGCAGTCGAAGCCGTCGCTGTCGCGCCAGTCGTTGGCGGGCCGGGCGCCGAAGACGGTGTTGAGGGCGTCTTCGACGGTTTCGCAGTGGCCTTCGTCTTGGGCCCAGCGGACGATCTTGTCAATGAGGTAGGGCTTGACGGCGCTCAGTTCGGCGGCGCTGGGCTTGACGACGGTGTAGGAGCCCTTGGCGGGCATCTGCTCCTCCAGGAACTTGAAGTCGTGGTGCTGGTGCTGATGCTCCTCCCACTCTTCCACCCCTACGTAGGGGTGTCAAGAGGCGGAGCGCCAGAGCAACCCCTCGTACCCCCACGTACCCCTGTGATAGGGTGCAGCGACCAGCGTCAATCACCAGGAGGGTTCATCAGATGGGTACGTGTATGACCTGCAATGGCCGCGGGAAGATTGGTTGCACCACCTGTGGCGGCACCGGCAAGTACCCGGGGCGCGCCCCGTGTAGCCGGTGCGGGGGTACTGGCGGCCAGAACTGCTCGACCTGTCGCGGGTCAGGCCAAACCGGAGACCCTCGCCGCTAAATCAACTAAAGGGGTGTCAACCCCCATCCCCCAGCCCCAAAGCCCCCACCCCCAGAACCCAAGGACCAACCCTCAAGCCCCCTACTCCCAACCCCTGGGGGCTAATCCCCACGCG